GACTTAAATCTAAATTTTGCGTCATTAACTAAGAGTATGGCAATGATTTCTCAATTAGGAGCAATAAAAGTAGATTTAAATCCATTTGCTCCTTGCTGCAAAAAAGAAGATTTTTCTTTAGATTTAGGGGCAATTGGTCCAATTCTAGTAATACTTATGATGGCTAAAAACTTAATAAAAAGTCAAATAGAATCACTGAGTATACCTGAGTTAAAGGCTCTATTTGGAGGTAAATCTGAAATAAGCGTAAGAGACTTAAGGTTAGGAATATTGACTATTATAAGAACTAAAATTCCGGATAGTTTAGAAGTTCCAGTACCAAGTATTGATTTCTCAGGAATAGCTAGTGCATTTGGTGGATTAACAAGTGCATTATCTTTACCACAGGCTTCTTTTCCAGCTCCAATGAAAGCATTATCATTTCCAAAGCAATTTACCTTAGATTTAAATATGTTAAAGGCTCCATTAACTCAGCTTCTTCCAGACTTTCTAGAAGGTGGAATGGGGATGGGATCAATACCTCAAGATTTTAATAGTGACTTAATGACAATTAATTCTAAGGATATAAAAGCAATGATTAAATCCTTTGTTGAAACAAATATAGATTCTTTAGCTGATATTCTACAGAGTGCATATACATTAGTCGAGATTGCAAAATCAGCAAAGGGAGTAAATTTAAACGTTTTAGAAAATGCAGTATTCAATGTTCCACCATATGGAAAAGTAAGCGAATTGTTGTTTATAGCAAAAGGATTGATTAAAATGAATTTACCAAACTCATTAGGATATTCAAACATAGACCTAGCAGCACTAAGACCGGCGCTGGTGCTAATAAAGCCATTGTTATTACCTATTGTATCATCACCAGCAGCTTCAGTATTAGTTGCAGCGGCCGGGATGGCAGAACAGCTTGACACGATTAGACTATTACATCCAATTTTAAACGAAGATGATATTCCGCCATGGGAAAGACTTTCTCTTTCTAATTTATTGTTTTTAATTTTCTTAGATGAATTTTGTTCGACAGCAGCAGACCAAGTAGGATTTTTTAGAGCTTACTTATAATATACTAAAACTTATTGTAAAAGCGTTAGTATAATTAATATATAAAAAATTAATATGGAAACTCAACATAGACCAAGAATAATCAATAAAATTGCTGAAGTAGTTGATAAACGCGATTTGTCTGAGGATGCAGAATATAATGCTGCATTGGAAGAGCACTCAATAAGTGAAGCAGAATTAGAAGATATTTTCGAAAGAGGAAACAGTAAATATAATACATCTATTAAGCTTACTGAAGAAGATCAAAGATCAAATATTAAAGTATATTGTAAAGAACCATACGCTCAAGAGCTTTATGATAAAATGAAAGCGTATGAGCTTGAAAATAATATATCTTTACATCAATGCAAAGATTTAGAGGCTGGTCAAATATATGAAGTTGAAGCAAAAAAGATAAGTTTCGAGGATAAATTAATTTTTACTGAAGAGGTAAATACTCAAGTCGAAATAACTATACCATTTAAAGAGTTTTCAAGATCAACAGATGAACTAACTCGCGGAGAAAAGTTAACATTCCACGTAATGGTATACAAAGTAGATGCTCAGGGAGAGTTTACTGGTTCTGAGAGAAAATGTGCGGCTATTAATTATAAAAAAGAACTAGTACAACACCAAAATGATAATACTTGGTTTGAGGTATCAATACTCAAATTAATAAAAGGAGGATATCTAGCAAAATATAAAGATGCAGTCGAGTGTTTTATACCTGGATCCCACGCAGGAGCTAATGTAATTAGAGATTTTAATAAATTATTAAATAAAACTATAAACGTAATGGTGGATAATTATGATCAGTCTAACGACTTGTTTATTTTATCTTATAAGAAATACATCAAGCAATCTATGCCTGATAAAGTAACCGATCTTAAATTTGGACATAGATATACTGGAATATTAACCACCTACCCACTTGATTTTGGAATATTTGTAGAATTTGAAGATTATTATACTGGATTAATTCATTCATCTGAGTTTGAAAACTATAATGAAGCTAAAAAATCATATAGATCCGGAGATGAAATTGAATTTTATGTTAAAAACGTAACTAATAAAGGTAAAAATTATAGGATAGTTTTAACATTAAATGAAAACAATATAGATCCAGATAAAAAAGAATGGGATAATCTAAGGGAACAAACTGAAAATAAAAAGTTTGACTATTTAATAAATGCTAAGAATAATTCAATATCTATACAAATAGATGATATGGCATATGAAGTCTCTCTTAGAAGAAAAGATTTAGAAAGAAATCTTAATCAATTTCCACAGGTTAGAGTATTTAAAGTAGATCCTATAAATAGAAGATTGAAATTTGAATTCGTAGAAAAGTAAACCCCTTAAACATTATACATAATGAAGACTGCCCTAACTTATGATGATATTCAGTTAATACCTAGTTATTCAAATGTTAAAACAAGAACAGAAGTAGATCTTTCTTGTAAAATATCTAAAAATTATTCTATTAAGATCCCGATTGTTGCATCTCCAATGGATACAGTATGTGGATATGAAATGGCGGCTAAGCTATATGAATTAGGAGGAGTAGGATGCATTCATAGATTTAATACAATAGAAGAACAATCAAGAATAGTTACCAAGTTAGCAGAAAATATAGATATTAATAAATATACTAAATGGAAAAAGACTGTAAATTTACCAATAATGATTGCCATCGGCGTTCAAGAAGAAGATAAAGGTAGGGCAAAAGAGTGTATTAACAAAGGAGCAAATGTAATAATTATTGATGTAGCTCATGGCGATCATGAAAATGTCATATCTATGATTAAATGGTGCAAACATAATTTACCAAGTAATGTGGATATTATTGCGGGAAATATTGCGACCGCTGAGGCAGCAGTTAATCTACAAGAAGCAGGGGCAGACGGGTTAAGAGTAGGAATTGGAGGAGGATCCTTATGCACGACAAGAATTAAAACAGGATTTGGAGTTCCAAACGTAACCTGTCTAGAAGAAATATTAGAAGTTGCTGAAGTTCCAATTATGGCAGACGGAGGTATTAGAACATCTGGAGATATATCAAAAGCATTAGCGGTTGGGGCAGATTGTGTAATGATCGGCTCCCTTATTGCAGGAACTTTAGAATCCCCAGGTAAATTACAGGAAAAAGGTAATGGCCTATATAAAAGATATAGAGGTTCCGCTTCTTTAGAAACAAAAACAACCCACGGCCAAACTGAGAGAAATATAGAAGGAGAATCTACAATCATTCCATTTAAAGGAGGCGTTAAATATATTATAAAGGGCTTAACTGACGGTTTACGATCTGCGTGTTCATATGCCGGAGCAAATAGTCTATCTGAATTTCACCCAAAATACATTAGAGTAACAAATGCTGGATTAACAGAAGGAAAGCCTCATTTGTTATAAATAATAGCATGAAAGACCTCAGTAATTATGTTGGAAATACACCTCTGATACCAATCACAATAGGAAAATATACAGTATGGGGTAAGTGTGAATTTATGAATCCATCAGGCAGCGTTAAAGATAGAATGGCATCGTATATTCTAGATAATGCTGAAAGGGAAAAATTAGTTTCTCACGGAGATACTCTAGTTGAGGCTACATCTGGAAATACTGGAATCGCGCTCTCAATGTTAGCTGCTCAGAGAGGATATAGCATATATATTATAATGCCTGAAAATATGAGTGAGGAGAGAAAACAAATGATGAAGTTTTATGGAGCTAAGATAATAGAAGTAGATGCTGGCGATTTTGACGGTGCAATAAATCTAAGAGATGACATGTGTAAAAAGAAGGGCTGGTTTAACTGTAATCAATTTCATAATCCATTAAATATAATGGCCCACTACAAAACAACTGGCCCAGAAATATATAATCAGTATAAAGACCAAAATGGGGAAAAACAACCAGATGCACTCATAATGGGAACCGGAACCGGTGGAACTATAATGGGAACTGGCAAATTTTTAAAAGAACTATGGCCAGACCTAAAAACAGTAGCAGTAGAACCTGCAGAATCTCCTGTAATGAGTGGTGGAGAGCCAGGTCTTCATGGAATACAGGGAATCGGAGATGGCAGCAAGTTCTTAGTAGATTTAAATAAAATAGAATCTATAAAAACAGTTAGAACTGAGTGTGCAAAGCAGATGGCAAAAACATTAGCTTTAGAATATGGTCTATTTGTAGGAATAAGTTCAGGAGCAAATGTTAAAGCATCATTCGAGTGGTTAATGGATAATGATAAAACTCACGCAATAACAATACTGTGCGACAGGGGAGAGAGATACTTAAGCTGTCTATAAATTTTAAGAAAAAAGAGGTTATTATATCTCTACAAAATAATAAAAGACTATCTCATCTTCTGTAACTACATCTAACGTCCAAGTATATATGTTTTCATACCCCGAATAAGTAGTTTCATTAGTCTCATCATAAGGAGTACGATGCATCCAACCAAAGCTAATATTTTCATCAGATCCAGTATAAGTCAACCAAGTATTACCCTCACCAAATGTTTGAAACGGGGTAAAATCTGTAAAGGGGGGATAATCTGGTTGCGGATTACCAAAACCTATAAGGTTTAAAAGAAGATCTCCGGTGTTTACGTATTGATCACTATTAATATCAAACTCAGAAGGAGATGTATTCCATTCTGATAGGAAGTTGTTATTTACCGACGTATTAAAATGATATGTATTGCTATCTGCATACTCTACTCGATAGCAATGGAATTCAGTATTAAAAAGTTCTCCTAAAGAAGAATAAGATCTTTGATATTTAGCAGCTGGAATAATAGCTTTTTTATTGCAACCCGCAGATAACATAAATACTATTACCATAATAGCTATGTAAATTAAACTGCTAATATCTAATTTCTGAGTTTTCATAAATATCTTTATTATTATCTATTAGCGGATGCCTAGAATATAGTTAGATTGATGTTAACTTTAAGTTAAATCTATGTAAACTCTATGTAAATTCCAAGTAACAAATAAAACCCTACTTTTTAGAAACTATGTTAACAACCTAAGTATAAAAATCTAAATAAATTTTTAAAATTTAAAATACAAATTGACAGTTCAAAATAAATAATCTAAATGATTTACAATTTTAACTCAATACACCTAAGATAAGGCTTTTTTACACAAAGACTTTAATGTCGCTGCCTCCCATATCGGAGGCAAACCTATCTTAGATTGTGAATTAATAAAAAAAAAAATAAAAAAGATGGAGATAACCAGTCAAATTTTATCGGAGATTACAGTTTATATGAAGTATGCAAAATATGTACCTGAATTAAATAGGAGAGAAACTTGGAAAGAATTAGTTACTCGAAATAAAAATATGCATATTAAAAGTTATCCTAAATTAAAGGATGAAATCGAAAATGTATATAAGTTAGTATATGATAAAAAGGTTTTACCATCAATGAGGAGTTTACAGTTTGGAGGAAAACCAATTGAAATATCTCCAAACAGAGTATATAATTGCGCATATATGCCAATCGATCATCTTGATTCCTTTAGTGAATGTATGTTTTTGTTGTTAGGGGGAACTGGTGTTGGATACTCAGTTCAAAAACATCATGTAGAAAAATTACCACCAGTTAATAGACCATACCCTAAAAGAAGAAGAAGGTTTTTAATTGGGGATTCTATAGAGGGATGGGCTGATGCCATAAAAGTATTAATGAAGTCATACCTTAATGGTAAAGGATCTAGAATAGAATTTGATTATTCAGATATTCGGCCAAAGGGAGCACAGTTAGTAACATCTGGAGGTAAAGCCCCAGGTCCTCAACCTCTAAAAGAATGTATTGTTAAATTAACAGGTATATTAGACTCTAAAGAAGATGGAGAACAACTAACTACATTAGAAACTCATGATATTGTATGTTATATAGCAGATGCAGTTCTAGCTGGTGGTATTAGACGTGCAGCCCTTATTAGTTTATTTTCTGCAGATGATAACCAAATGATATCTTGTAAAACCGGTAGCTGGTGGGAACTAAATGCACAAAGAGGTAGAGCAAATAATTCAGCAGTATTAATGAGACATAAAATAACAAGAGAATTCTTTATGGATCTTTGGAAAAGAGTTGAATTATCTGGGGCAGGTGAACCGGGTATATACTTTAATAATGATAAAGATTGGGGAACTAATCCATGTTGTGAAATAGCACTGAGGCCATATCAATTCTGTAATTTATGTGAAGTAAATGTATCTAATATAGAAGATCAAGATGATCTTAATGATAGAGTGAAAGCCGCAGCGTTTATTGGTACACTTCAAGCTGGATATACTGATTTCCATTATCTAAGAGATATATGGAGAGAAACAACAGAAAAAGATGCTCTCATTGGGGTGTCAATGACAGGAATAGGATCAGGTGTAGTGTTAGGCTACGATTTGGAAAAAGCAGCAGACGTGGTAAAAAGAGAAAATTCAAGAGTTTCTAAATTAATTGGAATTAATAAAGCAGCTAGATGTACTACTGTAAAGCCGGCAGGAACAACATCCTTAACCCTTGGGACAAGCTCTGGTATCCATGCATGGCATAATGATTACTACATTAGGAGAATTAGAGTAGGAAAAAATGAATCAATCTACGGATACCTGGCAGAACATCATCCTGAGCTAGTTGAGGATGAATATTTTAGGCCACACGATACAGCAGTAATTAGTATACCACAGTCGGCGCCTAAAGGTTCTATAATGAGAACAGAATCTCCTTTTGATTTACTAGAAAGAGTAAAGAAAATGTCAAAGGAATGGATTAAACCTGGACATAGATCCGGATCCAATACTCATAATATATCTGCAACTATATCTCTTAAAGAAGACGATTGGGAATTAGCAGGAGAATGGATGTGGGAAAATAGAAAATATTATAACGGATTGTCAGTTTTACCATATAATGGAGGAACATATATTCAAGCACCGTTTGAAGATATTACTAAAGAGAAATATAATGAACTCCTTAAGCCACTTACGGAAGTAAATTTATCTAATGTAATAGAAGATGACGACAATACTAACTTAACTGGAGAATTAGCTTGTGCAGGTGGAGCATGTGAAATAAAGTAAAGATTTCCTATTATTTTTAGATAAATAATAAAAATAATTGAGTAATGAAAAGTCTAAAACATCTTCATTCTTATACTTCTTATTTAAATGAACAGGAAATGGATCCAATGGGTGGAGATCCTGCTACTACAGCTCCTCCTAAACAACAGGATTATCGATTTATTTTCATAAAAAAAGGAGAACTAGGAGATTATCAGTACCCTGATGGTAGCTCATCTAGTAATTTTACTACTTATAAATTGTCTCAATCTGAACTAAATGATTGGGTAGGAAAAAATGTAATTAGTCCAAAGGATAAAGACATTCCTTCCTCAGTTTTAGATATAAAGAAGAAAGCACTAATTGAGTATATAGCAGGATTAAAAGATGGAATATCTCCGGATAGTAAAGATTATGTTGAATCCTTTAGAAAAGCATGTGTAGGTAATCAAATTGGGGTTAACCAACATGCAACAGAGGTAGTATTTTCTCCTGGAGATAATATCCCAACAACTGATATACTTGACGTTACTTTTATATTAGTATAATATGAATAATCTAAAATCATTTAAACAATTTATAAATGAAAATCTAGAATCTACTATAATTTTAGTAGAGTCTTGTGTTTCGGATATACTTAATATATTATCTAAAGAAATTGAATCTAATTCCTCAAATGATATAAATTACATTATACTTCCCAAATTAGAATATAACGATGACGAATATAAAGTAGACATAGAGGTAGAATATAGATTAGATAATTCTCCTGATATTCCGTCGGATTCACACTTCAAAACTTTACCTTGGGAAGAAATAAATTTTAATCACTATGGATTTGCAATTGATTCAAATATGATAATAAACAATGATGATTTAATTATTCCAAAAATAGTAGTTAGCTTAATAATTAATCCAGAGTTAATTCCTAAGTTATATAAAGAATTAAATTATAGATTAATTGATATAATTACCCATGAATTAAATCATACTCAGCAAATTGGAATAAACCGTAAACCTTTTAATGTTAGACCGTCTGACCATAATACTAGAGATAAGGCCGATTGCTTTAAATATTTGATACTACCAGAAGAAGTTGAGTCGATGGTAGAAGGAATGTATGTAAGATCTAAAAAACAAGGAGTACAGATTGATAAAATATTTGACAAATATTTGACACCATTTTTAATGTCGAATAAGATAACAAACGAAGAATATCTAGAAGTTTTAAAAACTTGGATATATTACACCCTCGAGAACTATCCTGATGCAAAATTGTCCCTAGAGGATGAAAAAATACATAAAATAGTGAATTCTATTTAAAACCAATTGTATTTCACCTGTATAATACTATTAAAATTAAATAATTATGACAAACTTTAATCAATTCGAAGAGCGTGTAGCTCTAGTAAAATCTGAAATCTTTAATGAGATTGACAGATTAGTAGAAGAAATGAAAATCAGCGGAGACGTTGAAAAATTTTATGAGAAAGGTGTTAAAAGCGCTGGCGGTAGACTTAGAAAAAATCTACAGCTTATTAGAAAAGCGATTCATCACCCAACTAATAGAAATAAAATGGCTTCAATTCAAGACGCTGCTAAAGAACTAAGATCAAATATCTAATATAGTATATTAGAATATATCTTAAGATTAAAAAAGGATAGCGAAAGTTATCCTTTTTTAATCACTAAATGAAACCTTACTAAGAAAGTAAGTACAATAAACTAAAATTATAAACAAAAAAACTTAATTAAAATGACTGACTTTTTCGATTTACCGTCTGATACTTTTGTTCAAAAAAGATCAGAGAGACGCACAGATACAAATATCTATAATCCAGATCCAAATTCGTTTAACGGATCATATAAATCTGTATTTAGATTTGTACCATACATTCACGACAAAACCTTAAGCAAATACACTAAGTATTCTGCAAAATTCTATAATCCTTTAACTAAGGAATCTTTATTTGTAGATTGCCCTTCAAATGTAGGAAAACCTTCTATATTATGGGACTTAGAGAGAACAATTAGATCAATAAAAGATGAAGAGCCTGAGCTTTATAATCAATTAGATAGATCTTTTTCTAGATGGTATAGCCATTTCTCTCCTGTATATGTTAAAAAAGATCCACAGAGGCCTGAATTAGAGGGATCTGTTAAAATGTTTAAATTCTCTGCTCAAATTAATAATTTAATTGAGTCACAAATCAATCCAGAAGAAAATGAGCTTATTGAAACAGCACAGGGAGTCAATCCTTATCATCTTCTTAAAGGAAAAGATTTTGTATGTATAGTTGGGAAGAAGACAAAAATATTTAGAGATTGGGGTAAATGTAAATTTATGGAAGAAGTTACTCCCCTTGTATTTAAAGTTGGAGATAAACAAGTAATTGTTGAAAATAATGAAAAATCCATTAATCTTGTTCAAGAATTTTTAAAGAAAAATACTCCAGTCTTAGATGAGTATAAACATCGAGAATGGACTGATGATACTTATAATAAAGTTGCAGAGTTTATGATTTCTACAATATCTAATAAGACAATACTTAATATGGTAATAGATAGAAGTAAAGATGAGAAAATTAAAACCTTATTGAGAGCAAAATTATCAGGGAAGCCTGTAACTAATTCTACTCCCAAAGTAGAGGATGATTTAGTATTCTCTGGAACAAATAACGAGCCGTTTGCGAAAGAAAAAGTAGAGACTGCTGCTGCTCCAGCTGCTGCTCCAGTTGCTGCTGCAAAATCTGATAGCACTACTGGAAATGATGATTACGATGATTTATTTTCAGACCTATAATAAATATTTATAAAAAAACCAATTAAAATGGCGAAAAACAAAAATTTAAAGAAAGTAGAAGATGATTCTACTGAAGATGTAATGGTAAAAGAAGCTGGTGAACAAAGACCTAATCAAAAAGAAGCTCCCGATGCACCTGGAACTCCTGAAGATTCAAAGAAGGGACATGTTTTACTAGGTACTATTTCTTATCAAAGTTTAGAAGATTACGAGAAATTTCTTAATAATTTAGATATAAATCAATCTTTATTCGTTTTAATATCAGGATGTGGATTCGCACAATCTAGAGGAGCATATAGTTTAGAAGAATCTGAGCTAATATCTAGAGCTATAAAGACTATCAAGAAAACATCTGATTCCTCTCAACCGGCCAAGGATATTGCCAAGGAGGATAAAGAATAAAATTAAAAATGATAAATGGATTTTGTTATAGATGGAAATGCATACTTAAATGTAGCACTAAGTGTTACAAGATCTATCCTTTATAAAGACAAGGGAGTAGGTAAAAAGTACTACGTCAATGATATTTTTAATGAAGGAAAACTTATTTTAAAGGAAGAAGTCAAGCTTCAATTCAAAAAATTCTGTATAAGTTACTTAGGATCACTAATTGCGCCTGTTGGAAATAAACTCGAACAGGTGCATTTAGTGTTCGACTCAAGAAGTTGGAGAAAAGAATATATTACTAAAGCTTTTGAAAAAAATATATTTGATTCAGAAGTTGCTCCAGTAAAATTTGAGTATAAGGGAAACAGAAAAAGAGACGATAAAATATATCTATTCTTTGAATATTTTCAAAAAGAAATAATTCCAGCTTTAGTAAGAGAAACTAATATAACTTATTACAGAATACCTGGAACAGAGGGAGACGATATCATTGCTTTTCTATGTGAAAGACTAGAAAATGATATACTAGCATATACAGTAGATGGAGATCTAAAACAATTAGTATATAATAAAGATAAAAATATTATTTTAATATATCCTAAGCAGATGTCAAAACATAAGAAGGTATTTGTTCCTAAGGAATTACACCCAGATTTAGCTGATGACGAGGATGATAATTTCTTTTCTTTAACAGAATCTCATATAATAGAACCATCAATGTCTAGAACTATAAAGGTTCTAAAAAATAAAGATTATTTTGAATATGTAGTAGACCCAGTCACAGAAATATTTACTAAAATACTAAGGGGAGACAAAAAGGACAATATTCCTAAGATTTATAAAATGACTCCAACTAAAACTAATAAATTAATATTAGACATCAAAAAAGATTATGGAAATAGTGCAATCGATCTACTTGATGTTTTAGATAAAGATTTTATTAGTTATGTTGTTGAAAAAATAAGTATCCTAAATAAGATAACTGATCTTAATAAATTACATAATATTCAAAAACATTTTATATTTAATTCTAAAATAATAAGACTATCTTCTAGTCTTTTTCCTGAAAAAATAAAAAAATCTTTAGAAAATGACTTGAAAAGTAAAACCTTTTTGCAGTTCGATAATAAAAGATTTAGTACTATAAAAAATAATATATCATTAATATGAAACCACTATACGAAAGGATATTAATTAAGCCTTTAGAAAAAGAAACAACAACTGCACATGGAATAATGCTTCCAGAAAAAGCAGTAAAGCGACCAAACTTAGGAATAGTAATAAAAGCTGGGCCTGGAACAAAACATCAGCCAATGGCAGTTAAAGAAGGAGACAAAATTATATGCAACCGATTTGCAGGAGTAGATATGATGTATAAAGGAGAAAAGCACTATATTGTAATGGCAAATGATGTAATTGCGATACTAGATTCATTTGATGATGTAAACCTGGAGGAATACGAATAAAGATGGTGACTGCTATAATATTACATACTAGTCTATATCTATTCTTTTTTGCTCTAGGATATAAGATTGGAAGAAAAGTAGAAAAATATGAAAATAACCAAAAACAATAATATATATGTTACCCGAATTATTTGACATGCTGGAGTCAGACTGTCTAGCACAGATTAAAAAAGCTAAATTAAGCCTAGAATTACTAGGAAACAAATCATCAGGAATTGGAGATCATTCGACTACTGATTTCTATAAAAATGCTAATGACGCACTATCTAGCTTAGCTGATGCAGAGGATAAAATAGATTGCCTATATAAGAATTATCCAAAAATATTATAAAATAAATTAAAACCTTCCCATAAGGTGCAGTATTAGATATAATCGTTAAAACAATATTACTATTATGAAATTTATGGAAGCTTTAAAATCAAAAAACAAAGAGACTGAAAATGGGATGCCTACTAATTCCACATCTCTTAATAATTGTCTAGATCTATTCTTTAGATCAGGTGCAATGAGAGCATCTTCTCCTATTGAAATAAACACACTTATCACTAAAGCATTTTCTGAAGATCCTGCCAGGGCAATAAAGATATTATTCTGGGTAAGGGATATTAGAGGAGGAGCAGGAGAAAGAAGATTCTTTAGAGTATCAATGAGACACCTATCTAGTTTATTTCCTAATAAAATGTCTAAGGTCTTACCTTTAATTCCAGAATATGGAAGATGGGATGACCTAGTGTCCCTTGAAGGGACTAAAGTAGAAAGACAAGTATTACTTATTATAGAGGGAGCTTTGTTAAACGAGGATGCCCTATGTGCTAAGTGGATGCCTAGAAAGGGAACGTTTGCTAATAAACTTAGAAAATACTTAGGGTGGTCGCCAAAACAATATAGAAAAAAATTAGTTGAATTAACTAAGGTTGTTGAAACACAAATGTGTGCCAAAGAGTTTGATAAAATAGAGTATTCTAAGGTTCCTTCTTTAGCTATGTCTAGATATGGTAGAGCATTTATAAAAAATGACGAGAATAGATTTGGCGAGTATGTAAAAGACTTACTTGATAATAAAGATGGAGTTAAAATTAATGCCGGAGCCGTATATCCATATGATGTAATAAAAGGAATGAGAGCAGGAAATGAAGCATCTCAATCTCAATGGAATAACCTTCCTAATTATATGGAAGAAAATAAAGAAAGAATTCTTCCCCTAGTCGACGTTTCAGCTTCAATGACCAGTACGTGCGGTGGAAATCTAACATGTTTAGACGTTGCCTTGTCACTTGGTTTATATATAAGTGAAAGAAACATTGGTCCATATAAAGATCACTTTATAACATTTTCTGGAGCACCGGAGCTTCAACATTTATCTGGAGATTTAATGTCAAGATTACAACAATTAGAAACTGCCAATTGGGATCAGAATACTGATTTATCTTTAGTATTTGATTTAATATTAAATCAAGCAATAAAACATAATATTTCTACAGAAGAAATGCCAACTCAGTTACTAATACTATCTGATATGGAATTTGATGAGGCAGTAGATACTAATTCTGGATGGAGTGAGGAAATTTCAGATTGGAATCCAAATGCACAGGAAATGATATCTAAAAAATATAATGAGGCTGGATACCAAGTTCCAAATATTATATATTGGAATATACAAAGTAGAGGTTCAAATATTCCAGTAAAATTTAATGAAGATGGAACTGCTCTAATAAGTGGATTTTCTCCCTCAATATTAAAATCTATTCTAAGTGGATCTAATATAAATCCATTAGATATAATGGATAATACAATATTTAACGAAAGATATGATAAAATTATTTTAGAAAAATAATATAAATATATAAATAAAAGGGATAGTTACAGCAAACACTAACTATAGAAATCAAACATCTACAAATCTATCCCGATTTTTAATTAAAGGATTGCTACAGCAAATACTACTTACATAACTAATATGAAAAGTCAATCCTGTATTATAAAAGAGTAACTTAACGGTTGCTCTTTTTTTATAAACAAAAAAAGGGAAGCCTTTCAGCCTCCCTTTTCAATTAAACAATGATACTTTACTTCTTGTCGATCAACCTAACCAGTAATATTACTGCTAATAACCCCACAAATCCAGAGTTTCCTAAAGATTCAATAATTGCGGTTACGTTTCCAATGACATCAACACCAAATACAGGTGCTCCAAAAAGTACTTGAACTAATATTCCAACTGATAACAGTGTCATAAGAGTTTCTCCTACTCCGTCAAAGAAATTTTTAATCATTTTAAAAATGTTTTCCATCTTATTTTGATTTTTTTTGGTTTTGGCATTACTACCACTGACTTAAAATTTAAGCCCGAATCCAAGAGTTAGATTAGTGGTTTTTAAACCAGAATCATAAATAACCTTTGGATCTACGAAAATACTTTCATTATGAAATGAGAACATTTTGCCTACTCCCAGTTTAAGACCTTCCGTAGAAAATCCATCACTTTCGATGCATGCAAAGTACTCATTCCAAAAGTATCTCGCGGTAAAATCTAAATCTAGATCAGCACTCGAGTCAGCCTGTGCAACTGAACATCCAACAACTAAGTTGTTTGTAAAGCCATATCCTACAGTAGGACTAACCGACCAGTCGGTCCACGAAACATTCCCGATGTCTCCTGTTCCAACATACCAATCACCTTTTGCCTGACCGTTTGATGTATAGCAAACTGCTAACATACAAACTAATAAGCTCAAAAAGAATTTTTTCATTTGTTACTTGATTTTTTTAATTTAGAATCTAAAAACACATAAATCTGCTACGAGTTTCTAAACCCTATTGCGCATAATTGTTAATTACGCATTTGTAAAACAATAAAAAATTGGGATAAACAATTTGATTTTTTTAAAAAAAAAGGAGAAAACCGCTAGGCTCTCTCCTTTAGTTTTTTTAGAAGCTAGGCGTAAATCCAGTAGAATCTGAACTTAATTGGCCATCAGCTCTAGTAATAGTAATCCTATTAATAAATTTATGAATTCCTCTTGGGAAATTAACTAATACATCAAGTATAGCTGAGTTATTTTCAATAACCTCAGTCGTATTATTTGAAGCATCAAATATAACTTCGTAAGAAGATAATCCTCTAGCAGCAACTACTGAATCCATATAGTTTTCAACAATAGTTTTTACTCTTAATCTAGTAATTTCGTCATTGAAATCAAATAAGAAATTAAATAAGATTCTAGCAAGATCTTTTTCAATAGTAGAAAGATTATCTCTAACGTGAGCATTATTCAATGCTGAGTTAATCTTCTGATATGCTGTATTATTTGAGAATAATAAGATACCAAACCCTCTTCTCTTAACAATTAAGTTATGTCCAATAGGCTCTAAGAAATCTCTATCTTCGTTTGTAAGTTCATATTCAACCCCTACTAATTCAGGATCGGTTATAACTCCTCGCTTACCTCCAGCTACAATCATAAATGGCGTACCATTTTTGAATTTTCTAACATATAAGTTAGAAATATATGCTGCGGGAGGAACTGACATATTTCTATTACCATTTCTAATTATTAAATTAGGGAAAGTAAAATTAGAATATGACGATAACGGAACTCCATTAACATCTTCTTCAGCAAATGCAAAAGTATAGCTAGGATTCAAGTTTAAATCTCCTCCTTCAGAAATTAATCTAGCAGAAACAAGTTTATTAGAAGTATCAATAAAGCTTGGATCAACTGATTGTTCAAATTGCTCAATAGATGGAGAATTTAACAATGCCATTGCTTGTCCGTGCATTGCAGCAAGTTTAGCTAAGTAATATTTAGAGCTAGAAGATATTTCACCCTCATATGTATCTACAATATATCTAAAGTCGATTACTTCTTTTCCAGCAAGTGCTTCAGGTATAGATGTATAATCAAATAAGTATGATAATATATCTTGTTGTCTAGCAGCAGTAGAATTAGGAAGTAACGCGTTTCTAAGTTTAAATCCTGATAAAAATTGTCCTCTAAGAGTATCTACAAAATTATGAATTCCCTTATAAACAGATATCGTATTGTTACTAACCTCTAGTCCAGAAATTTCATCAACACTAGGAGCCATCGTAGTAACAGTATATTCTAATCTATATGGACTTAACGTTTCTTTTGATTGAACCGCTATAATCTTATAAAGTTTAGTTCTAGTACTTCCAATTGTGTTTCCTTTAATATAGTGATTTACTTTTATAAATTCATCAATTTCTGCTTTATTAGCAGGAGAAGCAGTCTCTATTCCTAAAATTAATTTATTAGGTTGAACTACTTGAAAATCAGTAAAGTAATTTGTATCTGATAAATCAAACTCTGCTTTAAAGTCTTTTTCATCAGCATTAATTCTAAAGTTATTCGAGTTTGGTCCCACATAAGAAACCGTACTTTGTTGATTTAATAAACTAGCATCGGAATAGCTTTCAATACTAACGTAAGGAACAGCTCCACTATCTAAATTATCAGTAAATTTAGCGTATCCGATTATCGCATTAGAAGCATTTAAAAATTCATCTCCAGATACAATAAATCCGTTTTTATATGAAACATAAGCATTAGTATCTTTACCTGCAGCATAATAATCATTACCCGATGCAGTTGCAGTAACCAATACACAATCTGCTCCCGTTAAAGTTCCACCTGCAAGTAATTGTGCTTCAGTAATTGAGGCAGTTTCTACATATATTAAATTACCATCCGCTGGTTTAGTGTAGCTTATTGTATCTAAAAGTGGTGTAGCTAATACTCCACCCGGTCCTTCACCATCATCTGCTGGTCTTATTGAATCATCGTATCCATGTCCAACAATATCTACTCTATGAGTATCTACTTCTTGATCTACATATGACGATGTTTCTAAATCAACTAAATCTAGTTTATCAGAATCTAATGAACATAAAATTCCAGTAGATGGAAATAATCTATTAATTAATCTATCAATTGAAATTGAATTTCCAGATTGATCTATAAAGTCAGGAAGTAAGCATCCCACTGTTCTATTAATAACTTTAATTTCTCTAAGTGCAAAGAATTCAGTAGATTTATCCTCTTTTAATCCGGTAGGCTCAAAATAAGTAGCATATACTGGATCCTTAGCTAATTTTAGATAATTAGTCCAGTCTCCTGCAACCATCATTACTTCAACCATATAGTCTGATATAAAATCATCCTTATGTAAATAAGTTGGGAATTCAATATCTGCGCCAACGGTGCTATACCATTCTTTTGCAGTTACATCAAATCCGCTAACATTTGCGCGTCTAACCCATATTGTAGCGTTAGTTTTGCCAGTGTTGCAGAATGATAGTATTTTATTAGATGGTGATGATACCATACCTAGTCCTCCAGGATTAGTAACAAAGTCATCACCTAAGTCTAAATTTTTAGTTCGGTTTAAGTATTCAGAGCTAGCAAACCACAATCTTCTCTTATTAAAGAAGTTAATAGTTGGCGATTGCTGTGGTCCAGTTAGATTGTTATATGATGATGATTCAGTATTAAAGGTAGTAAAATAAGATTTATCTAAGTTTGTACTACCCTCTGTTGTATCAAGAGGCATCACATTTAAAGCAAATACTGGTCCTTCTCTTAAGGCAACCTCTATTGAGCGATGGAAGTAACTCCCCGCTTTTTCTAATTTAGAGTCAATCATGCCAAATACTGCATTTAATGTTCTAACATCATTAATTAGTACAACAGTATTAAAGGGTCCTACTCTACTAGATCCAACTACTAATCTACCAGTAGTTAAAGGAAGAGCAACATTTTCGCTTTGATCAATCTCGACGGTATATACTCCGCTAGACTTATAATTATTTAAATTGATCGTTCTTTCAGCCATTTCGTTTAAGATATTTTTTATTATTTATTCTATTAAACCAATAATAAATCTAAAAAATATGTAAAATTGAAGATCCTAATAGTATATTGACAGTATAAAAAACAAAAAGGTTTATGCGAATATTTAAGATCAGAGACGTAAAGACTCCAACAAGAGGAACAAATATGTCTGCTGGGATAGATTTATACATCCCAAATGATTTTTATATTAAAAAAGGAGATGAACTACATCCTGCTCCTTCGTATGATAAAGACGAACAATCATTAAAATTAGAGCCGGGAGAATCCGCCCTTATTCCATCCGGAATAAGAGCAAATGTTCCAAAAGATAGAGCATTAGTTGCTTTTAATAAAAGCGGTGTCTCTGTAAAAAAGAATTTAATGGTTGGGGCATGTGTAATAGATGAAGATTATACTGGAGAAATACACATAGATATAAAAAATGTAGGAAATAAAAGAACTTGGATAACATCAGGTGATAAAATAATACAATTATTATGTATACCTGTTGATTATGTTGATATAGAAGTCTCTGATTCGGAGTTAGAATGTTTTGGAGATTCAATAAATACGTCAGAAAGAGGCTCCGGTGGATTTGGATCAACTGGAACTAAATAAAAAAAAGAATAATGATATGAAGATAGTTAAAGATAATGAAGGAAAAAATCAAGACGCACAGCCTAATACAGAAGCGCCTGGATTAAATGTAAATATTAAAGACTCTGAAGAAGTAGTATGTGACAGTTGCGGAGGAAAGATTTTTCAAGAAAAAATGATGATTAGAAAATTATCTAAATTTATGACTGGATCTGACCGTGATAGCATTACACCAATTCCAGTGATTGCATGTGCTGATTGTAATCACATAAACGATATATTTAAACCAAATATCTAAAGAGTAAATATATGATAATAGGAGTAGAGGTAAAAAATAATAATTTGTTAATCTCATATTATGATGAGAGCGGGAAAATATCATATATAAGTAAGCGAGTATTAGACCACGAGATATTTAATTGGGTAGAAGCAGATAAGCCATCTATTCTAAAGAATTGGAACGGCAAGAATATAAGAAAGGCGAAATCTGATGAAAAATGGCTATCTAGAACTAGATTAGAAGAACTTTTAATAGAAAAGTTATCCCCTTCCGAAATAGAAACCATATATAACAGTGACTATTTTCCTAAGAAAGCTTTTTTAGATATCGAGATAAAGCTAACCAGTGACGAATTTCCAGATCCATCCCAAGCTAAAATGCCAGTAAATATGATATCTTTTTGTAATGAAGAAGGAGTAAGCTATGTTTTATCTAATTTAACGTCAGAGGATCATCCAACTGGATTAAGTCAATCTGAAATAGATAAGATGGAAAAAGATGTAAATAATTATTTTGCAAAAGTTATTCCACATTCAGAAGAAGATAAAATAATATTTGAGGCAGACTTTAAAATAAAACTTAAGCATTTTGATACTGAAAAAGAACTATTAGAATTTTATTTTCATAAGATATTACCAAAGCAGCCATTTATTACAGGTTGGAATGTAATTGATTTTGACTGGCAATATCTAATGAATCGCGCTAAAAAACTAAAAATAGATCCCCTAGCAAATATGGTATCTGATAAAACCTTTTCTAAAAGTCATAAGTTACCAGTTCACGTAGGAATAATTGATTATATGAAATTATTTATGGATCCAGGATATAAACCATATAAGGTTGTAGAAAACTATACACTAGATTATATTTCTAGGCTATGTTTAAATACAACTAAATTAAAGCACCCATATAAAAACATGCTAGAGTTTCAAAAGGATGTCCCTCTATTTACTATGTATAATGTCATAGATAATTTACTTGTTAAATTAATAGATGATAAACATAACATGTTAGATGTTGCCTTTTCGCTAGCAAATGTAGCACAAGTAGAGGTAAATAAAATACAAGCACCCGTTCATATAACTGAAGTATTAATGTGCAGGGAATTTTTAAACAAGAATTTAAGAATGCTTAAGAAACCATGGAATAGCGGAAATAATCAAAAAAATGAAACTTACGAGGGAGCATATGTAATGCACCCTACTCCTGGTCATTATGATTTTGTTGCGTGCTATGATTTTAAATCAATGTATCCTAACATACAAATGCAATTTAATATTTCCCCAGATACTTATATCGGAAAGACAGGAAAATATCGAGAAACTGGTAGAGAAATAAGAACAAAAAATGAAACCTTATTTTCAAATAAGGAAGACTCAGTAACTCGTACTATTTTAAGTAGATTATATAGTGCTAGAGTCAAAGCGCAAAATAAAATAAAAAACTTAATTTATAAAAATGAGTAATATTAATATACCTTACGCTGGAACTACTTATAATTATCCAGCAATACAGATAGTGTCAAAACTAAATAGTAAAAAAGTAGTTAAAAATGATAAAGAAATTGTCAAGTTGGCTAGACCAAATAAGAAGCAAATTTAAAAAAAATAACAAAGTTATGTTTTCAGAAGAAAAATTAATAAACTATAAACAGAACTTTACGGGAGTAAAGTTTCAATGGATTAAACCAGACGATCCTTCAAAGTTAGGAACATTAGTAACATGTAAAGAGATATTCCCAAAAGGGAATGATATAATTGCAAAATTCGATGATGGGTCCACATGTTTTGCAAGTCAAATTACTAAAAATCTTCTTATGATACAGGGAGATATGCCTCCTTTGTCTAAAGAAGAAGTGGCTTCAATATATGGATCAAAGAGATCAGTAAATTCTATTCCAACTGAGCCTTCTGTGAAGGATACTGTATATTTTGATACTCCTAATAAGAATGGAAATAATCAAAAGGCCGCGGCGCCTCCACTAAAGTCAACCCAGGATAATCCATTTAAAATGTTTAATTCTGAAGAAACAAATCTATCTATAAAACTAAAAATAAATTTACCAGATAAGAAATTATTAAAATTAATGTATAATAATGCAGAAGATAAAGAGGTATTTTTAAAACAGCTTTCTGGTTTTGTATTATCAATGATAAATAATAAAGTAGTTAAAGAGTCAATGCTTGATATGTTTGATCCTAAGCTTAAAGCTAAACCTATAACTAAATCAAAAGTTAGTAAAAAACCTAGCATAAAAGTAACAGAAGTTAAAAATGGATAATAAAAAGTTAATACATAAGGACGAATACGATGATGGAAAATATAATATAATTTCTATGAATGGAGGTGATAATCACCTTAGGAGAATTGTATGCAAGTCTGACGGCATCTGTATAATTCCATTCGACACAAATCAAAATGGTAAAATAAGAAATTTATATCTTGCAAAATATCTAGACTATCTTAATAATGAACATGGATATACATGTATGAATACTGAATTTAAGGGAGATAAGGAATCCGATTATGATGAAATATCTGATTACTTAAATTCAGAGCTAGGAATAGAGCCCGATGTAGACACGCTGTATTATTTAGGAAGTATAAACCATCGCCTTCCATTTTCAAAGCAATACAAATGTTATGGACTAGACCTAACTAATTTCTCAAAAGATCCTAATGGATTTTCAGTAAGTATATCAGATTCCGAGAAAGAAAATAAGTTGTATACTGTTGAAAAAATAAAGTTCAATAGGGTAATTAAGGGAGATATTTCAGATTCCCTATGCTTATCTGCAGCAATGTTGTTAATTTCTTATCTTAACTAGAAACTAAAATTTATTTTCTTAGTAAAATAATATAAAAACATAAACATGGCAAATACTAAAGATTTAATGTCGGCTTTCAGTAGATTTAACGATAATCTTGAAAAACACACAAAGAAAAGAGTAAAACTTAGAGGATTCTCTGATGTAACTGAATATATTGATACCGGCAATTATTTATTGAATGCACAAATGTCCGGCTCTCTTAGGGGAGGATATCCGAATGCTCGAAGCTTAGGAATAGGGGGAGATTCAGGAACGGGTAAGACCTTTCTATGCTTAAACGCTATAAAAAATGCACAAGCCATTGACTATGCCGTATTCTATATAGATACAGAAGGAGCATTAGATAGCAATGATTTTGAAAATTTTGGAGTAAACATGGACCTATTGAATTACAAAAGAATAGGTATTATATCAGAGGTAAAGTTTTTTATTAATGATATAATTAAAATGGTGGAAGAAAATCCAGGACTAAAGATAATGATTATTGTAGATTCGCTTACTCACTTAGAAACTAATAAAGAAGTTGACGACATTACTAAAGGAAGTAACGCTCAAGATATGGGATTAAGAGCGAAAGAATTAAGACAGCTATTTAAATCATTTACGTTAGATTTGTCTAATTTAAAAATACCTTTAATATTTACTTCTCATACATATGCGAGTATGGATCAATATACCCCAAAAGCGATGAGTGGAGGGGCAGGTCCTTTATATGGAGCATCAGTAGTTATGATGTTGTCTAAGGGACATTTAAAAGATGATAGTAAAACAAAAACAGGAGTAATTGTTAGAAGTCAAACGGATAAAAATAGATTAGCTAAGCCAGATAAAATTGAGTTTCACATTAGCTTTCACAAAGGAATGAATCCATATGTTGGATTACAAGATTATATTAGTTGGGAAAACTGTGGAGTAGGTAGAGGAAATAAGCTGACTGAAAAGGAATTTAGTAAATTAAAAGGAGCTGAATCTGATAAGTGTAATAAATTTGAAGTAGATGGAGAAACACTCTACTTTTTACCAAAAGAAACAGCAAGAAATTATATAATTAGACACAATGGTGATGTTGTCCCATGGAGGGAAATATTTACTAACAAAGTGTTTATAGAGCCAGTTCTAGATGAGTTGGACAAAAACGTAATAATCCCTAAATTCAAATATAGCTCTCTTGCTGAAGTTGAAAACGATGAATTATCTGATTTAGAACAAATGGAAGGTAATGATTCTAACGACTAGTCAAGATATATCAATAAAATATGCGTTAAACATGCATCTTATGGAATCCTTCATTGAGAAGGATTCTGTTGTGTTTGAGATAATCAAATACTTGATAAATCAAGACTTATTTAAAAATGATATGAAAAACATTAAGTTTTCCACTAAAACTTTAAAATATATCTTTGGAGAAGATAAAATAAAAGAAGAAAAATTTAAAGAGTTTATTATTAATAGTATTAAAGAATTAATAAAGGAAAACTTAATCACGATAAAGGGTAAAACATTCTATATATCGGAGGTGCTTGTTAAAAAATTTTATAATATAACAGATTAAAAAAAATGATAGATTTTACAGAAAATATAAATTCACTAGAGTCAATGGTTTGGAATTTTATACTAAATTCAGAAAACGATATAAATGACATTAGACCACAAAATCACGCGTCTCTTCCTAAAGAAGAAATAATACCATTGATTCAACCTAAATATTTCTCTGATGAAACTAGACAGGATACTTATAAATATGCTCTAAAATTCTTTAAGGAATATAGTAAAATTCCAAATAAAAAGGAATTAAAGAGCTATATTGACTTAAATAATTATTTTCTTGAGGATTCAGACTTTGATGAACTCTATTTCTTTAGTTTAAATGAATATAGTTATGATTACTTATACCAATATGTTAAATCATTCGTAATGTTAAGGAACTTAAACTTAACTATGTTTGAGATGTTAGCTTACTTAAAGACAACAGCAGTTAGTCCAAATAATATTGATAGTATAACTGAAAAAATAAGAAACGACATAAATAATAATTTATCTGTAAACTTTAGTTCAAATAGTAATGGATTAAATTTCTTTGATCCCAAATCTCACATACAGATACCTAAATATGGTACTCCAAGTGGATTTGAATTTTTTAATAAAACATTAGGTGGAGGATGGAATCTAAAAACGCTGGTTGTTCTACAGGGTAGACCAAAGGTAGGAAAATCTATGGTTTTAGGTAATATTGCAGCACGGGCATTTCTATCTGGAAATAATACTGGACTCGTAACAGTCGAGCTAGCAGACAGGAGCTATATGAAAAGAATTGGATCAAATATCTTAGGAATTCAAAAAGATGAATACGAAAACATCACGGATGATAATAGAGCAAAACTTGTAGAAGATAAAATAAATGAATTAAAGGAATCCGGTCAAAATTTAGGATATTTAGAGGTTGTTGAGTTTCCAACTGGAGGAGCAACTGCAATAGACGTAGAAAACTACTTTATACGACTAGAAAGTAGGTTAAATAAAAAATTCAAAATTATTGTCGTTGATTACCTAAACTTACTAAAACCAATTAAAGATCAAAATGGTTTATATGAAAAGGTTAAAACAATATGCGAAGAACTTAGAGGAGTTGCTATGAGAAATGAGTGGTGTATAATATCAGCTACTCAAATTAGAAGAGAAGATGTAGAAAACTTTGACTTAGGAATGGATTCAGTTGCTGAATCTTTTGGACTAGTACACACAGTTGATTCTCTATATGGATTAATGAGGAGCCCTCTTGAAGGAAGAATGAAAATAAAGGTGATAGCAAATAGAGATAATGGGTATGAAGAAAGTTATAAGTTTTATACTATGGAAAAAGATTTCTTTAGATTAACTGAAGAATCGGGATCTAATAGCGAATATTATAGCGATGATGATGTAGCAGGAGGGTTGCAAGATCAAGTGAGAGAAGAATATAAAAATATTACTCCTGTTATTCCAGAAAACGGAACTCACCCTAATTCCATTGAATTAAATGGTGTAGATAAAAAGAAAGATACTAGCGCATATTCTGATGATGAATATGACAAGCTCTTTAACTCTATATAAAATAATCATGTATATATGGCAGATAAAACTAAAGAAGAGTTAGCAGAAATTAGGAAGAAACGTAGAGAAGATAAAATATTTAATAATAGATATAAGTCTGGGGAAGGATTAAGAGAAGATGACGAGTGGAAACGACAAACCACAATTGCAATAAATCCAAATTACGCCGATCAATATTTAAACGACATCTATAACTATGAAGAAACTCTAGATTATAATATTGGAATAGAAAGAATATTTAAATTTATAAAAGCAGATAGTGAATTAAATAGTTTATTATCTAGAAAAGATGAGACCACAAAAATAAAATTATCAAAGGAAGAGATTAATAAATGCTTTACTAAAATTTTAAATTTAATGGAGCAGTCAGGTGCAGAAGCTGAACAATTCTATAATCCAATATACATACTGGAAGCACTATCTTCTATTTTATTCATTAATTCAGCAGATCCAGTAAAAGACTATAAAAAAATATTCGATGCACTAGATGTCGAGTTTCAAGAAGAATTAATAGTTGAGCTTAATAAGAAATACCAATTTTTAGAAGGAAAAATGAATAAGCGAAAAATACATTAAATGTCATTAAGCGGAATACGAAATATATATCTTTTAGGAGATCTCCACTTAGGCGTACGGAATAACTCAATAGAATGGTTTGAAATTCAAAAATCATTTATATTAGATTGGTTTATACCGAAAATACTAGAAGATGGCTTTGATCCAGATCAAGACATTTTATTTCAGGCTGGAGATTGGAATCATGTTCGAGAATCAACTAATGTTAGAATATCAAATGGATCTCTAGAAATATTTAAGATATTATCTGATACTTTTAAGAGAGGAATTCACATCATTCTTGGAAACCATGACGTTTATTATAAAGACAGGAATGATATACACTCTTTAAAAGAGATAAGCTCAATTTTTAATAATATTAATATATATGAACAACCTGAGGCTATAAAAATTAATAGCCACAATATATTGATGCTACCGTGGGAGCACGACGCAGATATATTATCAAAAACAGTAGAATCCTATGCAAACTCATGTGATTACATATTATGTCATGCAGATATTAAAGATTTTAAATTAAATAAATGGGCCAAAATAGAACACGGCCTAGAGTTATCTAAGCTATCATCATATAAAAGAATATACTCGGGACATATACACACCCGTCAAGAACATAAAAATGTTTTATATATTGGTACACCTTACCACTTAGATAGGGGAGATGTTGATAACATAAAGGGATTTTATAAGCTAAATTTAGAGGGAGAAAACATAAAAGAATATTTCTATGAAAATACCTATTCTCCTAGATACATTAAATACGATATTAATAGTATTATTAATTTAAATATAAAAGAAATCAGATCAATATTTAATAATAATTTTGTTGATATCAGTATATCTAACGATTTAGCAAAAACGTTTCCACTTACTAAGTTTTTAGACTTAGTAAAGGATGGACATAGATCAATCGAATTTAGACCATATTCTGATACTGAGGAAATAAATATAGAAAAGATAAGTTCAACAGGTACATATGATTATAATATATATGAGGTATTATCAGATTATATTGATATGAGGGAAATTCCAAAAACATTATCTAATAAGATAATTAATAAGTTTAAGGAAATTCACACTGAACTTAAAAATAACCAAAAATACTATGAATAAAATAATAATAATACTACTTTTCTTAGGTTTAAACCTCGCATGTTTTAGCCAAGTTGTAGTAGAAGGAGATATCTTTAAAATAACATATTCTGAAAAATATGAGCAGCCCTTAGAAGTAATCTACACAGTAGATTGTCCTTTAGGAAAAGCGAGCCGCAAAGGAATGGATTTTTATAAAGTAGACTCTATTAAAACATCAGATAATTATGATTATAAAGGTAATGTATGGGATAAGGGACATATGGCCCCTGCCGCTGCTTTTAATTGTGACGAGGAGACTTTGCGCAAAACATTTAGCTATTTAAACTGTGCTTTACAACATCAAGGATTAAATAGAGGCCCTTGGAAAGAATTAGAAAGATTTGAAAGAGATTTAGCAAAATTATTCACAGTAAATGTTAAAATACAGGTAATATTTGATAAAAATAGTGAAAAATTAGAAACTGGAGCAACTGTCCCGTCATTTTTTATAAAAACTATTACATTTGAAAATTACGAATTTATTTATAAATTTCCAAATGGAGATGTTAAGGGAAAAAACTGGGCAACTTTTAAAATAAAATAATATGAAGTTTAAGAAGTTAAAGTGGAAAAACTTACTATCCTATGGAAATATTATACAGACAATAGAGTTTGGTGATACTCCTAAGCTTGTATTAGTTGAGGGAGAAAATGGAAGTGGTAAATCTTCTATAAAGGAGGCTCTTACTATATCCGCCTACGGTAAATCCGCTCTTCGTAAAATGAAGGATATCCCAAATTGGGTAAATAGGTCAGCATATACATATAATGAGTTTGAAACCGATAAGGGAGATACTGTCATAATTGAAAGAGGAATAGACCCAAATTTTAGTAATATTAAAATAAATGGAGTAAATCATAATCTTCCAGATAAGAGAAAAATAGATGAATTTATAGAAAACGAGCTATTTAATCTATCTTTTCCTATTTTTTGTAATACAATAAGTTTATCTTTTGATGATTTTAAGTCATTTGTTAATTTAAATGCAAGTGATAAAAGAAAAATAGTTGATCCTATTTTTGGAATAGATATATTATCTGATATGAAATCTAAAGTAAAAGATGACATAAAGGAAAGTAAGAACAACCTACAAATAATTGATTCTAGAATATCCGCAAATTCGACACTATTAGAAAAGTCTATATCTCAATTAAAGAAGCTAAGAGAAAAGTTAAATGAAGAAATAGAAGATAGGACAGAAGAGATAGGTAAAAGCATATCCGACAATAATATAAAACTATCCGATAAAAAAGAAGAGTTTTTAAAAATTAAAAATAGTATAGATGATATTAGATCAAAGGTTGCCACTCTTAGATCAGATATATCTTCATCAAATACTAAAATATTAGAGTATGATAAGAAACTAGATATCTTTAAGAATAATAGATGTCCACATTGTCTAAGCGATCTAACTGGAGAAAAGACTTTAGAAATAAAAGAAGCAATACTTAAAAAGAAAGAATCAGAATCTGTATTAGTGACGAGCTTGACTGATAATTTTAATAAATTAAACTCTTCTATATCTAATCTAGTGAAGTCGCAGGAATCTAGCAGAGAAGAGTACTCTATAATTAAATCTGAGATAACTTCTTTACAAAAAGAATTAGAAAAAACTCAAAAAGACACCGATAATGACCAAGAAGATTCTATTAATGAAATACTATTAACGATAAAGGGAGAAATATCCCAATCTGAGAAAAATAGAGTTGAGCATAGTGAAAATGTAGAATTATATAGTGCTTTAGAAGACGTATTATCTGATACTGGGATAAAGAGAATACTAATAGATAAGGTTATACCTCTTTTAAATTCTAGAATATCTGAAATATCTGACCGGCTAGATTTTAAGTTTAATTTCTCATTTGATAACGAATTTAATCCAATAATTTTGTATATGGGATTAAATATTTCGCCAGAGAGCCTATCAACAGGGCAAAGGAAAAAAATGAACCTAATTGTTTTACTATCATTCATAGAACTAATAAAAATGAAACATAGTGGAATGAATACCATGTTTCTAGATGAAATATTTAGCGGATTAGACAAAAAGAATGTATATATGGCAATAGAGATATTAAAAGAGTACTCAATTAAGTATAATATGACTATATTTGTAGTATCTCATGAATCTCTTCCAGAAGAATTTTTTGACACCAGGATAAACGTAACAATGCCTAATCATTTTTCAGAAATAACAATAACATCGAATATAGGAGATAAACAAGAACCTACTAATAGTATTAAAGTATAAAATTTTATGAAACTTTACTCAGGTAACAGCTTTGCTCAGGTATATAAAGATAGTTTAAATGGCTTACTAAATAATCCAGAATTTATAACTAGTCCTAGGGGATTAGAAATAAAGGAAAATTTAAATGTCTCTCTTGAAATCAATAATCCTTTATTATCTACATATGATAATAGTAGAAGGGGATCTCAGGACAAATATATTGCAGCGGAGTTAATATGGTATTTCTCTGGAAGAAATGATGTTGACTATATAAAAAAATATGCAAAATTTTGGGAATCTATTCAAAATGAAGATGGAACGGTAAATTCTGCCTATGGCAATTTAATTTTTACCGAAAGAAATGATAATGAGTATAATCAATATGGATGGGCACTAGATTCTTTATCAAAAGACAAAGATAGTAGACAGGCGATTCTACATTTTAATAAACCTTCACACCAATGGCCTAGAAATAAAGATTTTGTGTGTACAATGTATGGTATTTTTCATATAAGAAACAATAAGTTAGACTTCACTGTAACTATGAGAAGCAATGATGCAATACTAGGTACACCAACTGATGTCGCATTTTTTACATGCTTGCAGCAACAAATGTTAGCCCATTTACAAATATTGAAATACCCTGATTTAGAATTAGGAAAATATACTCATATTGTCAATTCCTATCACCTATATCATAAACACTTTAACCTTGTAAAAGAAATGCTTATGGAAGAATTTAAACCAATAGAATTTCCTAGGTTAGAGGCAGATTTAGTTCTCCCATCTGGATGTCCTTCAAATCAACTAAATAAGTTTATTGATAATGAAGATAATATAGAAAAAATAATAACTAGCGACGCATTGCTTAGCTGGATAAAAAATAAATTAATATGAAACAATTAACTAAAGTAACATCCTGGGCACTAGCATCCGCCCTATTAGCATTAATATGTTATTCACTATATAATATATTTTTAATTTCTGAATTTAAGTTAAACTTAAATTATATACAGTGGTTATCCATAATTATAATATTTCAATGCATAATACCAACAGGAATAAAGCAGAATGCTGAAAATACCTCTGGAAAGTCAAATACATCGAAAAATGGATTTGTAAATGACTTCATTAACTATAAAAATTTAAAATAAATCTATGGTAATCCTTATATACTTAATAGCAATATCCGTGTTTATACTTTTATTCAGATATGCGATAAGTGAGGGACATAGAATTGAGAAACAAAAAAAGTTCATGCGGGATATGAACAAGTATGGTAAGAATAAAAATAAGTAAAATGGAATATAAATCAGATAAATTAACAAGACGACATATATCATATCTTAAGATGGCAGAAGAATGGGCGAATAACTCATGCTGCAGTAGAAAAAAGGTAGGCGCTCTTATTGTTAAAGGAGATATGATTATATCAGATGGATATAACGGAACTCCTTCCGGTTTTCCAAACGATTGCGAAGACGGAAATGGCGATACTTATTTTTATGTATTGCATTCTGAGGCAAACGCTATTACTAAACTCTCAAGATCTACTCAAAATGGAGAAGGAGCTACTCTATATGTAACTATGGCTCCATGCAAAGATTGCGCTAAACTAATTATACAATCAGGAATAAAGACTGTTATATACAAAGAGGAATATAGAGAAAATATAGGTATAAAACTCTTACGCCAAGCGTCTATTAATGTTATAAAATTAGAATACTAGAATGGACGAAAACGAATTAGAAATAGACGAAAACGAATTAGAAATAGATAATAGGGTGCTTAACATAATATTTGTTAGGGAGTTTAGGAGCTTTACTAGCATCTACTCTAAAAAAACAAAGGAAGACTATATACTAAATGTAAATAAAATAATAAAGGATAAATTTAACACTAAATTTATAATTCCAAATAAAGTGCAGTCCTTTTTAATAAATTATGAGATTAAAAAACTATTAGACAAAGCAATTCATATAAAAAACAAGAAATATAAAAAAATAATATATCTAAATTCTAACTTATCAATAAGCTTAATAAAGAACGCTATGATGTTTGTTGAGGAAGAATATCACCCGGTAACCTTTGAATATCTATTAATAGAACCAAAGGAATTCGATAATACAGGATTAGATCAAATAAAAAACTTAGATATAATAACCCTATAGTTTCTTCATAAAAAAAGCGAACCTTTCGATTCGCTTTAATAATTTAAATATTGTTACTATCTTATTCAGATATCATAAAAGATGTAAAATCAGTGAAACATTTACCTTCGTTAGTTTTTCCTTTTTCTACTGTATCTATAACTTGATCTAGATTAGAATTAAAATAAGGATCTGGGTAATCATAAGGATTTTTACCATCTTCTTGTTTGTGTATAAGATCTCCTCCCATTGCTTTATATGTAGAATCATATACTGAATGTCCATGCAAAGTCTCATCTCTTTTTACTTTTCTGGCAAATTGTTCTAATTTAGGCTCTTTATTTGCACGTTTTCCTTTAGCATCTTTAAAAGGTTCAGCGCTATTAGGTCCACCAAACCCTGGATTCTTTAAATCCATATATTGATCAAAGGTGTGAACGTCTCTTCTGTGTACATTAAACATTTCCATAATTATTATACGTTTATTTGACCTACTCTTGTTTCTTTATAAGCATCACATATAAAGCTAGCAGTAATTTGATATACTCCAGTAGCTGAATAATCTAGCTTAATATCATTTATTTGTTTAGATAAAAATGCAGGTTTAAATCTATATTCTCTAAAAATATCTCCTGCCTTATTTGCTACCCCTACGAATATTTCTCCAATGTAATCTTTCTTTAATCCCTGTCTCCCAGTTAATGGATCATATATTAAATCTCCCCATCCTCTTAATATATTATATACATACATATTATTTTCGTCATTTAAGTTGACTTCAAATTTTACATTAAGGGTTGTTAATGTATCGTTAGGCACTGCCGCAGCATATGCTCTCTTAGCAAACTTATAATTTTGTACTGCTGTTCCTGGTGTTAAGAACTCAGGTAAGCCGTCAATAGTTAAAACTTGTTCAACGAGTAAGTCTACGTTGTCAGTTATTGTTGCAGGAGGTGTAATAATAACCTCGAATTGGTTTTGAAATACCGGTTCGTAGTATGATCTTGCCGCCTGTGAATTGTCCCAATGTGGTAATCCAGCCATGTTAATTAGATTATTTTAATTATTTATTTGATTAACTGTTAAAGTTTCTTCATTTTCTCTTTCTTTAAATATTGATTCTACATCTATTTTAGACTTAAATGCGACTTCACTCGATCTAGATCCATATTTTTCAATACTTACACCATCACCTTTAAATTCTATAACAACTGATGGGAGTATAGTTTGGAATATAATATCCCATTTATTGTCAACATCGTCATATTCAACAATTTTAGATATAGGAGTATTTGACTTGCTATTAATAGCTAATTGTATTCCTCCTCCATTAACATCAACATTAAATTTATTCCAAGTCTCAATCTTATTTCCATCTAACTGATCAACCATACCGGTTGATACTTTTAATACAATAGATGGGGATCCTGAGTCTATCCCAGAAGATGATACCTCTCTTAAAGCAATTTTATCAGTATTAAATATTACTTTGAATTTAGAGTTATTAAAGTACTTTGAACTAATATCGCTATACTTGTCAGGGTTATCTTTAATTTCAGTGGCATATTCTGAACTAATTTGCTTTTTAATCGATTCCGAAGCAAGTTGAAATTTTCTTTTAAGAATATTAACCTCACTTAATATGTAATATGTTGAGGTAGCATATCCTTCTTTATAATTTAAATCTGGAAACAAATCTATGCGATGTAATTTTGAATTTATCGAATTTTGATCAAAAACGGTCTCCCCGTTAATTATGTCCCATTCTAGATTATGGCTTATTATTGCTTGAAATATAGCTCCGCCGTCTTTTGCGACAGTTTGAGATGAATATGCTTCATTTGTTATCATATTCAATTGGATTTACTTTTTCTTACTTTTCTTCTTCTTTTCTTCTTTAGCGTCTTTAGCATCTCTAGTTTTAGTGTAATTTTTCCAAAGTTCATTATAAATGTTACATGATGCTCCTAAGAAATTAATTATTCCAACATATTTCTTCTTTTGTATACCATCCATATTCGCTACTTTTTTGCCAATTCGCTTAGCATCATTCACGCTTAATTCTTCCTTTGGTTTTTTACCAACTAGTTTCTTAAGATCTCCTTTTTTCTCAAGTAGAGAAAATTCATTAAAATTTGTAATAGCTCTATTCATAGTAATTTGGTTTTACTTACCTACAACGTTTCTCTTTTTAGCTTTCTTTAAAAAACCTTTAGTATATTTGTCTAAATTAGGAGTCCCTTTAGATTTAACTCCGCTCGCTAAATCTTGTTTAATTTTAGATGCCTTTGTAGAATCTTTTGAATCCTTGTTACCCTTAGTTGCATACTTTTTAGCTGCGCTTTTAAAAATAGACATAAATTGGTTGTAGTTCATAACAGGGTTCTTTTTCTGCTTTAAAATATCATTCATTGATTTCATCGTAATCCGATTTTTTTATTATTTATCTTTAATATTGGGAACTTTTTTAGTAAATTAGGTTTAATAATTCATTAAATAAAGTTATATTAAGTAAAAATTGACTAAGTATGGCAGATAAGAGAATAGAGAAGAAATATAGAAAGCTTACTGATATAGAGCATGTTCTGCATCGTCCTTCTATGTATATTGGATCAATAAAGCCACATAGTGGGTTTCAATATATGTATGACGGTGAGAATATCTCATATGAGAATATAACATATAACCCTGGATTTTTAAAATTATTCGATGAAATACTATCTAATTCAATAGATGAGCATAGGAGATCTAATAAGTTAAATAAAATCGATATCACAATAAACTTAGATGAAAATTCAATAACAGTCAGGGATAATGGTGGAATACCTGTTACCAAACACCCAGTACATAAAGAATGGATACCAGAGATGATATTCTCCAATCTTAAAGCAGGATCTAATTTTAATGATGAAGAAGATAGAATAGTATCAGGTACAAATGGAGTGGGATCAACCCTCACTAATATATTTAGTAATAAATTTATAATATCTACATGTGACGGCAAAAATAAATTTGTGCAGACATATAAAGATAACATGCATAAAAGAAGTAAAGCTTCGGTTAGCCCAGCTAAAATAGGATTCACCGAAGTTAAGTTTATACCGGACTTAGAAAGATTTGGAATGAAAGCGATAGGCGAATCTAGTGTAAAATTGATATACAAAAGATGTATAGATGCAGTCGCATGTAACACTAAGCTTGCACTAACATTCAATACCATTCAAAATAAAATAAAAGTTAGTGATAGAATAAAATACTCTTCATTTAAAGATTACGTTTCTTTATATTCTGATGAATTTTACTATGAGGATTCTAAAGATTGGAAAATTGCTTTTTCGTATTCTAAAGATGGATATAAAAACGTTAGTTTTGTAAATTCAGTACATACTAAGGATGGAGGTACCCATGTTGAATATATTACCTCTCAATTAGTTAATCATTTACGAGTAATGATAAAGAAAAAGCATAAAGTAGATGCTAGGCCCAGTGAAATAAAAAATCACCTATGTGTTTATATTGATTCAACAATAGTAAATTCTTTATTTAGTTCTCAAACAAAAGAAAAGCTTATCACTGAGGCTAGAGATTTTAATACGGATCACGAAGTATCTTTAAAAATAGCTAAAAAAATATTTTCCTCTGAAATAATTGAGTCTCTTCTTGATTGGATTGAGAAAAAACAGTTAGCTTCTGAAAGAGCAGAGCTTAGGAAGCTTAATAAATCTTTAAGTAGAGGAAGGATATCTAAGTTAATTGATGCTCAATCTAAATCTAATAGAGAAAATTGTGTTCTTGGAATATATGAAGGCATGTCCGCTTTATCCGCAGTTAGAAAGTTTAGAAATACACAAATGATGGGAGCATATCCTCTAAAGGGAAAATTTATAAATGTACATGAACTTCCTAATTCAAAGGTTATTAAAAATGAAGAAGTAAAGGGATTAATGGGATCTATCGGATTAAAATTAGGGGAAGAACCTAAAAATCTAAGGTATGGTAAAATATACATATATACTGATGCAGATCCTGATGGAAATTCAATAGCAGCTCAACTAATAAACTTTTTTGCAAAATATTGGCCAGAATTATTTGAACTTGGTATAATACATAAAGTTATGACTCCTCTCGTTGTAGCCAAAAAGGGTAAAATCGCCATCGACTTCTATACTAATAAAGAATTTGAAGATTGGTGCAACAAAGGTAGTGTAAATATTAATACTTGGAATATTGAATATAAAAAAGGATTAGCTGCACTAGAAGATGATGAATATAGAGAAATAATAGTAAATCCTAATACATTAAAAGTAAATTTAGATAAAGAATCAAAAAATTCTTTAGAATCTTGGTTTGGAAAAGACTCTCAACCTAGAAAAGATAGATTATTGAAACAATGAAAGTAATAATAGCAGGAAGTAGGAACTTTAATAATTATGACAAGCTAAAGAAGTCATGTGATCATCTTTTATCTAATAATAAAGATACTGAGATAGAAGTAATCAGTGGCACTGCAGAGGGGGCCGATTCTTTAGGAGAATATTATGCATCTGAGAATGGATACAATTTAAAGCAATTTCCGGCTGAATGGGATAAGTATGGTAAGGGTGCAGGATTTAGAAGAAATGTAATAATGGCAAAATACTCAGAATGTCTTATTGCCTTTTGGGATGGGAAGAGTAGAGGAACAAAGCACATGATTAATACAGCTAAAAAACACGGGTTAGTAATTAAAATTATCAAAACAGATGAGTAAAGAAATAACAATAAGCGAATATTTAGATACTGACTATCGTGAGTATGCTAGATATGTGGTTGAAAATAGAGCAATCCCCTCCGTTATAGATGGATTAAAGCCTACTCAAAGAAAGGTAATATACATAGCAGATAAAGTATGGAAGACTGGCAAGGAAAAACCATATAAGATATTTCAATTGACGGGTAGAATTGCAGCAGATGCACATTACCATCACGGTGACTCTAGTTTAAACTCTTCAATAATAGGTATGGCTCAAAAATTTAAAAATTCAATGCCGCTACTGGAAGAAATTGGACAGTTTGGGTCATTACGTTCCCCTGTTGCAGGGGCTCCTAGATATATTTCTACTAAATTACATTCTAATTTTAGATTATTATATAAGGACTTTGAATTACTATCTCCTAGGATGGAAGAGGGAGCCCAGATTGAACCCGAATACTTTCTGCCAATAATACCTACTGTTCTATTAAACGGGAGCTCAGGGATTGCCGTAGGGTTTGCTACCAATATACTAAATAGAAATCCATTAGACCTAATAAATGCGTGTCTTAAAGAATTAGAGGGAAAAGGATATCAAGATCCTGCCCCGTGGGTAAATGGATTTAGGGGAGAATGCGTAAAGAATCCAGAATCAGTTAATTCTTGGATATTTAAAGGAATTCATGAAGTAAAAAACATGTCTACTGTAGATATATTAGAAGTTCCACCCTCAGTTACATATGAAAAATATGATAACTGTCTTAATCTACTAGAAGATTCTAAATCGATAACATCATATGATAATAATTGTAAATCAGATATAAACTATACTCTTAAGTTTACAAGATCCAATCTTAGTAATCTTATAGAAAATAATAGGCTAACTAGAGTATTAAAGCTAGAGGAAAAACAAACAGAAAACTTTACGGTTCTTGATGAGAATGGAAAGTTAAAGATTTTCAATAACTGTAAGGAAATTATATCTTATTTTGTAAAATTTAGGCTAAGCTTCTATGAAAAAAGAAAAAGATATATTATTGATAAACTATCTAAGGAATTACTATTTTTATCAAATAAAGCTAGATTTATAAAGGATATCATTTCTGGAAAATTAAAAGTTAATAATGTTCTTAGACAAACCATTATATTATATCTAGGATCAAATAAGTATAATTCAATAGATGATTCATATAATTATCTATTGAATATGGCAATACATACTCTTACTAAAGAAAAGTATGAAGAATTACTAAATCAAGTTTCTAATAAAAAAGAAGAACTTGAAGAAATAAAAAAGATTAAACCAATTGATATGTATAAAACTGATCTAAGTGATTTAAAGAAAGTACTATCAAAGGACCCTAGTTATAAAGTATAATCTATTAAATATTGAAATATGAAATTAAAATTAGATAATATAGGTGGAAGCATTATTAAAGATAATGATACCTACACCCTCACGGACAATAACTTCCTTAGCAATTTAACACTATCTCAAACATATTTAAAGCCCGGAATGGCAACACGGGGGCATTCTCATGATAATCAAGAAGAGGTTTATACCTTTACTAGAGGATACGGAACCATGGTTATCGGAGAAGTTGAGCACGATGCAATACCAGGAGATACTTTTTTAATTAAAGCTGGAAACTTTCATCGTGTAATCAATAAATCAAATCAACAACCGTGTGTTTTTACATGTGTGTTTGAAAAGTATGATAGAAATAGCGATGTTGCTAAATATTAATTAATATATAAACCATTTAAATCAGAATAAAATGAAAGAATTCGATGAACTAATAGATCTTTTATCCTGGGCATACGTCCAAGGATACAAACACGCGTCCGACGTAGTTGCTCAAACTGTTCCTAAATCAGATAAACTAAAGGACATGTTTACCAAAATGATGAAGGATAAACAAGAAAAAGAAAAGAACCCTCCCTTAAAAAAAGAATAAAAAAAAGGGAGTCTTTCGACTCCCTTCTTAAGATGATACTTGCGTATCGTACTGTTACAATTATGCAATTGCAGCAGAACCCGTAAGAACGTCTGTTCCACCAACAATGTTCATCATACAGTATTGCGTTTCTGGATGCCATCCTGCTTCAGTAATCGCGTATCTTGATTTCATACCGATTTTTGGAGAGAATGTACCTTCAGCAATAGTCTGTAATGACTCAGCCATTATATAAGGCATAAACTTAACACCTGGCTCTTCATCAGCTCCTTTTCTACCGATACAAATTCTTTCATCACCGAACGATAAGTTAGGATCAACATAAACTTGTACACCGTAGACTTTACCAGCTGGGTAAAGATTACCTGCAACTCCAGCCATATCAGTTGGTACACTCGCAATTGAGTAACCAGCAACATCAGCCATCGCAGAAGCAACTTTACCATTAGTAACCATAAATGTTCCAGCTCCGAATCTACCTCTATGGTAAATCAAGTTAGCTAGTTCAAGAACTTTAGTTACTAATCTTCTTTGCAAAGTAGAAACGTTTTCGAAACCAACACCACCAGTAGTTAGGTTAAGTGTTGCGACGTTAGCGCCCTCAACAGCTGCAACTTCAGTAGCGTGAACAGCACCTAAATTAAAGATGTTGTCTACTAACCTCTTGTTGATTGATTGAGCTAAATCGTTAACTGCAACGTTTTCTAACATAGAAACAACGTCATAGTTCCAAACTCTATTCAAGTCTTGGATTTGCTCAACAGTAGCTGAGATAGCAACTTGGTCAGTTTCAGCCTCGATGAATTTAGTGAACATTCTAAGACCCATGTTTCTGAATCTAGAAGACTCACTAGCCTCTCTTGACATTGAACCTGCAACATTACCAGTTCCAGGTAAATAAGGACCAGAGAAATTACCAGCCGGAGCTTGGTCATAATCTGCATCACTTACTCCTGAGAAACCAGAAATGTGGTTTTCAAGTGCTGAGACGAGCTGAACCATAGCTGCAGTAGTAGCAACCGGTACGGTTACGTTAGCTGCACCTCCAACACCGTCCAGAGTAGCACCTGCCGCAATATCTGCAGCAACTGTATCTGTACCGGTAGGGCCAGTCATCACTTTAAGGATAGCGTGACCGTCCACACGTGAGAATCCTACAAGATCATAAGTACCAGTAACTGCTGCTGAGAATGTTACATTTGACCCTGGAGTCAAAGTACCACCTGCAAGACCAGCTTCTGTTATGCCTTGTAATTTTATCATGTACGGTTCAGTCTCATTATCTGTTTTACCACCTGTATATAGGTAGTCTAAATATGGAAGAAATCCTACTGGAGAATCCATAGGTACAACTGGAACTAGGTCGAAACCAATAGTTTTAGCTGCCACCTGAATCGCAACCGGTAAAAGTGATGGAAATTTATCACCTGAACCAGTACCTGCGCTAGTATAAGAACCTTTTGCACCAGCTGCAAACGGAGTATCCGTTGCTGGAACACCAGCTCCCATTCCAGGAACTGCAGGGGGCGTCTGTAGAAATTGACCTGGTCCTGTGTATTGCTCAAATAACGGAGCGCTATTATCAAAAATAGCGTGGTTATGTGCATACTCAGCTAACCATGGTGTCTTTTCCATGTCTGCGCCGTGAGATTCTAAAATAGGCTTCCACGTTTTGTTCAAACTGTTATCATTTGAACGTTTAAAAATTTTTGTACGTGCCATTTTAAAAATGATTTTTTTTAGTTTTTACTTTCGATAGTCTGCTTCTCTAAGCATTCTGTCTAGGTAGTTTGAGGTATAACCTCTTGCATTCTCAACTACCCTTTCAATGGGCATCATACCTTCTGTACTTTGGCTTTCGTTAAGATTTTGCAATTTCTTATTATTTTTTCCTTGTTCAATTCTTTCTACTATTCCGTTTAAGTTTTGCTCATCCCAAAATGTTTTAACTTGGTATGGAGTATTTAAAGTATATAATTGAGATTTAGAATAGATGTGATTTTTCTCTGATTCATCCATTTTACTCCAAGTATTCTTATACTCATCTGGCATAAACTTAATCATTACAGGAATATCTTTAGTAGTTTCAGTATATACTGATTCCATTATAGAAATAACATCAGTTTCGTTAAACCAAACTGAAGCTCCTAGTGTTTCAACAATTGATTGTTTAATTCCTTTATCTAGTGCGTAAAATTTATCTTTATTAGCATCGCCTAATACCTTTAAGAAAGGATATTTTGCTTCTAATACTGCTTTAGAAGAATCTGAAGTAACCTCAGCAATAACTTCATCAACTTTTTCAACTAAGCTATCGATAGTTGCACTTTCATTTAATTTAGCAACACTTCCTAATACATTTCTTTTTGTCGGAACAGCAGCTCCTTCGTTAAGTTGCTCTGCTATATATTCAGCATATCCTATTCCTTGAGCGGATTTTTCTCCAATGTATTGAGAGTATTGTCTATTAGCGTTAACGTTCTCTGCTAAATAATTAGCAAATTCATTAGTATTATTAGATCCTTCAGCAACATATTCAGTATATTGAATTCCCTTATCAACTTCTTCAGCTAAATAGTTTTGATAATTAATAGAGTTATTTAAATTCTCTTTAATATATTCAGTATAATTAATAGTTTCATTTAATTTTTCAGCTACATGATCTTGATGGCCGATGCTAGTATCTAACTTTTCTCCTAAATAAGAACTATAATCAATAGCCTTATTTGTAGTTTCAGCAACGTGCTCTGTATAGTTAACTGATTTGTTAACCATTTCTTGCAAATAATCAGAGTAATTAATTACTCCTTCTAGATGCTCAGCTAAATAATTAACAAAGTTAACCAATTTAGGCATATCTACCGTTGAATTACTTTGATCTGATTCAAATGTAGCTTTCTGATTTTTTAATTCGCCTTTAATAGCGTTAATCTGATCCTTAACTAAGTTAGAATACTTATTCATTGACTCAGAGGTTACAAATTTGTTATTATCACCCATCGTTTTTCTATTTTTTTGAGGTTCGATAGAATCTTCAAAAACCGATTCTATAGTATTATTTATTCTATAGATTTTGAAATTATTAGAATATTCTAAGCTCTCAGAAATTTCTTCTAATCCATTTTGCTTAACAAAGGAATTACTCTTTAAAGAGTCATAACTTTCAGTCAACATTTTAAAATCATTTTGTAAAGATTCATTAGTTACTTTATTCAAAATAGCTTCAGTAAAACCAGGTTCACCTACTAAATCATAAGTAAATATTCTTTGAAGTTTAACTTTTCCTTCATTCATAACTTGACCGGCTGCTCTAGATGAAATGGATAAGTTTACTCCTCCGTTTAATAAAGCTTTCGCGATTTTACCATTGGGTGTATCCTCTAATATTCTTAATTTTATATTAACCTTAGTGTCTCCGTCATACTCTAGTTCTTCAATGATATGAGAAGCACTTTTTAATGTAACGTCAAAGTGAGGTGGATGATCTAAATCTCCAACTAATTGTCGCTTTTCTATCTTTTCTTTTAAGTAAGTTAAGTGAGGTAGATATTCGTCTTTTTCGTAGACTCGATTATTATTATTCTTCGATCCAAATACAGCGCAAACCCCTTCTAATATTGTGTTATTAGGTTGATTAGATTTTACACTTAAATCTTCTCCTACGTTTTCAACGATTAATACGTAATCCTCATTCTTTTTTAAATTACCAGCATTTACTGAACGTGTATTCAAAAGTCTATAATTTTTTTATTATTTATATTAGACTTGTTAAAAAAAAATGAAATTATTTATTATAATATGACATTAAGTGATTCTTAAGCTGCTTTAAATTCGATTTGCTTAACTTAGATAAATCGGGAGACTCTATATCGAAGGTGACAATGTACTTTCCAAGTTCTCCATCCTTTGATTTTATTCCTTCTCCTGGAATGTTAAAGCTTAATCCGTTAATTAGCTCAGGTGAATTTATTTCAGCATTGTATGACTTATTAAATATAGTATCAACTAATATCCCCTCTTCTTTAAATATGACTTTATATAGCGGAATCTTTACATTATGTATAATATTTCCACAGTCAATTGATATATCATCAGGAACATTTATATCTATTTTTATATTTAAGTTCCCACATAGGTGCTCAATCTCACTTTGTCCCCATACATTTAATCTAGATATAATATCCTCATTTCCCATCCCGTCAATTTTAAGACTTAGCTGAAAACCTGAATCCGTTTCTACTAGATTCATATACTTTTTCCTTAAATTAATCTTTACAATGATATTTTTATCTTCCCTTTCTTTACTGTTTATCTCTTTTGAAATATATCTCTCAAAGGATACTTCAATATTTGCTCCTTTGGCTAACTCTGTAAATTCCGCGCTAACTCTCATAGATATATCCAAATACTCACTTTGTCTTCTTCTAGATTTAGTATATGATTTTTCAAAGGGAGCATCCTTAAATGATGAATTTGAAAAATCATTAACCCAATCATCAAAATTCATTCCTCCTCCTCCTCGGGTTCTTCTTCTAGGCTGAGGTGTGTCATATTGCTGTCGCTTCTTTGGATCTCCTAAAATAGAGTAAGCTTCAGCTATTTCCTTAAATTTAGCCTCTGCGTCCGACGAATTATTTTTATCTGGATGGTATTTTAAAGCAAGCTGCCTATACGCCTTCTTTATGTCAGATTCTGGCGCATTTTTTGGCACTCCTAATATTTTATAATAATCTGTCATTTAAATAAACTTGCTTATACTATATTGTATAAGATAATACAAATAAGTTTTATTATTATATATGTTAGTTAAAAGACTCATAGAATTAAAAAATATTTATAAAGGAAAAAAGATTATAGTATGTGGATGTGGTAAATCACTAAACACGTTCTATGACTCACCTGAGTTTGCTAAGATTGCGAATAACAACAATGTAATAACAATAGGTGTGAACGACGTTCCTCGACTATTTGATCCAACACATTTAGTTATAACAGATCACACAACTAGGTTCAACAAAAATAGAATAGATCTAATAAATAATTGTAGAAGTAAAAGTGTATTAACTTGTGTTAAAGGATGGCAACATCCAAAACTAGTATATTTTGAATTAGGAAAAAGAGGAGGACTTACATTAGATGATTATTCTAGAGTAGACCACCACCTTAATTCTCCATACGCTGCAATAAACATAGCATATAAACTTGGAGCTTCTAAAATAGGTATGGTTGGAGTAGATTTTATAGACGGTCACTTTTATAGTCCCAAAGACGGGCCTCATAATTTAACTAGAAAACATCTTCCTTCAATTAACTTGGCTTATAAAAAAATATACCTTCAATTAAAAAATAGAAAGGTTGATTTATATAATTTAAGTGACATAAGTAAAATAGACGCTATTCCGTACCTAAGTATTAAAAAATTTATAGAAATATAGACACTAATGAAAATTATTATACCAGCACGAAAGGGATCAAAAGGTTTTCCCTTTAAAAATAGAAAACTGTTTGAGTATACTGCAGATATTATACCGATCAGTTTATATGATAGTGTATATGTTCTAACTGACGACTTGGAAATCTCCAAAATATCAGAGTCATATGATTTTAACGTATTACCAAGACCTAGAAGAGTATCCAATGACTCAGCTTCTACAAAAGCTTCAATAGAATACGCTTTAGAAAACATAGAATTAGATAATAAAGATGAGACTATTCTAATGTTATACTTAACCTATCCTTATAGAACCTGGAGCGAGGTTGAAGATGCGATAGCCGATTTTGCTCGTTCTGGATCTGATTCACTTCTTTGTAGAAAGGAAATAGAAACTTCTCCGTTTCTAGTTTTAAAAGAAGAAGAGAATGGAAAGGGATCTCAGTTATTCTATCATGATCTTTATAGAAGACAGGATTACCCTAAATGTTTTGAAATAAGCCACTATATTTCAATATTTAGAGCAGGTTCTATTTCTAAACTAAACAGCAATTTATATAATTCAAATACCTACTTCTTAAAGATAGAAAAAGAAATACTAGATGTAGATTCAAAAAAAGACTTCAATAAAATAGATGGAAAATAAAATAGATAACTTTTGTGCTATTACTGAAATTAGTAATAGGGAGTTTCACCTATGTAGAACAGCAATATTCTCATTCATATCAACAAATAAGTGGTTTAATGGATATTTAATTTTACTAAATATAGATGGAGAAGAAATAACAGACCATAATATTAATATCTTAAAATTAACATATGAAAAATTTAATATAATTTCTCCTGATGATTCTAAAATATTACAAAAACTAAGAAAGAAAAAAAATGTAAATAAAAGATCATCATTCCTATATCTTCAGGCATTTAATATTAAGTCTAAAGGAAATATCTTTTTTTCCAAGTCCAGTCTATTTATGAATGAGATTTCGTCAATCTTAAGTAATAAAGAATTAAACGTTCCAATAAAGTCGCCTATTTTCCCAGAACTTAACCCAACCGGTAGCGAAGATCTTAATACTAATTTAATGTTTATTCCTAAAAAATATATTTCTAATAAACGATATAATGATATACTAAATATAGTAAGCTCGTCTGAAATTTATAAAAACGAATCGGAATCTAACGTATTAAAAAAATACATTAAGCAATATTCAATAGATGTTAAACTCTGTTCAAATACCCTATCAGTTAACTCGTCGTTTTTTGATAATTCTAAATATTCTAACTTTATCAGATACCATAAAGCAATTGGAAGCTTAAATATGGATACTGCTAGTGCTTCTGGGACTTTTAACTTTAAGAGAATACATAATTATTGGAAACAATATAATCACAACTTAGTAAATGGGCTGACTAAATCAGTTCCTACTAAAATTAATACTAAGAATATAAAGATTGCTAGAAAAAAATATAAACATAAAATAAACAAGTCGCATTCGTTAAAAAATACATTCTCAGATAAATTAGCAATATACACAACATCTGATGAAAATTATATCGAGCACGCAATTGTTGCATTTCAGACTTTCCGCGAAATTAATCCACATCTAAATCTAGATTTTTTTATTATTTCAAAAGAACTGAGTCATCATAAATTAGAATTATTAGATAGAAATTCAATATCACATATTGAATTAGATTTAAGTGGAGTATTTAAAATAGAAGAAAACTGGCCATACCCCAGCGAATGCTTTTGGTTATTTAAAGGACCTGATCTTTTAAATAATTTAGGATATAAATATTCTATGTATATAGATTCTGATGTGCAGTGTAATCAACCAATGGATTTAAGCTGGCTATATTCTTTAGATTTAATTGCTGGAGCGGAAAGGGGAGCTTCGTTAATTAAATTTCTATCTCACGTAGAAAATATTCATAAAATAACAAAAGGATTTAATATAGATAGATCAAATATACAAGATATTCCTTCTGTTAATACTGGCGTCTTATTTTTTAATAATGCTGAATATTCTAGATTAAATTTTTATCAAAAAGCAATAGATGCGTTCACACTAAGTAAGGAATTAGGTATTCCACGAAAAGGAGATGATTCATTAATGTGTCTTCTAATGTCAATATATTATGAATATTCATATAAAACTTTACCTAGTTCTTGGAATGACTATAAATTTTACCATAAAAATCCAGGAAAATCGGTTAATCACTTTAACTCTATAATAATTCACCACTCACGCCATAAACCTTGGAATAAAAGAGATACGAGGTTTTATAAAAATCAATTTAACACATTATTAGTTTCAAGATGGTGCGAAATGTCAAAAAAATTAAAGCTAGATGGAAAACTATAAGCTATTTTGGTGGAGAGGTAAACATTATAATTTTGGTGATGAAATTACGCCTTGGTTGTTTAAAAAAATGTGTGACATTAATCAATCTTCTCCTTGTAATATAAAATTAGAGAAAGGTCCAATAATACTTGCAGTTGGTAGCATAATGCGGCTTTCTTCTGCTAAAACCTCGATATGGGGATCAGGAATTAGAAATATAGATCAATCTGATTTTACCGAAGCTAAGAAATACCACGCAGTTAGGGGACCATTTACTAGAAAACAATTATTAAATCTTGGATATACATGCCCTGCAATATATGGAGATCCTGGATTATTGCTTCCCAAATACTATAATCCTTCTATTTCTAAAAAATTTAAATTAGGTATAATACCTCACGTTAGTGAATATGAAGATATTAAAAAGAAGTATTCTAAGCTTAAAGATGTTTTAATAATTAATTTAACAACTAATGATATTGAAAAAGTAGTTGATGATATTGTTTCATGTGAGACTACAGTTTCTACTTCTTTACATGGAATAATAACATCTGTTGCATATGGAATACCAACTAGGTGGCTAAAATATTCTGATCGTATAACAGGAGATGACATAAAATTCTATGATTTCTTTGCTTCTCTAGATAATAGAGTATTTTCAACCTTTAATTATAAAGATATTACATCTCCTATATCTAAATACAACCCTATTATCCCTTCAAATAGTATTTCAGATATTATTAAACAGACTGAGCTATATCCAATGGATTCATTGGATATTAATCGTCTCATATCTTCCTGTCCAGTTAAAATAACTTAAATATAATTTATGCATAAAACTGTTAATTTACATTGGTATAAAAAAGATTATAATTTTGGAGATATGTTAAATCCATATTTAATACCTAAGTTATTTAATATTAAAGTAAATTGGATAACCCCTGGGTCTAATACTCCTCATATATTTTCTATAGGTTCAATACTTCAAAAGGCCAATAATTCAACTGCAGTATGGGGATCCGGCTTTATAAGTAATAATAGTCGTATTTCAAATCCTTCTAAGATATTCGCAGTTAGGGGACCTCTCACATATGCTAGACTAATTAATGCAGGTATACCCACTCCTAAAATATTTGGAGATCCTGCCTTACTTTTGCCCAATGTATATTCTCCACAATTTAATAAAAAGTGGAAAATAGGAATAATTCCGCATTATGTTGACAAAAAATCAAATGTTATTAACATGTGTTCTAAAATAAAAGGAGTCAAAATAATAGACGTTCAAGAAAAAAGTATAGAATCGATTATCAACGATATTCTTGCATGCGAAATAATTTTATCAAGTAGTTTGCACGGTCTCATTGTCGCAGATGCTTATGATATTCCTAATATATGGATAAAAATATCAAATAAGTTAATCGGAGGAAACTTTAAATTTAATGACTATTTTAAGTCAGTTAGTCGAAATATTCGCGAACCTATTATATTTACAACTAAGTCAAATATTTTTGATATAGTAAAAAACTATTCACTAGAAAAAATTATTTTTAATTCTCAACCTCTACTAAAATCTAATCCCTTTATATGAAATTAGGAGTATCATATACAGTATTTGATGGGATAGAGCTCTTAGAGCATTCTATTAAACAAATAAGAAATCACGTTGATTTTATACACGTAGCATATCAAAAATATTCTTGGTTTAATAAGGCAATGTCAATTGAAGATTTTAATACATTAAATCGATTAAAAACAATAGGGTTAATCGACTCCTTAGAATGTTTTACAGATTTTAAAATAATAAAACTAAATACGAGTAATATTCAAATATCTAAAAAATATGAGACCGAAAAAAGACAATTTGGAATGAATGCTTGTTTAAAAACAGGATGCACCCACTTTATATCTATGGACGTTGATGAATTTTATATAGCAGATGAATTTAAAAAAGCAAAGAATATAATAGTAGAAAATAATATATCCCAATCTTCTTGTTCTTTTATAAATTATGTAAAATTACCAATATACACAAGAGGAATAGATGGATCTACCGTGCCATTCATATGCAAAGTAAATAATTATTCAAATATGTCAAAATACTTTTTTACGAAATGTGATCCAACCAGAGGAATAACTGATAATATACGAGGAGCCAAGAAAAAATTTACTAAAGATATAATATTAATGCATCACATGGAGACAGTTAGAAAAGATTTGACTAAAAAATATGAGTCAACAACGAGAGCAATATTTAATAGGAGTAGAACCAAAGATTTAGTAAAAGGTATAAAATCAGTAAATAAACAAACAAATATGTTTAGTTTTGATAAAATAATATTTCCAGGAACACCTCCTGTAAAACTTAAAGAAACCGATAATATATTTAATATACCTTATAAAATATGGGACCTGTAAAGATAGTAGCAGAAATAGGAATAAATTATGCATACGGTAAAGATAAGTTTAAGTTTTTAGATAATGCTAAAAAATTAATAGACGCCGCTGCTTTGGCTGGATGTAATTGGGTAAAATTCCAAAAAAGAAATCCAGATATATGTGTAAGTGAAGATCAAAAATTAAAACCAAAGAAAGTTCCGTGGAGAAAAGAAGAAACCACATATCTACAATATAAAAAAGATATAGAATTTGGAGTAAATGACTACGCTGAAATTGATGTATATTGCAATAAAAAAGGAATTGGATGGTTTGTATCGGTATGGGATAAGTCATCCGTCGATTTTATAGTAGATAACGATTATTCTAATTGGGGGTCATTCATAATGAAAATTCCATCAGCTTTAATAAACGATATTGATTTATGTAAGTATGCAAGTGAAAAGTCTGACCTTTTAATTATATCAACTGGAATGAGTACGGAAAAAGAGATTATAACATGTATAAAAGCATGTGATCCCGACGTAATCATGCATACCAATTCAACATACCCAGCAAAAGTAGATGAGCTTAATCTTGAATATATACATTGGCTTAAAGATAAACACTATGGAAAAGAAATAGGGTACTCTGGTCATGAGTTTGGCTTAGTTACAACATGGGCAGCAGTTGCCATGGGAGCATCGTGGATTGAAAGACATATTACTCTTGAAAGAACACTATGGGGATCTGATCAGATTGCATCGGTAGAGCTAGGCGGGCTTATTAAGCTTGTTAAAGGAATACGGGATATTGAAAAATCTTTTAAAGGATACGGAGAAAGAGAAGTTTTAGGATCAGAATTAGAAAAATTGAAAACCTTAAGAAAATGATTACACCAAAACTAATACTTCAATTTATTGAAGGAAATCTTAAAATGCTTGGAGATAAGTTTGGAACCCTTTCGGAACATACTAAGGAACAAGTTTTATATAGATCTCAAGTATGTAAAAATGATTGTATAGAAAGGGGATATTGCGTTCAATGTGGATGCTCAATTCCTGGTAAATTATATGTTACTAAATCATGTAATAAAGGAAGTAGATTCCCGGACTTAATGGATGCTGAATCTTGGGAAACATATAAAAAGGATAATAATATAAAAATAGAAGGAAAATGATTTACTATATAGATATAGATGATACTATATGTAGATCAGGGTCACCTAGCGATTACTCTACGGCCATTCCAATAGATAACGCAATTAAAAAAGTTAATGCACTATATGATGCCGGACATGAAATAGTTTTTTGGACGGCGCGTGGATCTGGAACTGGAGTAGACTGGAGGGAAGTCACCAAAAATCAATTAGAAAAATGGGGAGTAAAATATCATAAACTTCGCCTCGGAAAACCAATATATGATTTCTTTATAGATGATAAAAACATAAACGCAAGAGACTGGTTAAATGAATAGATATAAAAATAAAGTATTAATTCTTGGAAACGGTCCTGATATTAATAATATAGAATTTAATCGCCTTCCAAAAATAATAAAAACAGCAGGAGTAAATAGAATATGGCTAAAACACTTTCCTAAATACTATTTCTACCATGATGCTGACATAATGAAGGAAATAGATCGTGATATAGTTCTCAGATCTCAACTCATAGCTAAAAGTGTATGCTATACTAGCGATTGGTTGCATACGCAAACATCTAATATTCCAAATTATTTAAAAGTAATTAATAGATCTAATCCTTCTATATTTGTAGATTCGGTAAACACGTTTATGAGAATTTTAATAAATGATAATGTATTTAACACGAATGATACTATATTTTATATAGCAGGAGTTCCACTAAATTGGACAAACCCGAGTCACTTTTGGAAAGATTTAAAATACCATTCTCTAAATAAAAAAGATAAAATATGGTATGATGCTAGATTTACTAGAATGCTTTCTAATTTTAAAAATTTAAAAAAATTAGGATATAATATGGTTTCAGTTACTCCTAATTCTAAGTTAAATAAAATAATGAGATATGAAGGTATAGGTAATTTATATACTTAAAGTATCAACCTTAAGATATTAATTCTATTCTTCATAAGTACATGAACCATCATCAATTGTTGCTAAAGGATCAAAATTTAATGCTGTTGGGTCTGTACAACCGAATACGGCTTCTAAGAAGTGATCATCAGATTTAGATCTTGCTGCTATTGTCTTATCACTTCCGTCTTCAACGAATTCCTTATCCTGTGGACTTGCCTTCTTAATAAATTCCAATTCTACCTCTTCAACTATTAAATCATCTCTATCATCTAGTTGAGCTTTTGATTTTTTCGCTTCCCCAGATTCAATAACGAACTCTTCTAATACTTTTTCTTCACCTAATACCTCTTCTACTTTTATAAGCTTTACATCTTGCTCTTCGTTTACATAAATAGCTTCTTCTGTTCTAACTGCACCTTCTATTTCAGCATCTTTCACAACTGGTTCTTCTGCAGGAAAAACTTTATCTAATACTATCTTATCTAGATCAGAATTAACTGCTGCATCTGCAGCAGATGGCAGAGCAGGTAGTTTTTTTGGATCCCCTAATTCTAATTTGTCAGAAGGAGGAAGTTTTATACTAGCTATATCATTAGCTGCCATATAAGCTTCTAATGTTACAATTTCTGAAATATATGCTTGTTTTTCTTTATGCCTTTCGTCTGCTTCTTCACCAATTAAACTAGTTATAGTATATACATGTTTACCAGATAATACTTTATGTTCTTGAGCATCCGAATTCGGCCAGTTATATCTATATAAAATGTCGATTCCTTCACCTACTAATTTTCCTACTTTTGAAGTAGTCCATACATTAGCTCCAATTGTAAACGATTTAGCATATATTCTAGCTTGATGTGCAAATAATTGGATATTTCCATCCGATTCAGAAGCAAGTATATCTCCAAAATAATGAACAGTCGCCTCAAATATTCCATATCCAGAATAAGATTCCTCTATTACATTTTCTTGGCTTGGGTCAAGTTGAGCAATCAGACTTCTACCTTCAGTAAAATCATCCCTCATATGATTTACTCCTAAATAATTATTTAGCCATTCTAAATCACCTGATTGATCCTCATCTCCATCAACTAAGAATGTAATAAGATTTAGTTTTTTCTTTTTTGCAACCATATTAATTGATTGCAATGCTACAGTTTGATGATTTATATTAAGAGCTTGGTTACCTGAAACATATGATATTTCTTGTTTACATTGCACAAACACCGTACTTGCTGCCTCCTTCATCGCGTCAGTAATAGTAATAGCTTCAGAAATAGATCCAATTACTGCACTTGGAAGTAATTCATCGTGATTAATAATTTTAGTAGCGATGTCATTCCAACACTCATTTTTTCTAGTTTTATAATGACCATCAAAGGCAGCATCTTCAGCATTACCTTCAACGTCATTTCCAGCAAGCACATTAGCTGAAATATCTGCCAATATTTCAAGGCTATTAGCCATAGCTTGTATTGTTAATGCACCATCCTCATTCTTAATAATGGCATCATTAATATAATCAATTTCCAGCAATCTTTCTTTAACGTCATCATTAACAGGTAAAAGATCAAATTCATTTACCATTTTTTCTAATAACAATGTTATAGCTCCCTCTTTTGTTTTACCAGAATCCATAATTATCGATATAACAGTTGAAACGGGACTAACTATAAGAGTTCCTATGGGTGCTTCTAATTCTCCAGTATATTCAAAACCAGTAAATGTATCTATTCCTCCAGTCACTTTTAATTTTCCTATTGGCAAAGACTTAACTCTAAATTTTCCAAGTGTATTGGTAGTATATGTTTCTCCAGACGCAATATCTGTAACTGTTGCTCCATGCAGAGGACCATCTAATGCTAATCCACCAATTCCACCGGCCGCGGATCCACCTACAGATCCAACTTTGGAACCACTTTCTTTTTTAGCAGCTTCAACCAGTCTCCATCTTGCCTGCTCTGCCATTTGTGCATTTTCCCAGTCTTCACGTAGTCTTCTTTCCTCAGGTGATTCGTCTGTTCTCCATAATATCATAATATAAGTATTATTTTTATTTATTTATCACTACAAAAATACAAGAAAACCAAACCTATAACTATAAAATTGGTATTAGGAGTAAAGGTATACTATATATTATCTAGGTATATAGTGCTGGGCTTAAGAACTTCAAACTTCTGATCTTTGTATATTTTATTTCTAGCTTCGGAATGCCTTACTGAATATCCATCCAGGTCGTCTATTATATCCCATATTACAACCTTATCTTTTCCTTTAAGGTATCTCATCCCTCTTCCTATTGCTTGTCGTATAGTAATCTCTGCCTTAGTAGATTCGGCAAATATTATATTATGAACATTCTTAAGATCTATACCTGTCGCGAAAGTTCCATATGATGCAACTATCACAACATCATTATATTTTTCCATATTTTCCTTAAATTCTTCTCTAAATGAGTTTTCAACTGTCCCGTCAATATAATAAGTTCTGTCATTCCACTCCTTTATAGTATTACTTATATTGATACCATACTCATCTTTAACATTTGAAAAAAGAATTAAAGTATTTTTACCAAGCTTTTTAATTAAGGTACTTATAAAACCTAGCCGCTGTTTACTATCAAAAATTATTCCCTTTTCTATCTCAAGCATATTTTTACCAAAATCTTTAGGGTCATTGAATTGGCTTTTAATCTTATTTCTAAGTTCACTATCTCTTTGAACCTTTAAATATTCTGATACAGCAGGGTGATCTTCGTTATATTTTAAGTATACTTGTTTTATTTTTACGCTTGGAGAATATTTATTGTCCTGTAGAAATTTTGCATCCAACATCATCACTAGAGGTCCCATATTTTCTTGCATCTTAAAGAAGTCTGAGTATTCAACATCCATCTTTAAGGTTCCAGATAATCCCAGCTTATACTCCCATTCTTTACATGATTTTAATATATCTGAAATAGAGTCTCCTCTAGATTTATGCGCTTCATCTATACATACTACTTTAAAACTAGAACATAAGTCTAATATTTTTGCCCCACTAAGTTTCTTCTTTAATTTAGTTATTTCAGCCGCCCTCTTATCTTCATCTTCCTTCTTTACTCTCTTCTTTATTAATTTTTCTAATCTCTTGTCTATACATATTGGAATCATATTAATTAAACTTTGATATGTTGTAATTAATATATTGCATTCATTAAATTCCTCTAAGTTAAAATCATTATCAGATCCTCCTATTTTATGTATATTCCACTTCACCGTTCCATTATTATATTGATTAAATGCTTTAGCTGTTTGGTTAACTAATGTAATATTTGGCACAACAAGTAGAGCTTTTGATTCAGTGTTAGTTATATTATTATTATTTAAATAAGAACAAAAAGTATAGAATAAAGCAGTTTTACCTGCTGATGTTGCTAATTCTTGACAACAAAATTTATTTTTTAAAGCTCGATATGCACCTTCTTTTTGATAATCTCTTGGATAAAAAGGTTCCCCTTTATCCGTCTTTATTCCTTTAAATAAAATATCAACAAAATCCTCATATTCTTCTTTATTAAAGGACGGAGGAATTATGTTATCTATTCCATTAATTTTTACCTCTATTCCTGTTTTTTTAGAAAAACTGTATACCTCTTTCCATAATTCTATTTTAATTATCCCCTGTTTAGTTATAAAATGATCGAGGCCATCCCATATTCCTCTTTTTACAAGAATATTAAACTTAGCATCTTTGGATTTCTTTTGAAAATGTTTGAATATTGCTTTCTTTTCAGAATTAAGAGACCACTCTGAAACCTTTAAAAATTTTTGGTTATCTGATATTTCTAAAGTTATCATATATCATTTATATACCTAGAGTTTTTTCTATTTCTACTCTAGTCTTTATTCCAAACAGTACATTATCTACTGTCTTAATAGTATCTGTAAAAAAGGATATTTGATTTTCAATTAAGTCTAGTGACTCTTTTGTATCAGCGGTTTTTCCATCAATTATAGCATTCTTCTCATTGTACTGGTATCGCTGTTGTAGATTTGTAGATATTTGTTCCATATGTCTACTTCTTTCAGATCTATACTTTTTACGTAAAATAGAAGAGTGTTCCAATAATGTATGGCTATCTTCTAATAGTCTTTGTCTTAAGGATAACATTAGAATTTGTACATCCTTTAAATTTTTAAAATTTCCCATAGTTTCGACACAATTAAGTATCTCAAGCGAAATCTCTTCTCTTTTTTTCTTAAAGGATGCTGAAATTTGATCTATTTTTGACATGAAATAAATATTTTAAATATTTTACTCACGTTTATGATAGGGTTTTTAGAAATTAGGATAAAATATTATATTTCTTCTTCCTCTGAGTCATCTGGTTTAGTTGATTTATTTGGCGCCCATCTTTCAGCTCCAACAATTCCTAATCCAGCAATAACTATATACATCACAGAAGAAAATATAAATTCTTCTATTGTAAAATCAAAAAATAAGTTCGCAAAGAATCCAATTATTACCAAAACAAATGATAATAAGGTTATCAATCTTTTAGATGATATCTTAGATCCATCCGATAGTAAATCGTTCATGAAATTTTTCTTTTTTCTAGCCATTTTGTGTTGTGTTTTTTTAATTTAGTTAATTAATCTATAATATGTAGATTCAAACTTATAGTAATCATCTCCTCCGATATCATCTGGAGTTCTACTTGTTATTATTTCTCCGCCATATTCCATGGATTCTCCTCCAGCATAAAGAGTAGATTCGGCTTGTCCCATTTTTCCGACAATTATTCTTTTAATATCGTAGTTTTTAATCAATGATTTAACTTTATCTATTAATTTATCACTTTCTTCAAATATAAAAAGACTAGGATACTTATTTACTTTTAATTTTCCTTCACCATCACCTAGATAATATCTTTGCTTAACATATGATTCGTCATATACTTCATTTTCTATACATAAGTCCCTAGACTCTGAATCATTAAAGTCAATTATAATATAAGGCAAGCGAGATTGAAATCTATCTCTAAGGTCCGACCATCCCTTAGAACTTCCAGTATCAGATCCTTCCCCATCTACATAGTCCTCGAAGAGTTTTAAATATTTAGTCACTATTTCTTGAAACTTTTTATTATTTATCAATAAAATATTATTGAAATCTAATTAATATGATAGTTTTAATCGAAGGACCCAGGGGAGCTGGCAAATCACATCTAGTAAATAATTTCTTCAAAGGAAATAATAATCAAAATATTTTATACTATAAGTTTGCTTTTTCTGATTATATCAAAAAATTACGAATAGAAGATCATGAATCTGGTCCAGGGGTACATTATTTTAGTATATCTAATATATTAACAATACTTGGAATATCATCAACTTTCTTTAAAGATAAATGTATAGTATTCGATAGATCAATATTCTCAGCTTACGTTTGGTCAATATATAGAAAAAGAATGGGAAAGGATAGGTTGATTAGTGAATTCGATAAAATATTAAAAGATATTGAGTATAATAATTGTAAACTGATATATTTAACTAGAGATAGCTCGATATCTAGCATATCTAGGACGAAAGAAGATGTATTTAGTGAATATGAAAACTATTCAGAAGAAAAGTTAATATTTGATATGGTACTATCTAAATTTAAGAATCACACATCGGATAAAAATAGAAATAATGAATTTTTTGAATTTGTAAATAAATTTGATCAAGATAGTGAAGAAGAATTTAATCGTTTATTAAAAAATATCACAGATAAATAATAAAAAATCTTACGTATAGTGAAAAATCGTGTAAATAAATTTAAAGATTATGAGCATCTTAATGAGGATGATGGTAAACAAACTCCTCTGCGAGGATATACCGCATCTGTTATGATATCAAGAATAGAGCAATTAATGGAAGTTATGCCAGACCGAATTAAGTTTGGAGTTCCGGCGGATATTAAAGGATATTCTACGTCATATAGAGATGCAAATGGTGCTATTCAAAAAATTATGGACATAAGCCATTACTATTCTGGAAAAGGAGAAGATGTTTCTTTCTACTGTTGGAATGTTAGCTACTCAGGAAGCTGGGATGCAACCAAAGGACTAAGAGCTAAAATTGATGAATTTGGCGGATTTGGTAGAGAACAAAATATGAATCTAAAAAAAGTAGTTGAATATTTTGGAGATAATACTGAGGATGCTGATAACGTGAGAAGTCTATCAATATCTATAGATACTATGTCAATTAGAAAAGCAACAAATAAACAATCAGAAGCAGAAGAGACTCCACCATCTAGAGAACCTATTGAAGATAGTGAAGTTTAATATTTAAATATTAACGCGAACATGGCTGGAATAAATCATTTAAAGCAAATAAAAGAAAGGAAAGGAGACGACTTTTTAAATAGTCTACTTAATAATTATGTTATCATTAATAAGAAAACAGACGGCACTTTCTTTGGTATGAAGAAGGATAAAGATACTGATTCCTTTAAATACTATAAAAAAGCTGGAGAAATTACTTATGTCGATAGAATGTTAATGAAATATTATAATCCGGCAATATCACACTTTGAAAAGCTAGATAAAGATAAAAAACAAAGAATCCCTTCTAATTTCTATTTTGGATTTGAATATATGACTAAAAAAGATTCTAATTCTAATAATAGAATAGTATTATCATATATTCATAGATTAGATGACGAAGGAAAACCTATTGAAACATTTCAAACTAAGCAAGACTTAGAAAAGTGGGCATATTATTTAGGGGTAGATAATCCTCCAATATTATTCGAAGGAATGCTAGATGATAGTCAAAAGACTAAAATACTAGAATTTGTATACTCGCCATATGAAGAATTAGTAGAAAAATTTAAAACTACGTCATTTAGTAAATATATTATTTCTATGTTATCGGAAGATCACGAAGATTCAAAGTCTGATACTGAAGATTTAGATATAAGTAGTATTATATTTAGATTTTATGATGAAAATGATGAAAACCCAAAGCAATCTGCCTTTTTAGCTAAAATAGTAGATCCCTTATTTCAAGAATCTAATAAGTCAAATAAGCAAGAAAATCCTAAAAAATCAAGTGACTATATTTGGTTAATTGTAATTGATTTAATGAATCATATAGAGATGTTTAGTGAGGATGATCTAAAAAACATGTGCGGCGATACTGAGTCATATGACTCTAAGTATATCGGATTAATTAACGGCATATTTAAAGAATTTATATCGACTTATGAATATAAGTATGATGGATTGGTTCTAGATATTCCAGAATACCTAAAAAGAGAAGAATTTGATGTAGATTATAGCTTAATAAATGATGCGAAAGTAACAGATCTAATTAAAGAAAATTCTACGTATCGAGAAATATATCGTATTCTAATAAACTTCTTTAGAAAAGTAAGAAGGAAATCATCAGCTCCCTTTTTTAATGAAGAGCTAATAGCTCAATTAAACATACAAGTTGGTAAAATAAAAAGAATTGTAATGGGAGACGTGTTATATGAGGGACTATTTCCGTCATTTAACGAATATATTGGAGCAGATATCAATGACCATATATATGTTGGGGAGCATGAAAATTTTATAAAGACTAAAAATAAAAAAATAGAACCAATAAAGGTAAACTTATTAATTGGCAAATTTCAACCAATTAATAACGGACATATTAAAGCGGCAGAAAGCCTACTTAATAAAAATAACCATCCTTGTATATTTGTTTCTGTTATGAATACGCCGAACCCAATATTTAGTGAAAAATCAGTAAATATTATGCTTAAAAAGGTTCAACAGGAATATTCTAACGTTATAAAAGACGTTAAAATAGTAAAAGATTCATCAATAAAGAATATATTGAAGTCAATTATGCCAGAATACGAGCCTATCTTATGGGCATCGGGCTCATCTAAGATAAAGGACTATGCTTTACAATTAGAATATATTAAAAACAAAGATATCCCATTAAGGATATCCAATAGTTTAAGATTAATTGAAATTCCATCCTATTATAAATCTAAGGATGTAATATCTGCAATTAATAGCTTAGATTTTAATAAATTCAAAGAAATGGTACCAAAAAGCATAGCTTCAGAGTTTTTTAACCTACAACGGGAAATGGAAAGCAATAGGTAATAATTAAAACCTGGCGCTTCTTAATGATATAATATAACAAAAATACTTTATGAGATTTAAAGAATTAACACAAAAAGATAAGGACTTTTTCAAGCAAACATACCTTGATAAAACATATAAGTGGGATCAAAGAATAAGCATATTAATGGAATATGCTGGAGTATCTAGACGTACTATACAAAAATGGCTTTCTAAACTTGAGCTAACTTCGTACATAGAGGCAGAATCCCCGGAGCTTATTAAAGCAAAGGAAAAGAAATTTGATAAAAAGAAGAAAAGATTTATTATATCTTGGGCACAGAATAATACTCCGATTCATGAAAAATTTCTAAATAACATTGAAGGGTACGCTGAGTATATAGATGCGAGTATACATATAATTGCAGGCAGATATAGAAATCCTACTTCGATATTCACTGATAGTAAAAAAGATATTTGGCACGATAGAGTAATACAATATTTAGATGCAGCGAGACATGATGTTCATGAGTATGTATCTATAATGTCAGATGTTAAAATTCAACCGACGGCAATTAATCCAATGACTGGTTTACAAGGAATGAGTGGAATAAATTCTTGTGTATTCGGTTCTCCTAAAACTCAATTTATAACTATTCCAGTATTGGAAGGATGTAAGCCAAAGGCAATGGTTACTACTGGCGCATGTACTGTTAAAAATTATACAGATTCTAAATCTGGTAAAAAAGGAGAATTTCACCATACTCTAGGATTTGTTGTTGTTGAAATAAAAGATAACGAAACGTTTTTTATTAGACAAGTCACAGCAATGGAAGATGGAAGTTTTACCGATCTATACTATGACATATCATTTAATGGATCAGAAGATCCTATTGAGTTCGACACTAAAACTGAAGAGATAAATTGGTCCACTTCTAATTTTGGAGCTGAGCCAATTAAATTAAATGGAGAATCTATAGTTTCTAAAATTAAAGAAATAGATGCATGTGTTCTTGGAGATATACATTATGGACATGAAGATGGCGAAGTAATGTCATCAACCTTTAAAATGCTAGATATTCTTAAACCAAGTCATGTAATTTTACATGATGTATTTGACGGAAGCTCAATAAGCCACCATCAAATGAAAGATCCTTTTATTCAATATAGAAAGGAAAAGCATGGAACTAATAATTTGAAAAAGGAAGTAGATTACATGATAGATGAACTTTCTAAATTTAAAAAGTTTAAAAATGTAATAATTGTTAGAAGTAATCACGATGATTTTGTAGATAGGTGGTTAAAAAATACAGATTGGAAAAAACAACCAAGCTATATTAATTCTCCAGAATATATGAGATATAGCCAAATATTATTAACTCAATATGCAGGAGAAGGAGAAGTAAAAGGAGTTATCCCCGCTCTTATAAATGAAGAATATCCAGAATACATTACATTAGGAAGATCTGAAAGCTATAAAGTCAATGGTTGGGAAGTAGGTCAACATGGAGACGTAGGATCAGGCGGAAGTAGAGGATCTTTACAGCAATTTAGAAAACTAAATACTAAAATTATAGTTGGACACTATCATTCTCCTGGTAGATTTGATGGAGCTCTTGCTGTTGGGACGTCATCTAATTTAAGGGTTGGATATAATCTTGGACCGAGTGGATGGTTGCAATCCCATGTTATTATACATAAAAATGGAAAGGCTCAGCATATTAATTTTATAGACGGAGAATATACTACGTTAAAATATTAAGAATAGTTATATTCTATTATCTTAGAATCCCTAGCTGCTTTTGCCCACATATGATTTTTCCAAGCGTGAAAATACTTATCTGGTTTATTATATTTACCCATCGAATATACGATATACTTATATAAAATATCAGCAGCATCCTTAGTATTCTTTGCATTCTTGAAACTATTGAACTTAGATACTCCCATTTCTGACTTGATAAACTTAATCATTTCTAATATAGTATCGTATGTACTTCCTATAATCTTATTATCTTTATATACTCCAGATTCAGCTAGTTTAACTAAAAGAGATTTTCTACGAGATCCCTGCCAACTTATTATTCCAAAATTAGTAGCATGATTTTTTGGATCAGAATGGCTAGATGTTATTTTAGACCATCTTAAATTATTTTCTCTTCCTACGTTTCCTATTAAAGCTGCTATTGAATTAGTGTTCATTCCTAAACTTTTACCTCCTTTTCTAATAGATTCAGCTACCTCCTTTTGTTTATCTGAATTTCTAGAAATATATAATTTTGCCATTTCGAAATTACTCTGTTCTTTTTTGCTAGAAAAAACTAACTTATTTGAATCAGAGTCATATACCTTTAAGCTTTTAGAGTATTTCTCATTTAATTCCTTTACACTTTTTTTGTTTTCAACAAGAGTCCACGACGTAGATCCCATTTTTTGATATTCCCAATATTTCTTAGACGAATCTATCTTATAATAAAAATTAGCCCTGCTTGATATTTTGTGCTTATCATATCCAGGTTTAGCATATACTCCTAATTTCTTATTATATTTTGAATTTAATGCAGATACACTTTGCTCATTCTGAACAAAGAACCAACTATCAGCATCCTTTTTCTTATACGCCCAATATTTTTTACTACTAGATACTTTGTATACATGGCTTGGACGCGAAGGTATAGTATACTTCTCTTCATTATCTTTAGATACTTCTTTTTGTTCAAATATTTTAGTAAACGATATTATTCTTTTCATATCTTAATTAAGAATTTAATTTAATAGATCCTCCTGCTTTTTTAACCACTCTTCGGACACTGCTTCATTTAAACTATCGAAGGTTATTACTCTTTTCATATATCAAAGTTAGCTTTTATTATATAAATATTTATTAGAATTATGATAAATAAAATAAAAGATTGCAAATGGCTAAAAAGAAAAATTCGTCATACAATAATTATCTAAAATATTTAAATGGAACTGAGAAATTATCTAATGCTGTATTGCAGCATCCTGATGAGGCCGATGATAATAGTTCAATGTATTCATATATGAAGGGAGAAGTTAAAAGAAACATATGGATAATGCCGTGGAAGAAATTTAGAAATATAGGTCTACCTAAAAAGAAATAAACTTATTACATGAATGTTAAAGATGCTATAAAATTAATGTCCAATAAAGTAGGAGGTAAGTCGAGTAATCAGGTGAGCCGACAGGCATCACTAGATGCTGTCAAAAAGACATTTGATGTACTACCTAATAATCTATTAGAAGTTGAACCGAATGACCCGAATATACAAAGGTTATTTTTCTATTTAACTGATCCTAAAAAATTAGAATATATTGAGGAATTTACTAAAAGCGAAGCATATGCTTTAGAACAAATAATAAAAAAAGAAGATCCTTCTGGTGGTTCTAAAAAAATAGAAAATAATGATAAAGAGTATGCTAATTCATTTAGTGCCGCAGCTGTTCTGCTTGCTAGATTAGAAAAACTATATAAAATATATTCTAAAGGAATAGAGCAGATAGAAATAGACAGGGATAAGCACCTAATTTCCTCTCTTAGAAACATGGGAATAGTATTAAATTTAGAGCCAATTTTAGGTAAAGGCAATGTTGGTACCATCGGTAAAATTGGAGGTATTGATAGTGATATAGATAAAGACTCATTTGAGCTAATTGTAAAGAGAGAATCTCACATCACATCTAAAAAAGATATACATAAAATTCTTAAAAAGCTTCCGGCAAGCAGTAATCTAAATAGTAGATCTAGGGGTAACCACCTAAAGACAATGAGCGATATTAAGAAAACTAGCTCTGACTCTATAAAGAGTTGGTATGAATGGGCATCAAAGACATTTGAAAAAACAATAGATACAATAGAAGCAGATGTAGAAGAAGATGCAGTAATAAAAATAGAAAACATAAAAGATTTTTCAGAAAGAGTTGGAGGAGATATTATATTAAATTTAGTAGTCAACCATAAAGGAAAAGAAACTAGTTTTGGATCCAAAATTAAAGAAAAGGAATTATCTTTACCTAGCTCTAAAAATTTAAAGGAAAAAAGGCAATTATTAACTAGAATTAGACGAGTTCTTGGCGTAGCAGAGCTTCCTGCATTTGACGATAATCAAATACAAAGACAGGGAGATTACTTTAGATTGTTTAATACGTTAAGAAATGAGAATATTGGATGGATGGATACAATACTATTAACTGATATATTTAAAGGAGAAACTAATAAGTTTAATGGGTTTAAACAATACATTGAAAACGAAAGTGCTGAAGAGGCCGAGCAACTTAATTACTTAACAGCATCTGAGCTTTGGATACTTAAATTTATTGAAAGCGACTATCTCGGGGATTTTAGTCCAAGGGAAATAAAGCAACATACTGCTACAATTCAATCCATGACTCTTGATAAATCTAAAGATATTAAAAACTCATATCTTTCAAAAGGATTTAATCTAGGTAACTTTAACTCTGTTCAAATTAACCCAGAAATAAGTTTACCTTTATATAAAAAAGTTAAACTAGCAGTAAACGAAGCCGATAGAAAAAAAGAAAATCCCTTTAGAAATATAATGTCTGGGATTGGATCAGTAATAATGGGAATTATGCCAACTAAACTAGATAATTTTGATGCGGGCAGAGCAAAACAAAATAATGACCAAAATAAAGCAGTATTTAAAGGAATAAGTAATGTAGTTAAAGGACTTGTTGGAATTACCGGAGGAAAAGATGCTGCTAGAAAATATGAAAAAGGTATGAAAAAAGTAACTAATAATATGGTATCAAAATCTATAGGTGCAACCACGTTTGATCAAAACGATAATTCTATAAAAGAGGATATGGTAGCTCCACTTGACAGCGGACCTGGGGCGTTTCACCAAACTGGTCCAAGTATGGGAGGGGGATTTTCCCATCCTGATGGAACACCGGATCCATTTGCACTGATTGGTCCAGCTAGAAACACCACAACAAATAAGAAGAAAAAGAAGAAGAAGACTAAACCGGTTGACTGGAGAAAGTCTAGTTCTTTTGCAAGTAGCAAAGTACTTTCTTTTTCAGATTTTATAAACAGAGACAGCTAACTAATTTGTAATATCCTATTCTGTATTTTTTAATAAATAATAAAAAGAATCTATAATATGGGCAATATGCCAACTTTACCATTAGTACCCATGATTAATGACTTGGCTAGCGGTGTATCCTTATCGCTTGGTGACGAAGCCGGCGATCAATTTCATCTTCTGCAAGAAGCATATAGAGAGAAAGGTGATGCAATCGTTGATAAACATGAACCTGTTCCAGGATCTCAGTCTCTATTTAATCCATTTAAAATATTTAAATATAGTAAATTTGGATTAAGTGATTATAATTTAGATTTACATTTTGATACTCCAAATAGTTCAATGAACCAAAATGATAGAGCAGCAATGTCTGGTTTATCAAACGGGGATTCATATTCTGCTCCTGGTGAAGGAGGAGGAACTGTAACTTCTGGCGGATATGGAGAAATGGCAGCAAATTTCCAACCGTTTTCTGATACTAGACGGTGGATGGAAAATCCAACAGCTACAAATATTATACAATGGAGTAATCTTCAAACTCAAGCGGATAACACTGCAATTAGCCCTACACCATATGCTACTACTGATTTCCTATGGTGTAAGCATTATGGTAAAGTTCCAAATAATAGAATGCTAACTCTTAGGAGATATGCTCTTCCAGTTGAAGATAACTTACAGATTAGACCGGATAAAGGTCCATTAGTTCCGACTGCCCAAGCAGTAAGCTGGTATGGAACTGATCTTGGAAATCCGCTTAATAGTATCTTAGGATTAAGTTGGGGAATGAATTGGACTGAAGATAAATCTAAAGTTCAAGATATAACAGGTAATGAAATATCAGTAGAAGATATTGCGGCTGCTGCTGGCGTAGATGACCCAAAAGTCATAAATATCCTTAAAACTCAAGTTTTTTCTGGGAGTGGAGGAAAAGTAGACATACTTAAACTCGCAGGATACGATACAGAAATTCAAAAGTATATTAGAGAAGCATATTCTAACGATGGTCCATATTGGAATAGAGTACTTGGTCCGGTCAACGTAATTGATAGTACTAAAAGAAGAGATAGAGGATTCACAAAGCAAAAGGGAATAACTATGAAATTTCATTATTCTCTTAGATCATATGCTGGAATTAATCCTAAAATTGCATTCTTAGATTTATATTCTAATTTCTTGAGCTTGACTATGAATACTGCGCCGTTCTGGGGAGGAGGAGCTAGGTATTTCCAAAAAACTGGAGTAACTCTTCCAGGTTTTGGTATAGAAAATAAAATGTTAGATGGCGATGTAATTGGAGCAATATCCTTAGGATCTAAGCAAATACAACAAGCTGCACAACAAAATATTGAGCAATTAGTTGCTTTTGCTCAATCAATTAATGCAGGTAATTATAAAGGATCAAATTCAGATAAGGCAATTGAAGAAAGAAGAAAGGAATTAGATCAGGGCTTTTTAGATAACGTTCCAGAAGGAGAAACGGATCCAATATCTAAGCTTCTTGCTCCTAGGGTAGGTGAACTTCTTAGAAAGCCTCTTATATATCGAGCAATATTAGACGGTAGAGCAGTTGGAGAATGGCACCTAACTGTAGGTAATCCTATGAATCCAATGGCGGTAATTGGAAATCTATGTTTAACTACGGCATCTGTTGAGTTTGGGGAAGTGCTAGGAATAGATGATTTTCCAACAGAAGTAACATTTACAGTTAATCTAGATCATGGTAGACCGAGAGCAAAACAAGACTTAGAATCAATATTTAACTTAGGTAATGGGGCATTAGGATATTCTCAATTACCTCCACCTCCGTCGGCATCAAATAGCTATGGCGATAATAATACACAGAAAATGAATTCGGCCTATGGAGGTAGGGTAGATGCAAGCACGAATCCTGATCAAATTGGAAACAAAGTCACTGAATCAGTTGACGATGCTGGAATGGGATATGAGGGAGTAACTAATACAAACTTAAACAGTAACGTATCTGATTCAGAAAATGCTGTAAATTCAGAACAGTTAGACGCCCTAGTGAAGCATTATGGAAAAAGAGTTACTGCAATGTATGGGGAAGGATTTGGAAATAGTCCAATACTTAAAGATTATTTCACAGAATTAAAAACTAAAGATTAATTATGTTACTTAGCGATATTTTAAATAGTAAGAAAACAATATATAACAATGGATTTAGATCCACTGATATAGTTAGTGGAACTTTTAGATATCCTACTAATTCTAAATCAAATTTAGTATTGGTTGGATTCGACGAAAATATGAGACCTGATCTTGTTGTTAATAGAATATACGGTAATCAGATGATGTGGGATATTCTTTTAAAGTTTAATGGAATATCTAATCCATTCTCAATAGAACAAGGAGATTTATTATATGCTATGCCATTTGGTGATGGAGCGGGAGCTATTAAAAAACCACTCAATATAATAAGTAGAGATAAAGGAAAAAGTGAACTTCCAGTAAGTCCTCTTTTAGATCCTAAGACAAAGAAAGATAAAGATAGATTAAAAAATCTTCAAAATAAGATTGGAGAAGTAGTTCCGCCTAATGTAAATAGAGCAGGAGATAAAAACGTTAAGATAAAAAATGGAAAGGTAATATTTGGCGAAGATGTAACTACCATCAAAAAAGATAATTGTCCAGTTCCTATATCTAGAAATAGATTACAAGCTGCCCTATTAAAAGATAAAATATTTATTTAGTATGTCGTATTCTGATACTATAAAAGGAGTATTACTCCCAAAGATTGCTACAAAGGAAATATCAGTAAGTGATACGGGTTCAGTAACTTCTGAAAATATCCAGTATAAACAACAGGGAGATACTGGAGCCCCAGAAGATAAGCAGGGATCGGATGCACCTCTGGTATTTGTAAATAAGATTAGTATTACTCCTCAGTACTTATGTATTGATGAAACCGGATATTTACCTAGAATTAAGTTAATATTTAAAGATCCAAGTGGAGCATTAACTGGTCCTAATTATCCTAAAAAAGATCCAATACTCAGTGTTTATATTAAATCAGGTAATCCTAAACTTAAACCAATAGCATGTGATTGGCTGATAACTAATATTAAAACATCGCTGGACGAGGTTCTCGATGTAGATGACCCAGAAGGATTAACTATATTCACCGTAACAGGAGAATTGTTTATACCTAAAATATATGATAATAAATCAACCGCATATCCTAATCTTAGTTCAAAAGATGCACTAGAAAAATTAGCAGGGGATTTAGATTTAGGTTACGCAATCAATAACGTTAGTACCGATGATTCTATGACTTGGATAAATACCAATAGAAATTCTCTTGATTTCATAAGGCATATATCTATGCATTCTTATTTAAACGAGGATTCCTTTTTCAATTCATTTATTGATAAGTATTACTATTTAAATTTTATTAACGTATCTGAACAGATGAAGGGAGGTCATGATTTAAATTTAACCTATGATAATCAGGTTGATTCTAGTGAATTCTCTAAATCTTCAGCAATGAAGAATGCTGATTCTACAGATACTTCAGAACAACTTTCAGCAATGATGCTTACTAATAAACCAAGTAATAAGGGGAAACCTGATTTTATTATAAAGTATTCTTTACAGGGATCAAACGGAAGAGTTCTTAAAACTAAAGGATATAGAAAGAAAATATATTATTATGATCATACTCTAGATTCCGATGATAAGTTTACTAGTTTTTACATGAGCCCTCTTAGAACAAGTGGAGACAATGACGATCTTGCTCTAATTCCAGAAAATGAATTTTTAAAAGATAGTATGATTAAGAAGTGGATGAATATTGACTATGGTAATAATCATAGAGAATATAATGCAGCTGCTTTAATCAATAACCATAATATTAATGAATTAAATAAGATAAAGTTTAAAGTAGAAACAGCCGGTATTAATTTTCAAGTTGTTAGAGGAGCAGCCCTTCCGGTTGCAATATATCAACCTTCTCTTGCTGCACAGCAGAGAGAAGCAAAAACTGAAAAAATAATAGAAGAAGAAAAGAAGTTGACCGAGGGAGGTCTTGAAACGGATGATGTATTAAGTGGAAGATACTATGTAATGGGAACAAGATACATATATGATGAATTAAATGGAGCATTCCCATTTAAAACTGAATTTACACTAGGAAGAGTTGAATGGCTAGGAGAAAATAATATTTAAATATGCATAATTTTACAGGATTAAATTTAAAACACGATAATTTTAGAAAAAGTACATTCATTGACCCGTTTGATGAGCCTACTTATCTTACCTTTGCTCTTGATTTTATGTTTGAACATACTCCTTCTTCTAGTAATGTTGACGAAATAAACCTATGGAATAGCCCGTTATTTAATAAGGAGTCAGGGGCAATTGATTTTTTAGTTAATAGAGGATATAACCCGCAAGCCGATGGTCTTGTTACTTTTAGAGAAATATTAAGATACCTAACATTTCAAGCACCTTGGTATTTCCAATCAATTAGTGGGTTAGATAAATTATATGCAGCAGCAACTGATCTAGATAAGAAATCACTTAGATCAGGTGGAATAAGTTTAGGAATAGAAACATTAGAAGCAATAGATTTAAGAATAAACGAATTAGCTGGAATTTATCGTAATTCAGTATACGATACTAAATATAGAAGAGAAAGAGTTCCTGATAATTTAAGATGGTTCTCAGTTGATGTATATATTGCAGAATTTAGAAATATGAGATATAGATTACCTGGAGTGGCTCAAAATGCTGGAAATTTGTTAGGAATAAATACTGCCGCCATTGGTAATATTATGGGTGGAGGTAATATATTATCTAATGTATTAAAACAATACGGATATGTTAAATTTAGATTAAGACAATGCGAGTTTGATTTCAGTGGAACTTTACCAATTGGCTCAACTGTAAAGGTTGGATCAGATGGAAGATCTATGGAAAAGAATAATTTTAATATTAAAGTAGGGTGGGTTGAAGAAGAATCAAAATTTGGAGATGGCACTATCGTGTATGATGATCCTATGAAAACTGATATAAGAAACCCATGGGGAACTAGAAATATTGGAACTTCAGTTCAAAATGCAGGATCTTGGCTAAGCGGCTTACCTGTAATTGGAGATTCTATATCTGGGTTTGGAGAAAAAATAGGAGATGCATTGGGAAGTGTTGGCGGGTTAATTAATCCAGCTTTAAATGCAGCAAGTAATTTTATAGATCCTCCAATAACTGAACTAGGGGATATATATCAAACTGGATACCGATCAAATGGAGATACTCCACCTACACCACCACCGGAGCCAAGTGGAAACCTGTATCCTTAAAAATAGTATAATTTTTATTATATGAGTATTGACAATCACGAAATAGAAAAAAGAAAAGAGGATTACGTTGACAAGAGTTACATGGGAATTGTCGAAGATCCTAATGATCCTAGAAAGGAAGGAAGATGTAAGGTAAAGATATTTGGAATTCACGATGATATTGAGACAGAAGATTTACCGTGGGCTTATCCTAAACAGAAGAGTGCGTTTTTTGGACAGGACGGTAAAGCAGGATCATTATCTATTCCTAAGAAAAATTCAATAGTTGCTGTTCAATTTAATAACGGTAACATATATTCTCCAGAATATTATTCTATACATGAGCTTGCCGATGATGCAAAGGAACAGTTAGAAAAAGATGGAGAATATCTAGGATCTCATATTATTTTATTTGACGGAGATGAGGAGTTAAAAATATGGTTCAGTGTAAATAAAGGATTGACTATTGAATTAAAGAAATCTAGAATAAACATTGGACAAGATAGTGCAATAACAATAGAGCACTCTGACTATAATTCTTCACCCTCATCAATTGAATTAAGGGGAAGTGAAATCAATATAACAACAAAGAGTACTATTAACCTAACAGCCCCGAGTGAGATCGAGTTAGCTTCAAATGATATACATGTTAATGGAAATACTGTAAAGGTTGGACATAGTCCAATTCAAGGAAGTGCAGTATTAGGAGATCAATTATTTATATTATTAAAAGCAATGGCTTCTTTAATTGATGCAAAAGTTCCAACAAGTTTAGGAGCAGCAACTGCTCTAGTTGAGATGTATAAAACAATGGCTCTATCTGAAACGGTCAAGGTTTCTAAATAAATTTAATCAGTATAATATTTTATTAAAGGAAGATTGGAAAGATACTTCATGGGAAGATGATGATGGCAAAATAACCATAGAGGATGTATTAGATTATATAGGAGATAATTTGGTTGATATTCCCATTAGTTATTTGAAAAAGGTATTGAAAACACAATTAGATAAAGTTACAAAGGAAGACGATAGGATAATGCGAGCTGATTTACAATATCCCATTATAGTAGTTAAAAAAGATGGGTACATTTCTTACGTGTTAGACGGAAACCATAGACTACAAAAAGCAATAATTATAGGGGTAAAATATATTAAAGCTAAGGTATTGGATATGAACAATCCAGATACTCCAGAAGAATTTAAAAGGTTATTATAAAGCCATATCTAAGGGTTGATAGCTAGTCTCCCACATATGCCTTAACCTTTTCTCTTTTACTAGAAATAAGGTGATCTAACTCAGATTTATCTAAAAGACTTTCAAATCTATTATAAAAAAGTTCGACATATTTTTCTGCACCAGATAGTTGCTCTAGGGTTTCGCAGCTCTCTATTACTTTTTCTGCTTTAACTTTTGCGTTTATTAGTTCTAGAATTTCCATTTCTTTTTCCGTTTAATTGTTCTTGCTCTTCTATATCGTCAAAAACCTTGATTATTTTTTTAATTATTGGATGACGCTGTACATCATCTCCACTTAATTCAACTATACCAATTTCTGGTATATTATTAAAATGCTCTAATAATATTTCTAATGCACTTTTTTGATTTTTATTTACAGATTTTTGAGAAACATCTCCTAAAAATATCATTTTAGAGCTTGGCCCAATTCTAGTTATCAACGTTCTTAAATTATCTTTAGATATTTGTTGAGCTTCGTCTACAATAACAATTGAATCATCTAAAGTTACACCTAGAGCGAACTTTATTGGGAGAATATCGATTGCACCACTCGCCCTCAACTCCTGTGTTGCTGCTTTTCCTATAACCTTTTGAAAGTTATGTATAAATGGATATATATAAAGCTCCATCTTCTCTTCCATAGTTCCCTTTAAATATCCAATCTCTTCGTCTTTAGGAACATTTACTGACTTAACTAATACTATTCGCTTATATGTTCTAGGTTTTTCCTTTAGTAGTTTTAGGGCCTGTGCACAAGATAAAAAAGTTTTACCGGTTCCAGGAGGCCCTATTACGATAGTTATATCTTTATCCTTTATGGACTTTATTACTTCTTTTTGTGTTACTGATCTGCATTTAATGCTAACTTTGTTTTCTTTTAATGTTTTATTCATAATTTGATTTTTTCTATCCTGTTCCCATCCTTCGATCTCCTCGCGTAGCTCTTCATCGGTTAAGCGGTGTTTATTTTTCATATTATAGTTAATATTTTTTTAAAAAGTCATATATAATTAGTATATTTTTATAGAAATGACAATACCTAATAATATTTTTAGGTGATGTAAGTGTAAATCATAAAAAGACGTAATGATAGATTCTTCAGTTTTACCATATTTATGTTCAGCTGCCTTTATTTTTTTTAGTTTAATATCTTTAATCGATTCGCGGCTAAATGAATGCTCGTTATGCTCAAGTAAATCATCTAATAATTTATTAAATGATGATCCGGCAACTAAGCTTTTTCCTATTTTTTTAATAAAGCGTTCACCAATCTTTATGGATTTTAATTTAATATGTAAATCACTAGAATCTAATCCGTTATCTAATGATTTTCTTACGTCATCAAATTTTAGAATGTCTACTGAATTATTAACTATAAAATTAATATCGTATGTATAAAATGAAAGGGTTATTCTATTATCTTTTCCGGTGTGCAGAAAGTTTACAAAGTCAGGAGCAGCAATTCCGCCTCCACCTGCACTCAAGACAATTGGGTCTATTCCTAAATCGTCTAAGTAATCGGCTCCCTGTTCTAATGTAATAGTATAATCATCAAAAGGGAAGGACAATAGGAATGGAAATATATCGAATATGCTTGTATCTTTTTTATAAGCCTTTTCCATTTTTCCGCGTATTTAAAACCTCCTTTTAATTATTTATATAAGATACGTACAAACAATAAGTAATATATGGACTTAAGTAAAGAAAAAAACATAAAAAAATTAGGACTTCAACAAGGGGCAATAAAAATTCTTATTAACTCAATATATGGAGCATTTGGAAATAAGTGGTTTTATTTCTATGATCCAGATATTGCACAGTCAATTACTCTTCAGGGACAAGATATGATTAAATTTGCAAATCAAGCAATTGACTTCTATTTTAAGAATAGGTGGCATATTGATTCTGAATTACATGAAAAATTAGGAATATCTGACAAAACAATAATTCCAATAGAAAAAGATGAAAATATTGCTGTATATACAGATACAGATTCTACATATGTAAACTTTGGCCCGGCAATAAGATCAATTCAAGGATTAGATTTAACCGAAGACGAGAGCGTAAAGCTAGTTATTGCAATCGATGATAATAGAATTAGTGAATTCTATGATAAGGCATTCATAAAATGGTCAGAACGATTTAATACAACAAATAGACAAACATTTAAGCTAGAGAATATATCAACCGAAGGAATATGGATTAAGAAAAAAAATTATAGCTTACGTGTAGTTTACGAACCTAACCCAAAACAAGAATTATTTCAGTTAAAAGAGCGGTATCTTCTCATTAAAGGATTAGAGCCGATTAAATCATCTTATCCAATTTGGGCAAGAGAACATCAAAAGAAATTTCTAGATTACATTATGAAAAATGGTAAAGAGTTTGACTTAGAGGAAGATCTTATTCCAATGATAAAGAAAGTTAATGATGAATTCAATACCTTAGATCCGGATGATATAGCTATGAATTTTAATATACGCCAATATGATAAGTATGTGGAAAGCGAAGAAGACTGTTTATTTAAAAAAGGAGCAACTACTTACCCAAAAGCGGTAATCCATCATAATCACCTAGTTATTAAAAATCAATTAGAAGGAAAATATCCTAAACTTAGACAAGGTAACAAAATTAAATTTTTATACTGTGAACCCGGTCCTCAAGAAATAGATGTATTTGCATATAATCCTGGCAACTATCCTGAGGAATTTGCGCCAGATATTGATACTAGGCAGCAGTTCTTCATATTAATAGTTGAGCCAATTAATAGAATTTTAGGAGCAATTGGACTAAATAAATTAGATGAAAATCTAAAGAGAGCAGTTGAGTTTAAAACAACTAAAAGTAAAAAACCTCTTACTGATGCACAAAAATATCCGTTTCATGTAATTAATAGCGAAACTTTGGAACACGAAGAAGTAGATGAAAAATTCTGGAGCTTAATTGAAAATAAAGATTCAGACATACCGGAAGACATGTTTGATGAATATCTTCAAACTATAACAAGATATGGATTAAATACAGTTATTCTAATAAACAAGAATTTAACTCCTTATAAAAAAAGAATATCTAAAAAGCTAGAACTTGATGTTTCATAAAGAAAATTATAAAATACAAGATTTTGTAGAAGATTTATTAAAGCAAAGGTTTCCTCGGATTACATTGAAGCAGTCAATAAATGATGAAGATCCTACTAAATTAAATTTTGCATGCCCATACTGTGGGGATTCGGAAAAAGATAGCTCTAAGAAAAGAGGGAATCTATACTTAAATACTAATTCGTATAAATGCTTTAATGATGGATGTTTAACGTGGGTTCCGCTCCATAAGTTTGTTTCTAAATTCTCGCTAGAATATTCTTTATATATTCCTAATATAGATATGACTTCTAAAATTCCGTCTATTGACTTAGGCAATAATAGAGGATCTATAATAGAGGCAATAGTTAATCCTAAAGTAAGAAATAGCTTGCTTGATTTTGCGTATGTGTCTGATAGGTTTTCCTTAATACCATGTAAAGATGCGAATCCTAATAGCAAAATAGGAGAGTATGTAAATAGCAGAAACCTTACTGGCCTTCCAGCGTTTGATAAGTCCTGTTATTATGACAGTAGAGAAAATAAAATATACATATTTAACCTTGATCTTATATCCGGTAAAGTTCTAGGATTAGCCATAAGAAAAATAGACGAGGACGCGTATGGACCGAAATATAATATAAAAAATTATACCGACCTTAAAAAAAATAATATAGTATCTGAAATAGATGAAGATATTTTAAATAAAATAAATGCGATTAATAACTATTTTAATATTCTAAATATTAATTTTAATGCTCCAGTAATAGTAACTGAAGGACAAATAGATTCTATGTTTTTAGATAACTCTATTGCTACAACCGGGGTATCTAAAAGTAAAACAATATTAGGGGCAGTTATTTCTAAAAAGAATGCTAGAATATTATTTGACAACGATAAAGCAGGTAAGCAAGAGTCTTTGAAATTTATAAATCAAGGATATAGAGTATTCATGTGGTCTAAGCTAATATCTGAGCTGAAAATTAAATATCCTAATAATATTAAAGATATAAACAATATAAAGGATGTAAACGATTTATATTCTTTTTATAAAAAGATAAATTATGATATTAGATTTTTAGAGTTCAATGAAATGATATCTAATAATTTTACTGAATCAATGTACGATTTACTACACATATAGTCAAATAAATAATAAAAAATTCTAATACTATGAATAACGGAAGAATTATAACAAACTTTAGTAATTTTACTAATGAGGCCGATGGGTCTAACGTAGAAGTAGACACTAAAATCTTAGATGTTCTAATTGAACTAGTAGGATCAGAAAAAGATGTAGAGATATGTGCCAAATCCGCATTTAAAGATCTTAGAGAATCCTTTGAAAAAAATGAAGTAGAAGTAGATGGCAAAGAGCCTGCTGATAAATTAGCAATGGCCTCTTTAATTGTTAAACTTGTTGAGAGTGGAAAGTTAGGACCTGAAGATGCCGATACTTTTATAGAAGAGCACTTGGCAGGATCTGAAGAAGAAGCAGGAGATGAGGAAGAAGAAGCAGGAGATGAGGAAGAAGAAGCAGAAGAAGCAGGAGATGAGGAAGAAGAAGAAGCATCTAATAAATCTTAAAAATAAAATACTTAATAAAAATGGTAGAAGTTTTAACCTTTGAAAAATTTAATGAGAGTCATCAAGACACGAACTTCGATGAATTTATGGATAGTTTAAATGTTGATAGTAAAGAGTCTAGTTTATTAGAAATTCCATCTGGTGTTGATTCTAATTCAGATACAAGAAGACAGCTTGAGGTTGATTTATCTAAAATACAAAAGAAATATGAATCCTCATTTCAACCAGATTCATATGCTTCAATTGACGAAATGTATTCGGCTCTAGACCGAATGTATGAAAAAGTGGAGATAAGGAGATAAAAATAAATTTTATCTCGTAAAACCTTTTTCAATTTAATTATATAAAAGACATATTAATACTAACTAATTATGAAAAGACTCACTGTTCATTTAAGCAGCGTAAGAAAGAAATCAGAAGAAGTAGTTGTGGATGGCCAAAAGAAAATTAAGAGTAAGATATACAATACTCTATCATTCAGTGTTAAGGGCGAAGAGGATGCAAATCTAATAGTATCAAACATCAATGACCATCAACAGCCAAGGAATAATGTAAAGTCTTGGCATATATCTAATATTAGATAATACATGTGTTATAATTTCTGTTCGAATAAATAATAATATATGGCGGACAAGAAAAAAAATATAAAAGACTTTCTTAAACCTAGAAAGGGAAGAATTAGACAGGGATATTTTAAACCTAAAAATCCTCAAAAATATAAAGGGGATCCAACTAATGTAATATATAGATCAGGCTGGGAATTCAAATTCTTCAAATACTGTGATGAAAACGATATGGTTTTAGAATATGCTGCTGAGCCAGTTGGGATTCCATATTGGAACTCAGTTAATAAAAAACAATCTACATATTGGATAGATTGTTATATGAAAACAATAGATAAATCAGGAAATACGAAGGAGTGGCTAGTTGAAATTAAACCTAATAAGTATATACATCCACCTGAAGCTCCAAATAGGTTAACTGAGAAGCAAACTTATAGTTATGTTAGACATGCTAAAACATATATAATTAACACCGAAAAGTTTAAAGCGGCTAAGGCATATGCTAAAGCACATAACATGAAGTTTGGTATAATAACTGAGAACTTTTTGTTCGGAAAGATGTAAAATACAGTATATGATAAAGTTAGACGAAATATTAACTAATAATAGAGAAAGAAATTATTCTCAAATATTTGAAGAACACGGAGAAAAGGTAGTAAGGAATGAATTATTACCAGGATACTATTATAGTATAGGTATACGATATGAGAACTTTAATGAGGATAGAATACCATCTTCTCTAGAGCAGTGGAAGGATAATCCAAGTTTTTACTTAACGACAGAAAAGCACTTAGATTTTAATCCAACAGGATTAGTGTTCAACCATGATGATTGGAAAAACAGTGTATTAATGCTCAACTTAAAAATTATTCCGCCTAAATATAGAGCTAAGCTTATAATAACTCATTTAAACCTAATAGAAAGTGACTTAGATAGAATAGATGCATTTTCAAAGGATGACAAGTTATCTTTTGTTGAAAGATCAAAGATTAATCTTTCAATGTATAAGATAACTCCAAAAATATTAGAACACCAAACAGGTATAAAGATAGGATACGCAATGAATAGATATAAAATAAACAAGATAAATAATGTTAGAGTACTGGACTGGAATAACATAGGAGAACTTCCCCTTGCTAATATAGAAACAAACGGTTTCAAATTCGCATCAGGAGCTTATGATATATCTACAGTTTTTAATACTTTTGAAGCAAAACAATAAAAAATTAAAATAAAATGGCAGGATTCGGAGACAATATTCAAGGTAACAGCACAACAACGGCTCTTTCTAATCTAAGTAAATTTGGATCTAGATATGACGACTTACTTCTTAAAAATTCAAAAGCGATAGGGTTCGTTGAAGGACAACTCTCATCTAGATCAACCACTTTGAATAGTGGAAATGATCTTTTAAAGTTCTCAATGGCAATTGCGGATACCACATCTCAATTGAGAACGAAGGCAATCGCCTTCTTTCAGCTTGATTATGCAGTAAAGAGAGAAAGACTTAGAGATATTGCGTCTAACGGAGAAATCGAATTTGTCTTAGATACTATTGCAGATGATATGATAGTATATGATGAAGAAAATAGGTGGTGTAGCCCAAATGATATAACAGGTAAAATACTATATAAAGGATCCAATAAAAAAGATAGACTTAATTATCAAGAAAATATAGTAAATAAGTATACTAATAATTTTGAAAATATTTACAATACTTGGGGATTTGGCGAAGGAATTGCAGCTTGGCAATATGCTTTTCAATTTTTAATTGAAGGTCATTTATCCTTTGAAATCATATATGATAATCCAGAAAAACCTATGAAGGTTATTGGATTTAAGGAGCTCGACCCTGCTTCAATTGCGCCTCAACTAACTAAAGACGCCAAGGGAAAATTATATCTACAGTGGATGCAATATGATAATGGAAGTGGAAATACACGTACATTAACAGATTCACAAGTAATATACATATCTTATGCTAATCACTTCAAAACAAAAAGAATTAGTTTTGTTGAAAGAATGATTAGATCATTTAATCTACTTAGAATAATAGAGCATAGTAAAGTTATATGGCACGTAATGAATGCTCCTATTAGATTACAAACAAGTGTTCCAACTGGATCTAAGAGCTTTCAAAAAGCACAGGAGGATGTTAAAGAATTCTTAAATCTATTAAAAGAAGATGTATTCTTTAATGGAGATACTGGTGAGTTAACCGTTGATGGAAAACCAAATATGCTATTCTATAAAAACTACGTTACTCCAATAAACGATCAACAGCAGCAGGTTAAAATAGAGCCACTATCTTATCCCGGACCTAATTTATCTAGCTCTGAGTTACTTGGATATTTTACTAAAAAATTAAAAATGGATTCTAAAATTCCTTACTCTAGATGGGAAGGACAATCCGGTATGGGAGCATTTACTTTAAACGCGGAAGGAATAACTAGAGAAGAAGTTAGATATCAAAAATTTATAAAAAGATTAAGATCGGCTTATTCTGAACTAATGGTTAAGCCTTGGTTTTTACAAATGTGTTTGGATTTTCCAGCACTTAAAAATGATTTTAAATTTAAAAATGCGATCGGTATAAACTACCACAATGATAACGTATTTGAAGAAATGAAAGAAAAAGAGTTAGAAGCTAAAAGAATAGCGTCATTTACTGCTAAGAAAGGCATAATGAAAGATGATGGAACTCCATTCTTCTCAACTGATTATTTAATTAGAACTGAATTGAGGATGACCGAATCTGAAATAAATGCAAACGAAGAATGGTTTGAGATGAAAGAGCAAGCGATGGATACACCTCCTGGAGATATGGGAGCAGCAGCCGGAGGAGGAGACATGGGAGGAGGAGCAGGAGCAGCTGGAGCCGGAGGAGCAGAACCAGCAGCCGGAGGAGCAGAAACAATAGATGGCGGAGAAACTGGAGCCGACGGTTCATTATAATATAAAATGGAAGTATCAATTATCATATCAATATTATTAATAGGAGTTGTTTGCTTTTGGGCTGGGCATAAGATCGGGTTGAATGCTCAAAGTAAAGCAGTAAAATCTGTCCTAGATTCTTGGAAAGCAAATTATACGTTTACCTCAATTAATCATAAGGATAACTTATCAAATCATATTATGAATTCTGAATATGATGAGTGGGACTCAACTTCAACCTTCTCTAAAGATAATTACTTTTATAGTATATGTAAAGATTCTAGAAAAACTATTGAAGATAAGATGAATAAGGCATTAGAGCTAGAGGACTATGAAAAGGCTGCAAAGTACAGAGATATTTTAAAGAATATTAAAAAATCTGGCGGTTGTTCTAAGTAGGCTTACTAAAAGTCCGTATAATTCTTTATAAATAAATATATAGTGGATAGTTAAACTATCCATAGGTGATAAGAAAGAAGCTGGAAGGGTAGAATGAAATTGTCACGTTCATTGTTTGTGCTGGAGAATAGAAGCCTTTTTTGGTTTCTCAATTAGATCCTAAATCTAAAAAAGCACAAAAGATATGAAAAAACTATTCACATTAGTATTACTTATACAGTTATTATTAGTCAATAACTCAATTTCCCAATGCACACATACATTTACAGGATACGATTCTTATGGAGATGGGTGGAATGGAGCAAGTGTAACAGTTATGGTTAACGCTCAGCCAGTTGGGATGATTGCAATGGCTACTGGCGCACAAGAATCTCTTACATTTCAAGCAAACGATGGAGACTTAATTAAATTAGATTGGATTTCTGGAACATATGATTATGAAATATCTTGGGATTGCCTAGATGGCGGAAATAATACTATTGCGATGGGAGTATATGGAACCGTTGGAGTCGGAACTGGAGCTTGTCCCGCACCTACGCCCTGTGCTACATTAGATTATGTTCAAGACTTTGAAAGTGGAACTACACTACTCGCTGCTACAACTGGCGCGGGGTCAAGTGTTACGATCGATGGCACATCCGCTAATTCTAGTGTTTATGGATTACATATGCAAGGAAATACTTCGTCCGGTTGGGGATCATCTTATGCCACAGGATTAGCCGCATTTACAAATTCTACTAGCCACATTGCTTCTGTTAGCAGAGAGATATGTGCTCCTTTACAACCTACTGTTAAGATGACTTTTAATAAAATGCAGACATATACTTATAATGTAAATTATTCATGGTTCAGAGTTACAGTTAACGGTACCCCTATACCAGATATAAATGGCAATACTTATTTTAATGGTTCTAGTAATATTTGGGAATCAATGGAATATAATTTATCAGCATATACAGGAGCAGCTTTTACTTTAGCTTTTGAAACATGTAACAAATATTATACAGGTTATACAACCACTGGAATGGGCGGGGACGCATCTTATATAGATGATATTCTTATTGCTCAGTCATCAAGCCTATCACCTCCGACTGCCCCTGGATCGATATCAGGAAATAGTTATCCAAACTCCGGAGAAGTTATAACATATAGTATATCACCAATACAAGGAGCAGATTATTATACATGGACTACTCCTATAGGATGGTCAATAACTTATGGCCAAACGACAACATCCATTACTGTGGCTACAAATAATAACTCAGGAACATTATCAGTAACTGCAACTAATCAAGCCGGCACCTCTTCGGCTACGACATTAGCGGTGACATCAGCAGTTTTAGTAACATCATATCCTTATGAAACAGCTTTCGAAAATGAAACAAATGATGTTACTACAGGCTCCGCTACAGGCTTTACCTTTACAGAAAATGGTTGGAGAAACGTTAGTGGTGATGATGGGGATTGGAGAACAGATGCAGGTGGAACGGGAAGTACTAATTCCGGTCCTGGTGGTGGAGCATCAAGTGGTGTATCCGATCATTATCCAGGAACATCATCTGGTAAATATATTTATACGGAAGCGTCAACACCTAATTATCCCTCTAAAGAATTTCATTTATGGTCACCACCCTTTAATTTAACTTCTCTAACGGCGCCGACATTGACATTTTGGTATAGTATGTATAGTGTAAGCGGTGCATCCCTAGCCTTACAATATTCTCTTGATAACGGAGCTAATTGGGCAAATAATATTGCCTTCATGTGTACTACTACATTTCCAATCGCGGTTATTTATCAAGATATGGGAACTAATTGGAGACAAGGATTTGTCGATCTATCTGCGTTACAGTCCAATTCGAACATCATGTTTAGATTTATAGTTACTACAGGTACTAGTTGGGATGGCGATATTTGTTTAGATGATATCAAATTAGTAGATGCTGCTAACACATCAGTGGATGTAGGAGAAAATATTACATTAGGTTCTAGTGCATATGATGGTGCTTATGGATTAGTATTAAATGGAACATCATCCCAAATAATTAATCCAGAAGGATATAGTATTTCAAATATAACAATTAATAATTCAGATGGAGTAACGGTAGATGGGAGCGATTTAAAGATAGATGGTATTCTTACATTAACTGATGGAGTAATAACTACCGGATCTAATAAAGTAATAACTACTGCTGCTCCAACTGGATCTATATCAGGCGGTAGTGCAACATCTTTCATAAATGGAACACTGAGAAGATATATTGCTACTAGTTCAGCAACTTATATATTCCCTATAGGTAATGGAACTGGAACTTCAAACTACCAAAGAGCTGATTTAATAAATGGAAACTTAGTTGGAATAAGCTATATAACCGCTTCAACTACTGATATGGCTGGAGGTAATATGACTCAATTAAGTCCAGGCCTTACTCAAAATACTTCGGTATTAGCTGAGATCTTCGATAAGAGTTGGACATTAACTCCTAATGCACAACCGTCAGGCGGAACATATGGCGTGAATCTATATCTTAATGGAGTTGGTGGAGGAACAATAGCAGATGATAACTTTACAATTGTTAAACGACCAACTGGTTCTACAACATGGAATGATTGGGATTCATTTGAATCAACCACAACTATACCGGTTGGGGGAGATCCGGGAAGAACTGTTGCTGGTGGATATATGCAAAAATCAGGATTTACATCATTTAGTGACTTTGGCGGCGGCGGATCCGGCGGAGGACCCTTACCGATAGTTTTAATTAGTTGGGATGCTGAAATAGTTGGAGAATCTACTTCATTAACTTGGTCGGTAGCTTCACAGGTAAACAATGATTTTTATTCAATACACAGAAGTTTAGATTGTGAACATTGGGAAGAGGTTGCTAAAATACCTGGAGCAGGTAATGCTAATTCATTAATGAACTATCATATTTTCGATGAGAATCCTTATATAGGACAATCTTATTACAGATTAATGCAAACCGATTATGATGGTAAAACTGAGAAATTTAGTTTATTGGGAGTATTTTACGACAAACCAATTATACTAAGTATCAATCCAAATCCAGTTGAAGAGGTATTAACATTATACTTATCTGAAACGCTAAAAGGAGTAACTCACGTTACTATCTACAATACAAGAGGACAACAACTTTACACCAAAGGTTTTATCGGAAATTGGAAAGTAATTGAATTAGATGTGTCAAACTATAAAAAAGGTTATTATCTACTAGACGTAGATCACAACCACCGCAAGGGAACATTAAAATTTATAAAAGAATAATATATATATGGATAATTTAAAAAATGCGTTATATGCTGGTCTAGGACTGGCTAAACAAACAGAAGATCAGGTAAAAGAAAAATTTGATTTACTAGTTGCAAAAGGAAAAAGAGTTGATACAGAAGGTAAACATTTAATTTCTGATTTATTTGAAGCTTTAACCGAAGTCAAGAAAAAACATGATGAGAAGTTTGTAGAAACTTTAAATGATAGTATTGATAAAGTAGAGGAATTACTTCAAACATTAAAAAAATAAAATAAAATACATAACGATGCAGAATCTTCCTAGCTACACTAACCTATTAATTAGATTAGTTTTAAGCGCATCTGGAATATTTTCAATGTTTATGCTTCCAATTATATTTGGACGCATGGACAGTTATAGTAGCTATTATATTTGTTCTCCTATATTATTTACATCATTATTTAGTATACTTGCAGTCGGGCTGTATATACATAGTAATATACAATGGAGGTATCCAGCAATACTATTAATAATATTGTCTATATTTAATATGCATGACGCCCCATTGCTTCACTACGGCGCCGCCATTCTATTTTTTATAAGCTCAACATATTCTATGTGGAATGATAAGAGAGTAGGTGGATTTGGAAAAATTTCTGCTATATTATATGGATTATTCTTTATAGACTTATTAATATTTGAATTAATTCAAGTTATTATAATATGCTCATTTCATCTAATATACATATTTAAGATGATTAAAATTAAAGCTAAATCTTGAATTATTTATATAATATAGAATAAGGGCTCTTATCTCCATCTACTATAATATTTAAAACATATAGTTTATTTCCATTTGAATCCTTAGTATAATATGGGGATACACTGATATTTCTTCTTTTTCCTTCAGATACGAATTGATTCATTTGGCTATTTGCCTCATCTGCTAATTGGAATGGATTAAGATCGAAATCAAATAGGTATTTTTCTACTTGTAATCCAAAGCTAGGCTCACCTAAAACTTCTCCTTTATTAGTTAGTAGTGTCATTCTAACTTGGGTAATACATGCTTCCAAATCATCATACACTTCTACTTGATCCTTTCTAAATTTAGGGTCTTCTTCTGATCTTGTATAAAAATCTCTAACGTTTGCCATATAATATTATTTATCTTCTCTGTATTGTGCTGCTGTCTTACCTAATATACCTAGCTCATCTAGCATATCTATATCAGATTGCTCCCATTCTTCTTCTCGTGCCCACTTAGCAGCAAACACTTCAATTAATATAGGATCTGTAAGTACCCATCGCTTTTGATCATTCTTAGTACAGTGTGCATATAAAATACCGACCTGTCCATCTCCACTCCAACGTCCAGAATTTCCTGTTAAAAAGGAAGAGCCAAATCCTCTATCTTCAGTTGGGTTCCATTTTCTATGATCTGGGATATCTACCTTCTTATTCCAATCATATCCTCCTCTATCTCTTTTTCCTTCTTTATCGGCTCCCATTTCATAGTATAATCTACTTAAATCACTATATCTTACTCCTTCTTTTCCTGATTTATATATAAGTTCAAGCATATTAAGAGCTACACTTGTTTTATTATTTTTATATCTCTGTACCTTTTCTTTGTCACTTCCCTTATCAAAATCAGTATAAATATAGCTACCCATAAAATCAAAGAACTTTCCATCTTGTTGAATAGTTCCCTCTGTTATAAATTCACTAAAATCTGATATTGCTTTATGTTTGCTCATATTCTTATTGATTATATAAATACATCCAGTCTGTTGTATTTTCTCCTTTCATCATCGCTTTTACATCTTCCATTTCCTTTTCAGCAGTTGCTACTATACTTTGATAATTAAGAGTAACATCTCCTGGAAGTTGATAATTGAATGTCTGTAGCATATGCGATAATCTTACTTTAGCATGAGCCCTTACATATCTTTGAAATAATTCATCCTCATACAATTCTTCCTTTTCTATTTTCTTAAATACTCTAGCTACTGCGTTAGCTTTTGGAGTTCTCCCGATAAATCCTAACATTTTAGTATTTTTATTAAAGTCATATGCTATAGTATCAAGTATTAAACCTCTAGTTAAATCTAAGAATGAAAACATAATAGTTCTATACATTATAGATTCTCCCATAAATGGAGTAAGGTATATCTCAGATCCAATAAATTTTTGTTCAGAAAAGTCTCTATCAATTGTTGCAAAAATAGAAGCGCCCTTTGCTTCCTTTAGATCGGCAACAAATGCCACACAATCCGGCATCTGTATTTGTCTCTTTTCCTTAAAGCATTGATTCTTCATAAGCTCAGTTGGTATGATAATATATTGGGATTCTACAGCATGTCTCCAGTTATCATAGAAATACTTAGAGTCTATTTCTAAAACCCGCTTTAATTCTTTTTCAGGTAAAGAATATGGAAGTGCTCCTGAGAATGTTATCTCATCTTGAATGTCTTGTAAAAGGTCTTGTTCAGTCATATTAGTTTTTATTTATTGATTTGAGCCAGGTCCTCCAGAGTTATTGTCTCTACTGTGGCCCTGGTTTCCTAATTTTATAATATCAGTATAGTTATCTTTTTTCTTACTAAATGCCCGTAGTGCTCTTTGATTTTTCTTATTTGACCGGTCATCCGCTTTTCCTGCTCTTTCCATACATATCTTAACCCATTCTTGTATATTATGGTCCTTTAATAGTTTTTTCCAATTACTATGAAATATTAAATTTATAGCTCTAGTTATATCTACTTCTTGTATCTCCGGAGTCTTAGAATATCTATATGGATTTCTAGCTGCTTTTTCATTAGCTAGCTCTTGAGCTATTGCTAAAATTTGAGAATGTATACTAGACACTGCTCCTTGCACCATACCTGCAAAATTAGTAGGATATACTGTTTTAATTTCAGTCTCATTAATATATTCCTTATATGTCTTTATACTTTTCTTCATAATTTATTAAGCGACAACGGTTGCTTGATCAGCATTAGATTGAGCCTGATTTGCTTGGTTAGCCAAATCTACTGCTGTATCTGCCGCTACCTTATCAACCTTTGCCATTTCTTGATCTAGTAATATTCTTTTTTCCTTTACATTAGCTAATCTTTTTAATAGTTCAGCTTCTTCTTGATTTAAGGCATCATATTGTGATTGAAATTCTGGGTTTGCCCCCATTACCAACTGATCTTCTTTAATTTCTTTAGCTTTATTATTAGTATAGCTTTTAAATGATTTTACATGTGGCATTACTTTTAGTTATTTTTTTCTATTGGAAAAAGAATTACTTTTTCCTATAAAATCCTTATAAGTAAGAACTTTATTTTTTTTATCTTTAGACTTAGGATTTGCTCCAAGGTTAATTCCTGTTCCTCCTGACATAGCAGGAGAATTAGACCAATGTCTTGGAACCGCCGATCCTCTTGATGTAGTTATAATGTTCGTCCTAGGTCGAATATGGTCCGGCTGAAATAAATGATCCGATGCATTTCTTCCAATTGTAACTTTTCCTTCTCTAATATATTTGTCAAATCCTTTTACCATATCATTAAAATTCAAAATCGTCAGCTGAACTATTATTTTCATCGTTACCAGATTCTCCTTGAGACCAGGTTGGAGCAGATACTGGAGTATCTTTCGCGTATTCTGGGGTCACCTGATCATCACCAACCTCTACTGTCTCAGTACCATCAATATTTATAGCGGAGTCTCCCTCGTGTGATCCTGAGGATACTCTAGCGCCTACTGCGTCTAATATCGATTTTAATGCCTCATATTCAGCATCTCCTTCAGAATCAAAGGAAGCTACCTTATCTAATAAATCTTTAATTGTCATATTTAATAGTTCCTGTGGCATAGGATCATCTGGATTATTACCGTAAATGTGTTCTCCTTCTAAAAGTCTGTCTATAGTAGTATAGTCTTTCATAATTACTTTTATTTTTATTTATTTGAACCATTAAGTATCTTTTAGTATAATAATATAGTACGTTAAAAGAAAATACTAAAAAAATGATAAATGAATTAAAAATAGTTCAAGATAAGCTAGAAAAGGATATTTTATCTAAAATAGATGAGATACGAGAAAATATAATAATTGGAAAAGGACCGGGAGAAGTTGCTCAAATAGCCATGCTAGATGTAATAAGTGAAGAGCTATCTGATGTATTATTAAATTGGGAACCATTACCTTATAATAGTAACATCGGAGATGATAAGTTTTAAAGATCCATTAATCTAAGATATCCTTCTTTAAAGTATTTAAATGACTTCTCAAATTGTCTCTGTATATATGGACTTATTGATCTTTTAGATATTGCAGAATATTTACTTAAAGCTGCATCTGTTAATGCGTCAAATGATTCTAGTATAGATTTAATATCATCAATGTCATCTGCAATCTCAGGTCTTTCTTCTAAATTAAATGGGAGTTCATACTGATTTTCAATATCTTCTTCCTCTTCTTCATCTGGATTTGCGCCTAACTCATAAAACCTAGAAGAAACATCAGGACGCTGGTGAGTTTCTGCACTCAGTAAAAACATCCTTAAATTCTCATGAAGTTCCTTTTTAAAATTAGTTATCTCAACTTTACTATATTTCTTATTTGACCCCATTTTATAAATATCCTGGTAATTTTATTATTTTAACTTTTAAGTTTTCTAAATCTTCTTCTTTTAATTTTCTTTTTCTTTTGACAAAGTCTAAAGTCATCATACCTATACATTTCTTTTCTAAGTCAAACAGTCCCCAATGGTATGTAGATTTATTTCCCGCTTCTATTTGATGAACCTTACATAGTGAATTTGGAAAATCAGCATTTACATCATAATAAGGACAACACCAATTTTCAAATAAAGGTAGTAATGAAGCATTACATGAAGAGACTGGTAAATCCTTGGATATATCCGACATTCTTTGTATTCCAGATGCGGCTACCTCATAGGTCATTGAAAGCTTTTGCATAGATTTTCCAGTATAAAATTCTCCTCCATTATGAAATTGTAATATAGTTAAACGATCGGCGTTAAATTTATCTCTAATCTCTTCTAAATTATCTAATAATTCTTGATCTTCTTTTATTTGAACATGAATTTTGCATTCCTTCTGATTTATCTTTCTAGACAGATAATTCTTATACCAAACTACGCTTAGTGCTGTTGCTGATCCAATGATCGCTGTTAATATCGGCACTAAATATTCTTCTCCAAACATTCCTTTCTTCTAATTTTTTATAAAATTAACTATCAGTAGGACATCCACAATGAACTCCATACTCTGCTCCTTGCCACCATGACTCAGGATCTTCTGCTTTATCAAATGAAAATGGATTATCTCCGGGTTCTACTGCTTGAGTTGAACCACAATGTTGACACTTAACGAAGCAACTATCATCTACTTGATCAGATACTTGATAATCACTTTCAATATCTTTAATATCTAAATCATCGTCATTAAATAATAATTCAGCGTCACTACCAGAATACATATCGTCTGTTTCATCTTGCCAATTATATTCCTCATCATCTTCCGTATCTAAATGAGATAAATCAAGATTATTAGTAATATCCATATCATCCTTAATGTTAAAATCATCAAAGGATTCTAATACAAAAGAATTGGATGTCTTCCACTTAAAGGATTCATTAGATTCTTCATCTTCATCTTCGTCCTCATCGTCGTCCTCATCGTCGTCCTCATCGTCCCCTTCAGGATTTCCATATGAACCATCATCCTCAGTATCTTCTTCATCAGATTCTTCATCCTCAGTATCTTCTTCATCAGATTCTTCTTCATATTCGCTATCAGATTCGTCCTCGTTTCCTTCAGCTTCTATTTCTTCATCTGAATCTTCACAATCTTCACATTCTTCTTCTTCCGGTTCCTCTATTCCATTATTTGAAGAACTAAAGGAAGGAGCGCCAGCATCTCCAGGTTGAGCGATTGATTCCTCAGATCCAATATCTACTGGTTTATTTGGTCCTAACTCAGACTTATCATAGGTAGTCTCATCAAATCCTTGTGAGAAATTATCAGAAGCAGAAGCAATATCCTGTACGCTAGCTGCTTGATTTTGTTCAGAATCCACTGAAAACTTATCAGAAAACTCTTTAAAATTTAAAACTCTATCTGCCATTTTTAAATAGTATTTTTATTTATTTATTCGTGTAATTTTGACGCGTTTGATAAACGTATTTAAAATCTATTGGAGTAAGAGAACAGAGCGTATCCATATAAACTAGAAAGAACATTATCTAATAGCGGGATATTAGATTTGTTATTAGATATAGCATCAATCATCATTTTAAATATTCCTCGCATAGTAGATCCCTCAATTATTAAGTCATCGATTACTAAATATGACGGGCTCATCTTAACTATATTATTCATCGATACTTTATTAGAATATGAATTACTTTTAAAGTAACCTTCATATTCATTTTGTTCATCTTCAATCGTTTTTATAATATATGAGTCAATAATGTGACCTGGCTTTAATAATCTCCTTACTCCAGATTTAAGACCTGCTGATTTCTTTATAAGTCCTTTAAATGAAGAAGAGTTATTCTTAATAAATATATCCATCATTCTTTTAGTTTCAGGATCTGCTTTTTCATACGCATCCTTATCTATTATATCATACATATCTATTCCATAATATGCTTTCATGATATCTACTACTTTTGCCTTTGGGTAGTATAAAGATTTAATTGTATCAGCTACTCTTGATGCAAGAGGTGAGCCGGATCCTGTAACAAATAGTACCTTAACCGGTCTATTTTTAAGTTCACTAGGGTAGGAGTGATTAATTAAAGTACTCAAATCAGAATCACTGATAGATTCCCACTCTTTCATATATTCAGAAAATTGTTTCTTTTTATCTTTTAAATTTTCTATCTTATATCCGGAAAAAGTAAGTATTTTATTTAAGCGGCTAGGTTTTTTATCTCTAACTTGAGCTAATTTAATGATATCTTCTTCTGTATCATTATCATAATCTATATTTATATTGCTATCTAAATATGAGTGAGTTCCGTGATTGAAGGTTATTCCTTCATTGACCCCATAAGATATTTTATTCCAACCAGATATGAAATTCTTAATCTTATTAAATATCCTATAAGATAAAATATTCATGAATAAGAATTATTTTTTGCCGTTAAAAAAGTTATCTAGATTATCTTGTAAACCGTTAGACATTTTCATGAAATCATCAAAAGAATAAATAACAGATTCGTTAAATTTTTCTTCCTTCTTCTTCTTTCTGTTAATCTTCTTAATTAACCTCTTTTTCTTACGATCAGCTTTTCTATTTTTACGTTTTTTCCTTTTAGCATCTTTTAAATCACCTTTAGTATCTTCCAATTCCTTTTCTAATTCTTCTAATGACATATCGTCTAAAGATTCTTCTTCTTCTTCTTTCTTAGGCTCTTCCTTCTTAACTTCTTCTTTCTTAGGCTCTTCCTTTTTAACTTCTTCTTTCTTAGGCTCTTCCTTTTTAACTTCTTCTTTCTTAGGCTCTTCCTTTTTTGCTATTATATCAACAATCTTTTTAGCAGTGTTTGGTCCAACAATACCATCTTCTGTTAGGCCATTTTCTTTTTGCCAAGCTTTAACTGCTTTGTCTGTACCTGGTCCAAATTTTCCATCAGCCTCTACTCCTAAAAATTCTTGAAGAGCTTTAACCGCTTCTCCGTTTCTTCCTCGTCTAAGAGATCTTTTAGTCTTTATTATATCTGATATTGTTCCATCAACTGTTTTAGATCCACTTGACTTTTTAGTACTAGCAGTAGGAGTAACCGGTGTTAAAAATGAATCGGCTGTAGCCTTTCCTGCATTTGCAATCGCTAATTCTACTTTACCATCTTCGAGTGGAGTAGAAGATCCTTTAAGTTTAAGCTTAGATATTAGTTGTTTATATTTGTCAGGACTTGAAATATAATATGCTTTATTATTAGTAACATCTAATAACCATCTAGTATTTCCTGCTGATGTTTTTCTAATTAATTTATATTCAATATTTTCTAGAATAGATCCAACCATTCTATCTACTTCTTGAGGACTAAAAAAATATTTATTTGATTCAGAAATTCCTGCTGGAGTTCCTGGATGTTCCATATGAGCGTCTACATCTACTGAAATATCAATTGGAGTTTCAGAATCTACCGCTGGATCAGGTAAATCTAATTTTTCAGCAGCATCTTTTAAATTATCACCTCCATGATATATTACTTCTTCTGATCTCCACATTTCTAAACTATGTTCTGTGCTTACTCCCGATTTTAAAAAGGGGGTGGTAACTGCAACTCTTACTGAATTAGTAATATTTACAGCAGTATCTAAAGCATTAGTTAATTCATCAGATGATGTTGTATATACAACATATTCTCTATCTGGCTCTGATTCAACTGGATTATGTTTATCACTTTTATTAGCAGTGACTTTAACTCTAAGATAAACTGGCTTATCTCCAATCATTGCAGCTTCTCCGTCTTTACCATCTGCCCAAAGTTTAAGAGGTTCCGGTGAAGACCATACTCCTGCACCAGATGCAGCAATTGATCTTAATTCTTGTTCAACGTCTGAACCGATTGGCCATGCGTACATTCTACCAGACATTTTTTGTTTTTTAAGTGTTTCAAGGTCACCTTCATGTTGAACTGCTTCTTCAGAACTGACATCATCAGCTCCGACTGGCATATCATCTCCGTCTAAATCAGGTGAAATACCCGTGTTCTCATAAAGTTTTTTCAAATCTATCTTTCTATAAAACATATCTTGTTATTATTATTTTCTATTATAGTTTTATTTATTCACGTGAATAAATAAAAATATGAATAAGCACGTTTTAACATTCTCACAAATAATTAATGAATCAGTTGGATTTGGATCTGTTTTATTAATAAAAGGTAAATCATCAGATGCCGGAAGATATTTATACGCAACTACAGTCAAAGGAAGTGTAGAAATAAAGCCAGGTCTTAGAATGGTGTTCATTGGCGATGAGGTATATAGAGTTATTAATAAAGAAGGAAAGTTTTTTGGTAGAAAAATATCATATGGATCAGAAGATGGACTCAAAGGAATATTTAATATGAGAAATCCTGGAAAGCCTAGTATTGTTTTAAATCACAATAAAACTCCATTTCATTGGATTACTCTTAAGCTTAATGATATTGGATCAGCGCTAAGAGAACTTGGACCTAGATTATTTAGTCATGATTTAATACTAGAATCAGAAAATGATATTGATGCTGATGGAATAGAAGATTCTCAAGACGATGAAATATCAGTTCCAATAGATAATATGGATCAGAGAATTCAATCAGAAGAAAATTATGATGAATCTAAGAGAAAACAAGAATTATATGATACAATATGTTATGAAGTAATTAAAGCTATTTCTGGAAAAGAATCAAACGTAAATCCTAAATTAATTGAGATGGAAGAAGTTGATTGGGAAGATGATTATCAAGAGCTTGAAGATAATTATGAATCATATGAATGGAGTATGCGTATGGAAGTTTACTTAGATCATTCTAAATTTAAAGACTTTGAAAAAGAATTAGCTGATCTAGAAATAGCAGGAGATTTTATGGAAATGCTCGATGTCCAGCCTAGTATAGAAGTAGTTATAGGATTTAGTAGTGATATTGAAATTAGACACGAATATGAAAAAGGAGATCACTATGAACCTGACTATTCAGAAGTAACAATAGCTTCGTGCAATTCTTCAATAGATGATATAATAATAGAAGATATTTCAGGAAATGAATCAATTTTAACAAAACCTGCTCCTTTACAAGAATTAGTTAAAAATTTAGAATATAGATTTAATGATAGTGAAGGATTTCTTCCAAGTGATATATGGGGAGAGTTTAAACATAATATAATGAAATCTAATGGATCCCATATTAATTTAGAACCTTATGAACAAGAAAAGTATATAAAACAAGAACTATTAAATAAAAAATCTGATAAAGTTAGACTATTAAAAATATCTTTTGGTAAAAACTATAATAGTCAGAAAACAGAAATTCATATTCAAAATGCTAAAGATATATCTAAGTATTGGAAAGATAAGCTTAACATAAGTGAAATATCCGATAATGAATTATATAGATTACAAAAGATTACATATGAAATAGAGTATTTTGATGAGCTTATACCTTCCATGGAAGGGAAAGTCCCAAAAATTATGGTGAACAGGAAAGGTTGGATGACTAAGCGAAGAGATAGATATGCAGAGGATCTTAAAGAAGAAATCAAAAAGATAAAGTCCTCTAACAATTCTAAATAATAATTAAAACAGAGCTCTGTTTTTTAGTATAATATATTAAACTTTATAAAAATATGAAAAATGTATTAGTAACAGGAGGAGCAGGATTTGTAGGAAGTAACTTAATTAGTAAATTAAAAGCTAATAATCCAGATATTAAAATCACATGCCTAGATAATTATTTTACAGGTAAAGAAGAAAACCATATACCCGGCGTAAACTATATTAAGGGTAATACTTGGGAAGCAGACCTAATCTTTGAAGATAAACGAATTTCGTTCGATACAGTATTTCATTTCGGAGAATACTCTAGAATTGTTCAATCCTTTGACGATATTCAATATGTTGCTAAGACTAATATGGGAGGGACTCCTATCATTTTAGAATTATGTAGACAGTGGGGTGCTAAATTAATATATTCTGCATCTTCTTCTAAATTTGGTGACGATGGAAAAGACGAAAATCTTTCTCCTTATGCTTGGATGAAAGCAAAAATGGTAGAATATATTAAGAATTATAATGATTGGTATGGATTAGAATATCAAATATGTTATTTCTTTAATGTATATGGTCCCGGCCAGATTATGAAAGGTGATTATGCTACGGTTGTTGGTATTTTTGAAAGACAACATAATTTGGGTCAAAAATGTACAGTAGTTGAACCTGGAACTCAAAGCAGAGATTTTACTCATGTTGATGACATAGTAAGTGGGGTTGTAAAATCTGCTGAATATTTACATAAATCAGCAAATGATCCATCAACTATAAGTATTGAAAGAGAATGGTATTTAAAATCAGGAAAAGAAAGAACTATAGTTGACGTTGCTGAGATGTTTGGTGATTGGGAATTTATTCCCGAAAGAAAGGGAGAAAGGCGTAATAGCGCAACTATTGATAACAATACTTGTGAAAGATTAGGATGGGAACCAACTCATTCGTTAGAAAAATGGATAGTTAAACAAAAATGTACTAAAAGCTTAGTGTAATGAGTAGATATTCATCAACAGTTATTAACCCAGAAGGTACACTCCTTGAATTATCATGGGGATTTGATCACGCATTAGGATATTGGTACGATATATTCGATCGTGATAAAGGTACAGAAGAACATGAGCAATTAGTAGAATCATGGTCATCAACATTAGGATTTTTACCTAAACAACCAGGAAGAACAAGTAATAGCAGAAGTGTTATATTGGAATTCCTTATTAAGTATGATCTTTCAGAAGAACATAGAGGTGCAGTCGGATCAGATTACCCGTTTTAAAAGTAAATATAAAATGAAAATTAAAAGAAGAATCGCAACAGAATGTAAAAAGATTAGAAGAAGTAAATCTAATCCAGGTTATTTCAAATATGAAGTAACAATTCAAGAAAAGGATGGAACTATTGATACTCATCCAGCTTATGGTAAAGATATGCAAGGGGCTTTATCTAGATTATTAAAAAAAGAAATAACTACTAAAATAGAAAGAAAATTAAATGCAGGCTGGGTATTTGTAGCTTGGATGATATTGATGGGATGGCCAACTCTAATTATGCCAAATATCGCTAATTCTCCTATATATATTGTTTACTCCTTTAGCTCAATTGCAATAACTTTAATGTTTGCAGCAATATGGTATAATTACGTAAATAAAGAATAATATGTCAGGAAAATTTAAAGTAGGAAATCAATATAGAAATAATCCGCTATCCAATAAACCTTCTTCTGTAATAGTTGAATTACATGAAAGAAATGGAACAACTAAAGTATACGATAATATACACAACGCGACAGCTTTTATAAATAGGGCATTTCAAAATCTATCTATAATATCAGCTACTGTAAAAGATTTATCAGATGACTCTTCTCCTAAACTTATATCAAACTATAATTTGTGATGGGTTTTCACAGGAGATACATTGGCACGGATATTATAATAAGTAATTATAAAAGTGGAGGATCTAAATCAATTTTTGAAATGTATACTAGCGGGGTTGACGCATTAATATTAAGCGGGGATTTATCTAGTGATCTAAATTCTATTATAAATGATATTAAATTAGAGGAAAAAGAAGTGCTTAGGGAAATATCTAGAATAGTAGAATCATCTAAAGATTTCAAGTAATTCATCTTTCATAGGATTCTTATCGCTTATGCAAATATCTCCTAATTCATTACTTTTACAGGTAACTCCTAAAGCTGATTTTAATCTTGCCCAGACTTTATTAATAATTGGATTGTGGCGCCTTCCAATTCCAGAATAAAGATGTCCTAGCCAGTCTACTAAACTTCGATATATCTTAGTTCCTAATCCAAGTCCTCTAAGTTCTTCTGCCAATGTTATATGAATTTGATAAAGAATTCCTTGTATTATTTGAATATCTACTATTACTCCTTTCTTTATAATATCTGTTTCTAATGGTATATCTAATTCTAACCAAATAATATTCCTGCCGTTATCTCCAATTTGTTTCCAATCTAAATCTCGCCAGCTTATCTTCTTTACCCAATCTATATCTGATTTATCTATGTCAATTTGCTCTGGAAATCTTAATCCTCCGAGCTCTTCAAAGGATTCCCATAATTTATATTGCATTGCTTTATGGCTAGCCATTGTTATATACTTTTATTTTTTCTTATCATATATAAAGATGCAGCTTCCTTTAAGCTTTCACTCCAGTCGCTTAACTTTAAAACATTATCCTGTATAGAGAATCCGTTCTCTTTAAATTCTTCAAACATATGATGGTTTAATATATTATTCTTTTTTATTTTTATAGCCGTTTGTATTTCAATATCCTCTTTCTCATGAAAAGGATTAGCCGATTTAATAAATTCTACTAGATCAGACAACATACCCATTAATTCTCTTTGGTCGTCCATTTGATTTTCAGACTCTCGTATTAGTCTGCTGTTTTGTCTATTTGCCATAGTTTAAGATTATTGTATATTACTATTTATTTTAATTATACCGAGATAATTAGTATAATATTTAGATAAATCATTAAAATTACTATTTATGAAATTACAATTGAATAAAGTTGAGATGTTAAAGGTATTACATAGTGCTTTCTGTAACGGAGGATTAAATGAATTAAGATATTGTGATGTTGAATTAAACGTATTAGAAAAAGAATATGTAAATGCCAGAAATAGATTAGAAAAACAAATATTAAAGGGCAATAATGAAAACGTGTACTATGTTGGCACAGATGGACCAACAGTTTGTTTAGAAGATGTATATTTAGAAATATTAAGAGAAGGAGAGGCAATTAATTTCATAGATCATAATAATGGTAAAAAAATAGGCTTTACTCTTAGTAAAGCAATAAAATCCTTATCCAGAGAAGAATTTGCGTCTGATGTATTAAAAACTGTAAAGGGTGGAGATGATGCTTGGACTGGATTTAATCTTATTCAAGGATGTTTATACGGAGAAGTAGTTTATGGATAAATTATGATACATAAAGATACACTAATATCGGTTATAGAATCTAATAGAGCGTGGTCGACTGCTAAGCATAGGTCTGCTGATATGCTATTAAAATATCACAATAGCCAGGAAATAAGAGACTACATTTGGTCTCTTTTTGTTAAAACCAAGGATTATTATTATTGTTCAATATTAAAAATGAAGAAGAATGGGAAAGAAGAGAGAAATAAATGAATATAGACAGGTAAAAGATTCAGTATATAAGCGGCCTAAAAGCCATGGAAATAGAATCAGTAGCTTATGTGGACTAGAGATAGATCTATTTGTAGAAGAAATGGTAAACGAATACCCGAATTACTATAGTCTAGGGCAAGCACTCCATCATATCTATCTTGAAAATAAAAAATTAAATGAATAGAAATGAACAAGAATTACACAAGGATATTAAGCGTGTGGCTATAGCCTTGGAAAAATTAGTTAAGTTAATGACAAAAATGATGAAAGAAAATGGATGATAAAACAACATATAATTACAAAGAAGATAGTTACCCATACATGTATCATTTGTCTAATCATAGAAGTAATGATCAGAAGTGGGCATGTATGATAAGGGAAAATTATACTAGCTACTTCAATAACCCAATATCGGTTAAAATAGGATACGGCGAAACTCCAGAGCTTGCATTTAAAAATGTTAAAGATCTAGAAGATGAATAGTATAAACATATAGAGATGCATAAAACTGAATAAATGAACACACAAAAGCAATCCTATTACGGAAGACATAACTTACCACAAAAGAATAAAATGTCAAAGGCATCAATGATCAATTTAGTTTATTACTATAATCTTAAAAAACTAGGAAGATCTGATGAGTACATATTTAATCTGATACAACCTGAAAGACGTGAACAGTTCTTTAAGGACATACTACACAGATATACACCAACACCAGTAAAAAAGAAAAATTGGATCCAAACACTATTTCAAGTAGAAAGATAAAGTAAAAACAATGAGTAAGAAAAAAACATATCACATTAGAAAAACAATTTTTCCAGAAAAAATTTCAGTTATTATTAATGATGGACTAGGAGTTGTAGCCGGTTTTAATTTTGATGAGGCAGTAAAGATGTGTCAATTATTAAACGCAAATTCTAATCATGATTGTAAATATGAATTAGTACAAGTAAACCAAAACAAAGATGACTGAACAAGAAATAATATCACTAGGCTTTAAGAAGGAGACAGACGAAGACCTTGATGGACCATTCTACTATTATGTATTAGACATAGTAGAAGGGCTATACTGTATTACAGATGCAAGTGATGAGGCTGCTCTTGAAAATGATGAGTGGACTGTAGAGCTAAGTTTTGACTGTAACCCAAGAATAAAGTTCAGGGATGTTAAGTCATTAACTGAGTTAATTAACTTATTAAACCAAAACAAAGAAGATGAGTAAATTAGAAGTTAAAAAATGTACATTAGAAATAATAGATTATTTAGGTAGTAGAAATGGTTTTGATGATTGGTGGATGCAAGTAGAGGATGATGAAGAAATTGAGATAACTAAAAAGTTAGAAGATATTATTGAAAGAAGATTAAACCAAAAAGAAGAAACCCTATTATGTACTCCTGATAATTGTAGACATGGATATTAAACCGAAACAAAGAAGATGAAAGAGATAACATTAACCTTAGAAGAATTAGAACAAGAAATTGAACAAGCATTTGTACATGGTCAGGGTAATTCAGTAATGAAAGAGAAGATTATACAAGTTCTGTAATGAGTAGACTAATAAACCAAAACAAAGATGAGAAATAAAGTAGAAATAGATGGTAAGTGGTATGAATTGGTACCCTTAGAAGAAGTAGAAAAAAAAGAAAGTAGTCCAGACCCTGTTTTCTATTACGGATGTGATAGTGAATGTGGGATTTTTAGATTCAACATATTATTAAATGATGATGGTGACGAATGGAAAGGTACTGGGTCATTAGAATACTACTCCAAAGGTGTAAATAATAAAGATGATGTTGAAATCTGGGATAATGACATTTTTTTAAAAGATGTGTTAGATAATCCAACAGATACACTTGTCATTGAAGTTAAAGAAATAATAAAACATAATAGTGGGGAATTCGAAGACTTAGTTCATTTACTAAAACAAGTTAGAGAAAAAGGGTGGATATAATCAAAAAAACAGACAATGGCTAACATTACATTAAAAAATAATCCGGTAACAACCTCAGGAAATTTACCTAACATTGGCGAGAGTGCAAAAAACTTTTCTCTTATTGGAAAAGATTTGAAAGAAGTAACGTTAAACGATTTTCAAGGCGAAAGAATTGTAATGAACATTTTTCCATCTGTTGATACGGGAATTTGTGCTATTTCGGTAAAAACATTCAATGAAAAAGCTGCAAACCTTAGCAATACAAAAGTGCTTTGTATTTCAAGAGATTTGCCTTTTGCACAAAATAGATTTTGTGGGGCAGAAAACATTGAAAATGTATTGACATTATCCGATTTTGCAAATGGAACTTTTGGGAAAGATTATGGGCTAACCATAATGGATGGCGCACTAGCAAACCTACATTCCAGATGTATTGTGGTACTGGATGAATCCCACAAAATAATACATACTGAGCAAGTAGATGAAATTACATCAGAGCCAAATTATGAAAAAACAATAGCAGCATTAAATTAACATTTATAAAAATATACAATTAATTTATTAAAACAAAAAATGTGGTTACAAAGATTATAAAACCAAAACAAAGATGAGTAGAACAGATTACTTACCACTAATTCCTATATGTTCAGATAAAGAACTAAAAGAAATAGCAGAGGATTGGTGTCACCTAGTCAGAGAAGAACCCACTAATGCTACAATAAATGCATTTATGATGGGAGCAAAAATAGCTATATCTAATAAAGGATGGGTTCGTCGAGATAAGAAAGATAATATAAATGATTGTGGTGATGCAAATGAATATTAAACAAAAAGAAAGACTAATGGGTGATAAAGAAATTGATATGGAAAATACAAAAGAAAATATTAAAAAGATATTCAAAGAAACAAAGGGGTGTACTAAGAACGAATTTATCATGGGAATAGAGAAATATTTTAAAAGGAACAAAATGCTAAGTGATAAGCAGCTTGATTGCTTAATAAACTGGTACAAAGATACTAAAATAAAAAATTAAGTTATGGAAACATTATTAACCGTGCTAATTACTTTAGGAGTATGTACAATAGTATATACGTTTGTGAGGGTGATTAAGTTAAATAGGAAAGTTGAAGAGATCGACATTATAAAACTAGATTTATGCGACTTTGAAGATAAAATTTACAATATGATTGAAAATCTAGAAAGAGATTCGCGTAAAAATGATGATGATATACTAGCAAAGGTAGTGGAGTTAAAAGATAAGACAAAACAAGAATGATTGAAGCGACAATTGCAAAATGGCAAGAATATTTAGGTTTGTTAGACTGGAATATAACTACTGAGCGGATAGATCCTAACCAAGTGATGTATAATGGAGAAACATACTTCATAGGAATATCTACTTTTCCAGAAACATTAAGCGGTATAATTTACCATGATATAGATTTATATGAAAATGCGATTCTTCATGAGTTATTACATGTTCGTTACCCAGAAAAGGATGAAAATTGGATAGTGAATAAGACAGATGAAATATTAAAACAGAGATGAATAAAATTATTTTAGTAGGCAAAGCCGCAGCTGGAAAAGATTATATGAGAAAAATACTCGAAGAAAGAGGATTCAAATATGGTGTTTCCTATACCACTCGACCTAAACGTGAAGGAGAAATAGATGGGGAAGATTATTACTTCTTAACTGACGAAGAATTCGCAGATATGGATGCAGATAATCAATGGTATGAATATGTTCAATTTAACGGTTGGATGTACGGTACAACAAACTCGCAATTCTTAGATAAATGTAATCTGTTTATCATGACTCCTGCAGGAATAGATTTTATCGATCCTGTAGAAAGAAAAAATTGTACGATAATTTATTTAGATATTCATCTTGAAGTTAGAAGAAGGCGATTAGAGGAGAGAGGAGATGTCAATGATAAAATTGAAAGAAGAATAGAGGCAGATGAAAAGGATTTTTCTAATTTTACCAATTTTGATATTATGGTAAATACTCCTAATTTTTAATCTTATAAAAAACAATAGATATGAAACTAAAATTAAAACAAAAATAAAATGGCAGACATAACGATGTGTACAGGAAAGGGATGTAATATGACAAATACTTGTTACAGATACAAAGCACCTGTAAATGAATACAGACAAGCATACTTTGTAAATGCTCCCCATAAAGATAAAGTAGATGAAGATAATAATACTATTTGTGATGAGTATTGGATGGTAGATAAACTTAGGGGATATAAAACAGGAATACCTGTTGAGGTGAAGGACACTTCTAAGGAGATAAACCAAAACAAAGATGAGTAAAGCTACTCCAGTAGCAAAAACTACTAAATAAACTAAAAATAGCTACTATAGTATAAACCAAAACAAAGATGAAGATAAGCATACATAAAATAGAATCACAACTCTATCTATTGCCATTTGTTAAAGTAACATATGATAAGGTACTTAACGGTAGCTACGAATTTGTAATAGGGTGGTTCAATATTGGGCTATCAATATCTTATAAACCAAAACAAAGATGATGAGTAGAGTAAAGCTAATAACACATACTCCAGATGCTGAGGAAACTATTGTAGAAATTGCAAGAGTAAGCTCCAAGAGAACAGATAAAAAATCAAAGCCGGAAGGACTTATTAATTATCTTATTAAGCACAAACATTGGTCACCATTTGAGCATGCTTCGATGACACTAGAGATTAATACTTCAAAAGCTATTGGTATTCAATTGATTAGACATAGAAGCTTTACGTTTCAAGAGTTTTCTCAAAGATATCAAGACGTAAATATTTTAGGAGAAATATTTGAACCAATAGAATTAAGAAAGCAAGCAGAAGATAATAGGCAATCTTCTACCGAAAGCTTTGATCCTAATATTAAAAAATATATTAACAAAGATATTAATGGGTTTTTGAATGTACCTGCATCTGATTTAATTAATACTCATTTAGAAAATACTAAAGCCCTATATTCAGATCTTCTTGAAGTAGGAGTAGCGAGAGAAGTAGCTAGAATGGTTTTACCTTTATGTACTAAGACAAAGATATACATGACGGGTACATTAAGAAGTTGGATACACTTTTTTGATTTAAGAGATGACGGACATGCTCAAAAAGAAATACAAGAAATAGCAAAAGAAGGCAAAGAGATATTCGCCAACCAATTTCCAATACTATCTAAAGCATTAAAATGGAAGATAATAAACGTGTAACAAACAAATCCCAGGTGAGTGAAAAACTTTGGTATCTCTATGTTGTGGAATGTTCCGATAATTCACTCTACACTGGTATCACTACTGACTTGAATAGAAGAATCACTGAACATAATTCATCAAACAAAGGTGCGAAATATACACGACCAAGAAGGCCCGTTACTTTAGTCTATTCAGAAATACACCCGAACCGTTCGGCCGCATCAAAATCTGAATATCGAACTAAGCAACTTTCAAAACAAAATAAACTTTTACTAATCCAAAACAAAGATGATGAGTAAACATATGAGTTTACAAAACCTTATAAAAGTAAACAGATTTGTTTACTAATGGTTAGTACTGATTAATAATACAAAACTTAAATAATTGGATTTACCAACAGATTACACAAAATTAGATTGGAGGAAAGGAGAAAAGGCTAAAGTTAGAGAGCAATATATTATAGAGCAAAACAATAAATGCTACTACTGTAACGAATCTTTAAGTGAAGAACCACCTAAAAGAATAACAGATAATAAAATTAACTTAGAATTATTCCCTCCAAATATGTTAGCACACCCTATACATTTACAACATAACCACGAAACAAATATGACAGAAGGAGCAGTACACGCTTATTGTAATTGTGTGCTATGGCAATATGAAGGACGATAGTATTAATGGTAACATAGAAATAAACCACACTAAGCCATATAGCTACTCCAGTAACAAAAGATAATCAGTAGTTAAAGAAATAGCTACTATAGTATTAATTAAACCAAAACAAAGATGAGTAATAATTTAAGATATTATTTAAAACGATTAGATATTTATAAGTATAAGAATATTATAAATTAATTAAGATGAGCAGATTAGATATTAACGAGTGGACTAAAATAACCGATAGGTTTACAGAATTGTGTAAGTTAGGAAAAAGTCGACCTGGTGAATGCTATTTTCAAGCATTGGAAGAAATTAAACCTGATTTACATTCTAAACTAGTAAATACAGAGTATGATAGTTCAACATCAGAGCATAATCTAATAACTTTATTACACTATTTAAATGACTCAAATGAAATCAAGAGCTAAGTTAGAAAAATTTATAAATTCTTTATTAAAAGATATAAAATCTAAAGTAGGACAAGATGCTGAATTTCCAAAGTATGGAAGTTTCTTTAATAAAAAGTCAGGCCGAGTAAAAGATATTAAATTAGACTGGGAATCATATGAAGAGGTTGACAAAGAAACGAATACTAATCATATTAACTTTGTATCTAATATAAAAGTTAGAGGTAAAGAATATAAAATAAGATTACATGGGCGACTCAACGAAAAAGAAATACATAATCTAGAAATAGATTTTGAACTATTAAATACAGAAGATTTAGATGGAAGATCTACGACTGGAACAGGTGATTCATTCCAAGTACTAGGTAAAATTTTTAGTGGAATAACTGAATTTATCAAAGATAATACAAAAATTCTATTATCGTTTCAATTCTCAGTAAAAGGAGTAAATAGAATAAGACTATTTAAATCCTTAGTCGAAACCATTACTTTACCGCAAATAAACTATACATATATCCTAGATAATCACCCAACCGAAGATGCTATTATTTTTAGATTTCGTAGAATATCAAACAATCAACCTAAAGATTCTGTAAGAATTAATGATATAGATATATTAATTAATCCAAACAGTAATGATGATATACCAGATACTATTTTAAAGGTTATATCAGTTCTTAAAGATAAACATAATATATTCACTAGTATAAAATGTGACCATCATCCATATATCTATTCTAAAAAATATACTATTTCAGGAATAAAAAAACTAAAGATAGAAGAAAGTGCTTTGTCTAGAATTAAGGAAATATTAGAATTAAATAAGGATTCAGAATCTCATGAAATGATAAAGTCAATACTTTCAAAAGAATTATCTCTAATTTGGAAAGAAGCTGATATAAAAACAGGATATAAAGAATATAATAAAGATAAGATATCTTTTAAGGACGCTTTAAAGTTTAATGAGGATTATCATTCTTTAAATCTACATCAAGAATGTGTAATAAATTCTGAATATTTAGATACTCCTATAAAAATTAGAGTAAAAACTAAAGATCTTATATCCATAACTTCGTCTCAAGAATATTTAGATCATTGGAATACTCAACTTGAAACTAATCTGCTATATAATAAATATTATGATATGTATAAAATCATTAGAAGATTTTGTAATTCTATATTTAAATATAAAATGTTTAAAAGTAATTTTTTTAGCAAAGATCAAATGCTATATCTAGAAAAATATTATTCGATCTTCGATAACACCATTGATAAGTCAGATAAAAAATTAAATAATATTGTTATGGATGCGTATAACAAATTTATAGAATTAAAAATATTTAAAACATATGGCAGAGAAAATTAAAATGTCCGGTCAAGGATATAGATTAGAATATAGAATGGGAACAAGATGGAATGAAAAAAGTATGGGATGGTATATTGATTGTAAATCTTGTGGAGAACAAACGAGAATAGGATCAGATGAAGTAGATGCAGCAACCTGTTCAAGCTGCGTAAACGCTCAAGTAAATTCGATATTCCCAACAACAACCTTTAAAATTGAAGATAATGAAGATGCATGACGGAATATCTATAAAGAACAAAAGAACTCTAACTTTAGATTTTGGAGATCATATTGTCAACGTAGTAAAACAAGGAAAAGTAGATAGAAAATTATATTATTCATGGAGTACAATGGGAGCAACTGAATGCGGTCCAGAATATTCTAGTGAATTATTAACAGAAAACGAAGTAATAACTAGATTAGAATTAATTACGGATTCTAACTTAGATTCTCTTTCTTCTGAAGAATATTTAGCTGTCTCTCTATTATTAGGAAAAGGCGCAAATGTTTCATTATCAAACCTTTAAAAATGCCTCAAATTAAATACTGATGTCTAAGCCTCTTACTCAAATAGATTACGATCATATCAATATGATATTAGAAGAATCGGCTAAGTATGGAGTAAAGCGAGAAGTTTGCGAAAGCGTATCTGAACTATTAAAAACGAATCCTGATATTGATATAATTGAAGCATATAACTCAGCCTTTAAATGGTGTCTTCCTGGTTCTTCCATCGAGTCCACAACTTAGATAATTTTCTAATCGACTTTCTTCCAGCTAAGTTAAATTTCTTTTCCCAAAACTTTAGAAATATCTTAGGAGAAGATACCATTTTACTAGATAGTTCAGGAATATTAATAACTTCACCGTCAGATATTTGATTGGCCATATCATTATAACTGTATTCCCAGTTATCTATCAATTGTCTTAGGACTACATCTTTAATTTCTTCAATTGAAGTTTCTTTCTTATCATGTTTCCTTACTCTTTTAATTACTCCATCTGGAACTTTAAATGATTTAATGTATTCGTTTGATTTCCAATCTTTTAGATCTGTTGCCTGTCTCCATGCTCTAGTTTTCTTTATAAGATTAATAAACTCTTCATCAGTTTTTGGAGATTTTGCTCTTATTTCTCCCCATGCTTCGGATGTTCTCGCATTTAATTCAAATGATAATTGCAAATATATTAAGAACATTAATCTATCCCAGTCGGCAACTGCTCCCATCTTATTCATTCTAGAAACATCTCCAGACATAGTATTAAAATCAGGAAGTGTACTTCCACTTTGAATTCTTTTATAGAATTCATATACATGAGTAAGTTCATGGAATAATACTGATTCTATTCTATACTTAAGGTGTGATTCCCATTCTTCTTCAAAGTTACTTAATACCTTATCAGCATCTATTGAGATCTCTAATGTTATCTTTCCTCCAACTAATAACGGAATTACTTCTCCACCTTCAAATGTAGCATCAACTATATCAATATCTATATTATCAAACTTAGCATATTCAATATCATGAGACTCTCCCTTTACAATACTAAAATTAAATTCAGGTTCAACTAAAGGAAATTCTTTAAGATACGGAACTTCTTCTATATTCCAGCCAAAATCAACAGCCAAGTTTTGAAGATCTTTTCCGGATATAGATACATCAATATCCAACATGGCGCTTTCTCCATGTTTTTTTACAAAGTCTGCAATTAATCCCTCTACTGTATGAGATAAAAAATCTACCCAGAATTCTATTCCAGACGGAACCCCTTGGGCCTCGTTAATTCTTGTCCATTTATAAAAATCAGTTAAATGCTTCATGCTTTAATTTGTTTTATATACTATAGTCAGCTTGTTTTAAAGCAAACTCAATATCATCTAAAGCTATAGTTGAAACGGGCTGTCCCTCTGCTATACTAAAATACATAGTATTACCTTTACTGTATATAGAATTAATATAAAAATCTAAATTAGTAAACTTATGTTCACTTACAGATATCCCCTGTTTAATTTTAGTATATACTTGAAACATTTCATGAATTGGAATACTTACTCCGTAACTTGTTTCTAAATTGAGCTTATCTTCAGATAAGCGTGCAGCTCCATCCAATACGAGGCCGCTTATTGGATCAATAGTAGGAGACTCTGCTCTTCTATATTGATAAAAATCTTCGAACCCTTTTCTTAATTGGATTTTAGTTTTTCTTATTTCTTCTTTTCTGATGTTAGGAATGTTTCTAGACATAATGTTTAATTATTTTATATTAAGTAATTCTTTTAATTTATAATATGCTTTTTCAAAGATTGAACTAAAGTTAGACTTGACTTCTTCTTGAGCTCTTTCAGATACTTGTTCTAAGTCTTCGTCCGATGGAGATTGATTATTTATATCTTCAGAATATTCAGCAAGTAGAGAATCTAATTCTTCCTGAAACTTTTGAACTGATGTAGATACATGTTTAGCAACAAGCATAGCAGAGTTTACTCCAAGATCAGCTCTAGCTATAAGTTCTTCATAGGTAGATCTAAGTTTCTTCTTATATTCAACACTAAGCTTTACTGTTAATGCATCTAATTGCTCTAAAATCTCGTCAACCGACATACTATATAGATTATTTTTTATTATTTATTAAAGAAAAATCCTCTATCCTAAAGTTTATTTTAAAGAATCTTCGTCTTTTATAATAAGTAGATAGGTTAAACATGTGTATAGATCTGCGAACCATACTGGCGCTTCATGTGGATAAAACATTCTCATTGATTGATCCAGCTTCTCCATTCTTTTAGTATAGGTTAAACTAGGATTTTGTTTACTTATTGACTCGAATAGTATTAGCATTTTCTTAAGATATGGATATCCCGTCGTAAGTTCTACATTAGTTCTACCGGTATGGCAGTCATGTCCATATGGATTAGTAGCCTTATTTACTGATTTTATATTATCTAATCCTTTTTTATAGTAGTCAAATATATTATCGTAGTCCTCGCTTATTTCAAATATATCTTTTCGTTTATATCCAGTTACTTCATATGCTAGGTTTCTCATTTTCTGTAACCACACTGTATCTAAAGTTGAGGTCATCCTTAATGTTTCTCCTATTCCATTTAATATTTCTATAGAGTCTATTGTGTTTAATCTGCATTGAGTTATAATAATAGGAAATAAAGTAATGATACCTCCATAGTTAAGACGACATCCTGTTCTTCCACGTAAAGAATCCTTTTGAGCTTTATAACATAGATCATAAGTAAGAGGAAGTAATGTAGTTTTAGAATCCTTGGCTTCATTCAATCGCGTAGCCAGTTCTCTGAACGCTTCCCCTATATTTACTCCACCTATTAGGAAATTCTCTAGCTTTACTTCCTCACACATATCCTTAGATCTAGTAGTTAGACCTGGTTTTTCTGGTATAGGTTCTAGGATAAATGCCAATTGCGCAGCTCTTGCTACTTCATATGCCTCAATCTTATTCATGATCTTTATTCAAAAATTTTTTTATGTCACTCCATTCCCACTGTACACCAAACTTCATTTTGGGACCTTTATGATTTTCCCAGAGACTTTTGTGAAAATCTTTATTGTAGGAAGAAGTTAATATCGCCTGTCTCCATCGTCTGTCATACATATCCCACTGCTTCATGTCTCCTCCGGTTCTTTCAATTTCTCTCTTTAGTCGGTTGTTGTAGTTTGTTTCAGCATCTAGATCAAGCCATATTAGTATATCAGCATCTTTAGCTATTTCTTTTGCGCCATACTCTTCTCCCCAAGCGCCTTCAATTATCCAACTGTCATGTTTAAGATGTTCACGTAAGGAATCAAAGTATTTTCCTTTGTCTTCCCAAGGTTTTAATTTGTCAAGATGCAGAATAGAGATATCGTAATCTTTAAGTATTCTATTTGCTAGCTTAGTTTTGCCGTTGCCCTTCTTTCCGAATATGTATATCTTCATCTAGTTTATTTATAGTCTATTGTTTACTACGGAGTAACTCCTTCTACGGCTATCGGGCAACGTAGTTCCTGGTGCCGCGGCCCTACTTAATAATATTAATAAAAAGAATAACTCTATATAAGATAAAAGAAATTATATTTAATATCCTATAGACATTACTTAACCTATAGCTATCAAATAAAATAACCTTATCTATATAAACATTATCTTATACCGAGTTACTATTTTTAGATCTAGGTACAGGAATAAAAAAGGATAAAGGAATAACCCTTATCCTTAAGCTATAGAATAAGCTTTCGCTATAGGCTAAAGAAATCCAAAGCTAACCCCAAGTATCCGGCTACCACGACCAGCGAGGTCTCAAGATATACAACAGGGGGACTACGGAGTCCCTGGCCTACGCTTACCCTCACGTTGGCCTCTGGGTACTATAAAGGTTTTCTAGTGTTGGGCGTCTTTCCCGAGCCGTCTAGAAAAATATTCGAGCGAGGGAGCCAACATGTGCTCGCCCTACCCGGTGCTCTAGCTCGCTCATGTCTTGACAAAAGAATACTATCCCCTTAATAAATAATACTATAGATTATCACAGGTGTGACTACGGAGTACCTGGTTAATCTCAAATAAAACTTATGATATGACTAAAAAGGAGGCAATAGAAGTTATAGGATGTTCCTGGAGTACCTTGAGACGCTATGTCGGTAGGGGACTGATAGGAACCACCACTCTACAGAATGGCCACAAGAACTATTGGGAAGACGATGTCTATGCCATGGTAGGTAAACGAATACCACAAGAACATTGGATAGCTATATACTGCCGGGTCAATGGTAAGTCTAAGGAGGCCGATGAAAAACTACTAGAACAGAAGAGAATTATCTATAGCTGGTGCGCTAAGCGAGGTATTACTATAGATAAAGTATACGAGGAGCGAGGTCCTTCTACGGAGTACTCACCGGAGCGTCGCCCTGTACTACATTCACTTATGCAAGATATATTTAGTAAGAAGGTAGATGCTGTTATAGTAGAGACTAAAGATAGAATAGCTAGAGTCGGCTGGGACATGTTCCAAGAGATGTTTAAGTACCACGGCGTAGAGCCAATAGTTATTAATAAGGTAATTGAAGATCCGTTCTATCAAGCTGAACAGGCGGATGATATAACTAAGATACTAGAACAGGCTAAGATAGACCGCCTAGGAGATATCAAGAAAGATTAATAGATCACGCCTAGGACACTCAATCTTCCATCATCAGTATATCTAGTATAGGATATAAAACATCATCGTCTAATAACAATAAATCACTATTTCCCGAATCACCCCGCGGAGCTAGTACATCTAGGGATCCAAAGTTCTCGGCGGGCACGGGAACCGAGCGAACAGGTATCCCATTGGATTTAAAGTGTCAATTTTTGATACTATACTAGTTGGCTCGGCCCGAGCGAGAAGTGGAAGTCTACCAGATCGCACTGTTGGCTCCTGGCTTGGAGCAAAAAAAAGGCCCAACCGAAGTTAGACCCTTTTCCCCCTAAAAATAAACAATTATTATAGACTCGCGTATTGTGCGAATTCTAAATCATATCCTTCAGTAGTACCTTTAGCAAATAATTCTCCTGCTCTGTACTTTAATTCGTGTTGATTATCCAATGGAAAACCTGCATTGTTAGAACCTAAGAAGGTCATTGAATTAACTACATCCCAAATGGTCATACCCGTTTTGATGAAAGCTTTCTGGCGATCAGCGAGTTTTGTAGGATCTTTTCCTTTTCTAGAAATTCTGGCTAAAGTATCTCCGTATGAATGGAAATAGTTTCTAGCTATAGAGTTCTGATATTGTTTCTTAATTGATGCGTCTCCTTCTTCTAGTTTATTTGTTGATAACCTAAAGGCGTTTTCAATTTCTTGTAGACTGGCTTTTGTTTGAGTAGCCTTATTGATAGCTGCTTCAAAGCCCGCTGGTTGAAACCCGTTCTTCTTCATTAAGTCTATCTTATTAAGAAATATCCTAACATCTTCTGCTCCGGTTCCTTGTAATCTAAATTTATCTTCGAATACAATAGCACTATTGTTTCCAATAGCTCCTTCACCTAAACTTACTCTTAATCCATTATCACATATGAGCCTTTGATTATAGGACTCTACTATGGTATCTTTATTAGTTTGAATAAGAGAGAAACCAAATTTAAAGAACTCGTCTTTACCAGCTTGAGCAAAGCCAACCTCATCGTTGTTAAGTAGGTTTATACTTGACGTTCCGTTATATGGATTGTAATCGACAGTTTCAAGAGATAATTTAGGATTATCATTTAATATTCTTTCAGTCACATCAAAGAGGGTATCGTTAGTAACTCTTTTATATCTATTAGGAGAACAAATATCTACAACCTCTTTAGTCTTAGTGTTTGCAATAAGCATTACATCTTTCGTTCTCTTAGACGCAGCATAATCTTTTAGACCATTGATAAGTAATGATGCGATCTTATGATCTCCTGATTTAAGCATCTCACGTGTAAGACTTGTGTTTAACTTAAGCATACTTCCTAATTTATAAAAGAACCTATCAGATACGCTGACCTGTTGGCCACTGACTATTATTCTTTGTTTAATTAGACTATTACTATCTACTGAAATAGCACCGATCGGAACTTGTCTGACTGCCTGTTCGGCTTGTCCTATCGTTTCTTTAATTTCTGCGAATTGATTTTCGCTAATTGTTTTTTTCATTTGTTTAAATTTAAAGGTTAATTAATTATACTTATATTTTCTTTTTAATTTCATTAGTTATTTCTAATGGGATATCTACGGAGTCATTTTCGTCTAAGTTAATTTCTGCTCCTCTAATAAATATGTCCTCAAACTTTTTACTTAGGTCTACTTGACGTACCGACTCAGCACTTTCAATCTCTTTAAGTTCGGCTGTCTCTTCAAATCTAGTTTCATCGAATACTATTTCGCCATCCTTTAAGTTAAAGTATAATCTTTTACCGATCGCGGATCCTCCTCTTCTATTCTTAGAAAACTCTACATATCTTAACCCAGCCTCATCAAATAATATCTCCATCATTGCAGTAGTAGCATGTTTTAGATAGGTCGACCCAACGTACTGTCCTCCTTTAGTCATATGCTGGATCGCAAGGATAGCACATCCACTCTTCTCAGCGGAGTCAATCATAACGTTAGTTAACCATGACGTAGCGAAGGTTGTCTTCCAATTATGAACTTCTTTCAATTTAACAAGAACATCTTGGTAGGAGTCAAGTAAAATGATATCATAGCCATCAGTAAAAGTTTGCATCAATACCTGATCGAGCTGTCCGGTCTTTACGTAATCCATTAGCAGGAGAGTTGGTACGTCAGCAATAGATGGAGTCTTCTTATAATAGAATAAGATATCGTTTCTAGTCATCTCACTAGATATATAAAGTATCTTAGCGTCTGGGTTTTCTTTCTTAATTGAAGCTAACATATCAAGTAATAAAGTAGATTTACCTACGCCTGATTCTCCAATAACTATATTAACCGTTCCGCCATATAGACCTCCACCTTCTTCGTGGTCAGACAATATATTATCAATTGCCTTGCCTGTCTTATGTAAAGAAAAGCTAGGAAATACCATATCTTTAATTGCAATAACTTCTGCCTTGATAGGTTTGACTACTACGGAGTCATCCTTAAACGTTTTAGCTATCTCACTGTGGCCCTCTTCTACTATCTTTTTCATAGTACTATTAAGACAACCATAGGAAATTTCAGGATGATCTATCTCAAACTTCCTGAAGACGTCAATTACTTTTGCATTGGTAGGTACTTTACCTTCCATTGTAGTGTTAAACCATTCTCTAACACGTTGTTCTTTTTTTGTTCCTTTCAATTGGATCATGTTTATTATTTTTAGGGATTAATAATTAATTGTAAATATAGAAATAATTTTTGACAAATAAAAATATTTTATGAATTATTTTCAGATAATTTTTTAAGAGCTGAGTGTTCCTCATTCGATAAACCTTTTACTCCTACTTCTTTTATTCTATCTAATAGATCATCTAAGTACCATACCTTCTTAGCTTCTCCTACTCCATGAAATTCTTCAAATGCTTTCTTCATTTCATTAAATGATATTTTATCAGTGATCCTGCCTACACAAAAATCAAACTTGACTGAGCTGTCATATAGTTTAAATATCATATAAGGTAGGATTGAATCAGTCTCTTTCATTAGTATATTAAAGACTTCTTCAATTTGTTCTGAGGTGTGATCTGTGTGAATCAGGGATAGTATACCTATAGGTAAAGGCATACCCATTTGCCCATCTAATTTACTATCACATATAGCGTGTATTGCGGCTATATCTACTTCTGATGCTTCTTGATCTCCAAATCTAATAATTACATAGGATTCTTTCATATTATTTGTTTTTAAGTGTTATTGTTATATTGTAAATATACTAAAAATGTTGGGAATAAAAAAATTTAGGGGAACTTTTTTTCAACTTTTCTACATCCCATCACGAGCGATTGTAAAGCCTAGACATATTTTTTCCCAGGGTATAAGTTGGCTCTATTCCCGAGCGAGAAAATCCTCGCTGTTAACATCTTTTCACATACTAGTTCGCTCTGGAGTATAGGCAAAAAAAGACCCAGATTTCTCCGGGCCTAATCAACAGCTATATAGACAGTACGCGCTACTGGGGATTTTCTTCTATTCTTTCTTTGTGGTATGTTATCATTCCTTTCTCTTCTTTTAATTTACCTTCATACCACTCTATACTTTCTCTAATACTTCTACGTTTCTTTCTAGTTTCTCCAGCTGAGGTACCTCTAACCGTATTTGCAAGAGGTCTAAGCGAACGTAGTTTAGTTTCAATAAACTTTATATTTTCCTTAGATTGTTGTAATAACTCTTCATCAGATATTTCTTCTAACATATGCTCGGGTAATCTAGTCTTCGGCTTAGCGATAGATTTTACTCTATTGATAGCAAAGGAACCTAGGTCCGCAAATAAAGAGTTTTTTAAAGTGTTTAACATATTGTAAATATAAGAAAAATATTTGACATAAAAAAATATTATGTTACTTTTTTGTTTTTAATTGTTGTCTTATTGTATTACGTTTTGATATAAGTCTAGAGGTTTCTTCATCATCATTCTTATATCTTTTTAACTTCTTATCAATAAGGTTTAATTCATTTAGTTTGGCTAGCTGTGTTTTGTTGGTACCATTCTTTCTTCTCGACATTTTTAAAACTGGTTCTAAATTAATATTATGTTCACGCTTCCCCGCGAGTATTAACCGCAGACATTACCATTCCAAGTCTAGCTGGTAACACTACTCCAGAGTTACATGAGTTACAGCATCTACCTCGATTAACAGGTTCTGCATTATTCCCGTGATCCCATATAACTTCTCCTTCTGAATCCTTAATCTTTTCTATTTCTTTTTCGCAAATTGAACACTTCATATTATTGATTTTTTATTAATTGTATCTCGTTGTATATTTGTTGTAATATTTCTAATTTACCTAAAGTAATATCTGCATACATAGTCTCTCCTACTTTTGCTACAGTAACTGATTGTCTGTATTCTTCTTCTAATAAGGTTATGTTATCCTCTATTAGTTTTTTAATTTCAGATATTTTATCTTTTTCCTTAGACATTGACTACGGAGTAGATATAATTAATGAATCTGTTACGTTGCTTACGTTATTAAAGTTAGGTGTTGTTCTAACTAAAGCAAGTAACTCTCCATTTTCATTGGTAATAAATGATACTCTTCCATTATTATAAGAAGCCTCCCAGGTACAATCCCAAGGTACTTCGTTATTCGGAGACATATCTAATATTTCCTCAGGAACATCGCAGGAATATAAATTATATTCAGTCTGTTCTGTTGTACCTGCGTTTGGTGTTGTGCATGCGGATATTAATAATATCCCTAATGCTAAGCTTAATATCTTTTTCATAGTTTGATTTTTAAGGGTTCATATAGTAAATATACTAAAAATTACTGACATAAAAAAATTATTTAGTACTTTTTTATTTTTGCAATGATAACTTCTTTTTCTCCGGCGCCATCTACTATTGTAACAATATTAGAAATCTTCACTCGTTCAAGGGCCGCCTTATATCCAAGCCTTGGATTTTTTATCTCTCCGATAGACAGAGCCGCGTTATACGCAGCCTTAAAGCTACTCGCCGCTCCACAGTTTTGCCGGATGGTCTCTCCCAAAGGGGAGTAGATATCAAGAGAACCTAGTATGAAATACATATCCTTCACTCTTGTTTACCTTTTATTTTATCTATAATATTTCTTACTACCGAACAGTTTTCATATTCCTCTATTGATACAAAATAATCCATCACCTTAGTAAGAGCCTTAATCTTATCAGCTGACGGTGTAGGATCATCTACCGCATACTCTTTATTATTATTAATAGATTCAAATACTAATGAATAAAATCCATGTATATCCTCTTTCTTTAATCGAGCTAATAACTTTAATAGTTTAATATCTGCAGGTAGCAGATGCTTTTTAAAATCTTCCTTCATATTCTTTTGTTTTACATTTATTTAAATATTCAGATATAATTGATTCATAGTTATCCTTATAGTATTTTTCATCTAAACATTTATGATACATTATACTTCTTTCATCACAATGATTTAAATTAAATACATAGTGGCCTAACTCATGGAATAGTATTACCCTTGTTGTATAGGGTCCACTACGGAGTTCATCTATATTTAACATTATAATACTATTATACTTATCTGAAACTCCAGCGTGACTACTGCTATTACCAATTATAATATTATCTATTCGTTTAAATCCTGCCATATATTGAATATCATTATCTTCCATCAACCCTTTCCATTCTTCTACGAGTGAGGTTAATTGTGGATCAACGAACGGTTCTTGCTCGAATTTAGCATATTGCTTTGCTAAAAACAAAGTAACTAATACTATAATGAATATGTATTTAATAGATCTCATGTGTAAATATAATAAATTTTTTTGACATTTAATAATTAATTAGACTTTTCTTCTTCAATAGATTTTTGTGCCTGTTTAAATATTAGGTCAGCAGCCTCTTCACCAAACATATCATTAACCATTCCTTCAAGAAAAGTTAAGCCGTCTTCTACTTTCCTAATATATAGTTTATCTACTTTCTTATCATTTACATTAGTTACTGCTCCTGAAATAATTAGGTCTGCTATATCTTTTATTACATCATAGTATATACTAGTACTGTGGTATAATCCTACTATTTCTGTTGGAGATAAATCCTGTATTTGAGCATCTTGAAAGAAGAAATCCTTTCCGATCTCATGGTCATCCTCACCATTAAATATAATTACGCTAGTTGGTCCCATTTTAAATATTGTTAGTTAATTTATAATTATCTTTCAAAGTCTGTCTAGCTTGATTTAGGATTTGACATACTCTAACTTGAGTTATTCCTACTCTTTCAGCTATTTCGATAGTAGGTACTTCATGTCCAGTTTCTATTCCATAGTATAATCTTATTATCGTTTGGTCTCTATCTTTTAAAGTAGATAATAATGAATTAACTTTTTCCCGAAAGAACTCTCGGTTGTGATCACCGTTTACTGATGGCTCTACTTGAGTAAGATAATCTGCTCTTGTAGTAGTTGATTCACTTGATACGAAATCATCCATTTTTACGGTACTTAGATTATCTACATCTTCTCCATTTTTAATTGAGAGATATCTTTGATATTCTTGATTAACAGGTAACCTAACTATTCTACCACATCGGTCAATTAATTCATTCATCATCTTAAGTATTCTGCTACTTGCAAAAGTAGCTAATCTTACATTCGAGTCTGGATCAAACCTATGAACTGATTCGTATAGTCCAATATTTCCCTGTTGAATAAGATCATCTACATCTATTCCTCTTCCCCTATTCTTATTAGCTATAGTTACAACAATCTTTAGATTATGTTGAACCAACTTGTTTAAAGCAGCTTTGCTACCTTTGTGCGCTTTTCGCGCAAGACTTAATTCCTCTTTTTTTGTTAGAGGATCTAAATTCTTAATAGATTTAAAGTATCTATCTAAACTTTCTGATTTTTGATAATACATGTGTTTGTTTTTAATTGTTATTATTATGTTCTTTATTATAAATATCTAGCTTTTCGGTAAAAGCCTCTCCATTATTCCATTATAATCTAATTCATACGTTTTATAATGGTGATGCTCTCCGTATCTAGTTAATTCCTTTTTTAGTTTGTCAATAGCTTTAATTAACTCTGGTCCAAACTTTTTCTTTTCAATTTTTTTAGGGTTCATGCTTTATTATATTAAATTAATAATTAGTTACTACGGAGTTGATGTGGTATCTGCCTCTTCATTGGCTTCATTCCAACCTTCTACCATATAATCAATAGTTTGCTTAGTTGATTTAGCGCCTTCCTTAACTATATTATAAGGTTCTCCTTTTTCTTTTGAATCGTAATATCCTCCAATAGCACCTATTAGTATAACCAAGAGAATAATAGAAATAATGTCTTTAAGTATTTTCATCTTTTATTATTTTTAGATTGACGGTACAAGGTTTCCGCTTTGCCTAAGTTACCGTTTGCCGTAATGATGGCTCCTAATTCTACAGAAAAATTCTTCTTAAAGAAACTAATTGTTTTAGAATCTGTAGGATGTAGTATATAAGGAATGCATCCATATAACGAGGTTAATCTATCGGATATTCCCATTCGTTTAAGCTTTTTGCGTACTCTATCAGTAGCGCCAATTTTAATTAATGTATCTATTTCAGTTGCTTTCATATGTTATTAAATTTTTTAGCTTCGTTAATCAATTCCTTTGCGTTAGATTTAACTAACTTAATATCATACTGAAGCTCGTGAAAATGTGATTTGAAATAATTAACCACATCTCGAATAGTCATCTGTCCAGACTCTGCAATACGTTCTCTAATTTGAGATTCCGTAAATTTTACTATCATAATTTCTGCCATGTTAAATTGTTTTAAGTTATTATAGTACAAATATAGAAATAATAATTGGGATAAAAAAATCCTGGCGAACTTTTTTTAACAAAAGATTACTAATCCTTTATCTGATGCTATCTTCAGCGCGCTCATCCATTCATTATACTTATCAATATAGTATATAGAATCCTCACTATCATCGCAGTTCTCCTTAACATATTTCTTAAAGATAGTTTTATACTCTTTAAAGTCTCTGTATAATTCAGCCGCTACGGAGTAACATATAGTTCCTTCACAATCTGAAAAATCTATTAAAGCTCCAAATGCTTCGCTCCCCCAGTATCTACCTGATGACCAGAAGTCGTCTGCACTTATACCATGTATTGCTTTACATAATATATCTCTAAATTGATTATATCCACGATAGCTACCTGCTCTAAAACTACCTTCAACGGATTCTGCAGTAAGATATACTTTTCCCATACCGTTTGTTAGTGGAAAAGAGTGGCATCTTTCCTTAAAATCGTCGCCAACTCCGAACGTAAATTCTTCAAACAGCTCGCTGCCTAAACCTAATAGTTCGTCCGATGTTTTGACTTTACTTATATACATAATATCTAGTCCCATTATTCTGGAAGGTATATAGGTTCAACGGCAGACACAGATCTCCATGAGTTCTTCTTTAAATCGAAGTATGGAACTTGTTTTGAAGATGATTTTCCTGTACCTTTAGGATGGTCATCTAGAGGAACTAACTCCATGTTAGTGGTCCCCAAGGCAATCCTTAGGTTCCCGTCCTTCTTCCTAAATGCGAATTGAATTGTTCCTTTAGTAAGTCTTTCCCGTAATGCTGAGGGTGAAATAGGTTCTAATACCATAATATTTGTTTTTAATTGTTAGTTAATTATTATAGAGTAAATATACTAAAAATTACTGACATAAAAAAATTATTTCACACTTTTTTTGAAAATAGTTTCGAGCCAACAAGCAACTCGCATGCCAAATTTGGCACAAGTTAGAGTTCGCTCAGAAGCCGAGCGAACATTACATTATCCGCCGAGGATTAACCTAAATCCAAGTTCGCCCCAGGAATCGAGCATAAAAAAAGGGAAACCGAAGTTCCCCTTTTAAAATTAGACTTAGACTAGAGTTACGCCTTTGGTGTTGTTAAAACGTTTTTCATATTACTAGTTTGAAAATCTTTGATTACTTTAAAGTTTTTCTTTCTGTTACGTGTCGTATTGTACGCGACATTAAGAATCCTTTCGTTAGTTGATTTTCCTTCAATTACTGACTTAACAGTAGTTGAACTCATTCCAACCTTCTTTGCAATCTTAGACATATCTCCGTGTCTAAGTCTTGAGTTTACCACAACAAGTTTCTGAACTGGTTGTAATTTGGTGTAAGTTGTTTTTGACATATATTATAAGTATTTAATTTATATTTTTATACCTTATAATTACAAATGGTTTTAGCGAAACAGGCTAAAAACGCATTTATCTAATAAAAATAATGAACCTATTGCTAATACACTTGCTATTAAAATAGATCCAAAGAAAGATAAGGATATTACAAATACAAAGTTTATACATACTAGAAGTACAAATAGTTTAAATACAATTAATGCTAATTTTTTCATTGTTTAATTTTTAAGTTATTATTCATTTAATGCTACAAATTCTCTTGCTAATTCTAATAGCGTCTTAGCAGACTCTATTTCAGAGTCGCTGGTATCAGTACAACGCTCTAGTTCATCTACCCTTGTGTTTCGAAGGTCTCCACTATTCATGCAATCGCTGAAGTCAGTGGCTGTATTTTCAATTCTACAATAGCTCATATTTCCCATGTTGATTTAATTTAAAGGTTATTAATTAATTATAATACAAATATAGAAATAATATTTGACATAAAAAAACTTTTACGCATTTATTTTATAATAAATTCAGAGCGAACCCGGCGCGGTAACCGGAAATGCTTGTTGGCTCTAGAAATAAGACATAAAAAAACCCTACAAAAGTAGGGTTAAAAAGAAAAGAGAGTCCATCGAACTGAGTACATTGTTTTCGTCGGTCTTCCAGTACTGCTTAGTATCAGGACTCTCTAATCTATTTTTATCTTCTATACGTAATTAATAGTTCTTTAGCTACCTGTAGTGTAATCTCATTCTCACTATATAGTCTCCATATTAGTCTTGCCATTTTTATTTAATTTTATTTCTTTTTATATTTGTTTTACAAAAGGACCAAACTTTAGGTAATTACTCCCAAGTCGGTCCTTTGCACCGTAACCCAAGTGATATCCCATGGTTACAGAGCTCTTAATATCTTATTCTAATACATCTAATACTTTTTTTGGTTGATATCCTTGGTTACTTTTTACAACCCAGTCTCCATCTTTATTATACAGATATGCGTATTCTTCCCAATCATATGCTTCTTCCCAATAAGTATCCGCATCTGTATGAACAGTAGGTACTTCTCTTTTTTCTCCTCTTGACTTACCATACTTTTCATAATAAGCTTCATCTACTGTTGACCTACTTCCTTCATTTAAAAATTCCTCTACTTCATCAGATGAGGTAAATTCTTGATTTAATAAGTCATTACCGACTCCGCTTGGATAACCATCCCAGTGACAGTACACTGATTTTACGGTTCCATCGTTTAATTCTACTGCAATTCTTGATCTCGTTGACATAATTTATTTGTTTTAAAAGGTTATTGTTATTAATTATAATACAAATATAGACAAAATTATTGGGATAAAAAAACTTTTATTCATTTATTTTCCTCTGTAATTTTAATATAACCATCACCAGAATAACCATATCCTGCCCATTTATTTCTTTGTTCCTCAGTTAACATTTGTGCCAATGAATCAATATCGTCAATTGACATACTATCTATTTCTTTTGCTGTATACATATTAAATTGTTTTAAGTTATTATAGTACAAATATAGAAATAATTCTTGACATAAAAAAATTATTTCACACTTAATTTAATCATAATTCAACAGGGCAATACTCGTTTGCTAGTTCTATAACTTCATCCATATCTAATATCATATCTGCTTCATCTTCGCAAAATCCCCAGATTCCGTTATTTCTTATTTGATAATAAGTAATACTACTTAATTCTACTTTATTAATTAGAGCGCCATAATCCGCTAGGTTAGATAACGCTTGTTCTAAAAGAGTTTCTGTCGTTGGAATGTTGCTGCCATTTAATTTTTCCATGTTTATTATTTTAAGTTATTA